ACCGTCTCGACGGGAGGCTCAGGGGTGGGCGTGACAGCCTCAACCGTCTCGACGGGAGGCTCAGGGGTGGGCGTGACAGCCTCAACCGTCTCGACGGGAGGCTCAGGGGTGGGCGTGACAGCCTCAACCGTCTCGACGGGAGGCTCAGGGGTGGGAGCAGCCTCAACCGTCTCGACGGGAGGCTCAGGGGTGGGCGTGACAGCCTCAACCGTCTCGACGGGAGGCTCAGGGGTGGGCGTGACAGCCCTGCTCTTCTTAGGAGCAGGGGAGGGTTTAACCATGCGCCGAAGCGCGAGAACAATACGTGCGACGTTCTTCATAAGAACTCCGTGCCCTGGTGGCCAAGTGAAACAAACAAAGCCACACCAGGTGACTGGCTTTGCTGTTGTATTACATACTCTTATACCACTATTGAGTGGTGTGTTTCGGAGGCTAAAAAAGGATGGGAGGAGCGAGCTAAAGAAACGCCCCCGCGTTTCTTTTAGACCTTGGACTACGTCTTGCGACGTAGTCCAGTCATTTGATTGTTCGTGACCTGAAGCTTAGGCCGCGTTGTCCATTTCATCGAGCTTGCGCTCGATGTTTTCAGCCAACTTGTCTGCCCTTTTCTCCAGCTTCGAAGCAAGCGTTGCATAGTCAACCTGCGTCGCCACGGCGACGAGTACAACGGCCCCGCCGACCGCCGCAGCGGTCTTTGGGTTTTTCTTGGCCGCTTTCACGGTCGCCTTGACTACGGCCTTACCAAGTTTCTTGAAACCAGGATTTCCAACGATGAATCCAGCCATGACGGCTCCTTTAATCCCTTGTTAGTGTATCAGTCATGCAGAGGGATAAGCCGCATAACCTATGTTCTCCAGTACACTTTCTTATAACAGAAACAGGTGCTCATTTTCTGAACATCTGGGCCCGCCATAAGGAAGTGCAGTTCACTGCGAATTGTCACACCATTGTGATAATCTGCAGTGAACTATATCTTTCATTACATCTTCTTATAACAGAAACAGGTGTCCATTTTTTGACTCTCAGATGGGGTGGCGATTTCCTCCAACCAGGCGTATACTCCCAACGATTAGAACAGGCGGTGAGAGCATGGCTGAGAAAGAACCGAGACTGTACGAATTGATGTCTAGAGCCGAAGACCGGCGTGACGTGATACGCGAACACGTGATGGAGGGCATCCAGCGGTCTTTCAAGATCGACAGTGACAAGTACATCATGGAGGTAGAGAAGTTCGACCCATCTCCAGCGCTGTACTCTCCGACTGAGCAGAAGCAAGCACTGCTTGAAGGACGAACACTGACCGAGGCCTTGAAAGGCACAGTCGTGCTCAAGGACAAGGCGACGGGTAAAGTTATTGATAGGTCTACCCGAACCCTGGTACATATCCCCTATCTGACCGAGAGGCATACGTTCGTGGTTGGTGGAAACGACTATTCTATCTCCAATCAGGTTCGTATTAAGCCAGGTGTCTACACACGACAGCGGGACAACGGCCAGCTTGAGGCGGCGTTCAACCTGGCAAAGGGCAAGAACTTCCGTCTGTCAATGGACCCGGAGAAAGGCGTGTTCTTCATGGAATACGCAACGACGCGTATCCCATTGTTCCCGGTCTTACTTGCATTGGGACTTCCAGAGACCAAAGTTGTGCAGTTCTGGGGACGTGAGGTCACGCAGATCAACAAGCAGCATAGTATGGGCGCAGAAGACCGCGCGCTAGCAGCACTGTATAAGCAGCTTGCGCCGCCGTACTCTAAGGTCGCTAATCCGACGAGGGAATACATGGTCGAAGCTATTCGATCCACGTACGACGCGACTGTGCTCGACCCTCAGGTTACGCAAATCACGCTCGGCATCAGCATGGCCAGCGTAAATCCTCTCGGGTTGCTTCGTGCAAGCCAGAAATTGTTACACGTGTTCAATGGGAAAGAAGAACAGGACGACCGAGATTCCACAGCGTTTAAGACACTGCACACTGCTGAGACGTTTATGCAGGAGCGCATCGAGAAGGATGCGATGCGCGACCTGAAGCGCAAGGTCGGCACGAAGCTCAAAAGAGCAGGTGATGCACCAAAAATATCTGGCATACTGCCGAACTCTCCGTTCACAAAGTCGATTACTTCATTCATCACCACGAGCGCGCTGGCTGCTACGCCAATGCAGATTAACCCCATGGAGATTATCGACAGTTCCGTGAAAGTAACGTCGCTTGGTGAAGGCGGAATTTCTTCGATGCTAGCTGTTCCAGACGAAGCGCGCGATGTGCATCACTCGCACCTGGGAGTGTTGGACCCGATCCGTACGCCGGAGTCTGGGAAAGCCGGTGTCGATATCCGCACAGCGATGCACACAGTGCGCGACAGCTCAGGCAATATGTATGCGCCAATGAAGAATATGAAGACCAACAAAGTGGAGTTCAAGCGCGCCGACGAATTGTCATCGAAAGTGATTGCCTTTCCTCAGCAAGACATGTCGGGGAGAAGAAAAATCAGCGCCATGAAAGACGGAAAAGTCCAGAGCGTAAGTGTGACCGAAGTTGACTACGTTATTCCGTCGGCAGCTTCGATGTACTCTCCTACGACGAACCTCGTGCCTTTTTTGAACTCTGCGCAGGGCAACCGAAACATCATGGGCGCAAAGTTTCAGACGCAAGCTTTGCCGCTCAAAGAACGAGAGCAGCCGTTCGTCCAGGTCAAGAGCTGGTCTGGGGACAGGTCTGTGGAGAACATCTTTGGGAACATGACCGTGCCGGTGTCCCCGATTGACGGCACTGTTGAGCGCGTCGATGACGACTACGTGTACATCAGACCCTATGCGTTGAAGAAGGCCGCACCTGAGCTGCGCTACAGCATGGCGCCAGACCGTAAACCTGGAGACACAAAGAACACACTAAAAAGGTACGACGTACACTCTGGCGGTATCAACGTGGCGTACGCATCTGTTGAGCCCAAAGACGACGGCTCTGTTTTTATTTCTGGCGTGTGGGTGAAGCCGGAGTACCGCAGGCAGGGTATTGCCAGAGATTTGATGCAGCGCATCGAGAAAGACTACAAAGGAAGGAGTATTACACTGACGGCGCGGCCCTACAAAGATGGAAGCACAGATGTGAATACGCTTGTGCAGATGTATAAAGATATGGGCTACCGCCCAAGTGACCCGTCGAACCCTGCGAAGATGCACAAGTACGCATCAAAAGAAGACAAAGACGGCCTGGTCAGAGTTCCAAAATCCAACTACTTCCCGCTGATGTCTAAGACGTACATGCACGATGACATCAAAGTGAAAGCCGGAGACAAAGTCACAAAAGGCCAGGTCTTAGGAGACAACAACTTCACCGTCGATGGCTCTCTTGCTCTGGGTAAGAACTTGCTCGTCGCCTATATGCCCTACTACGGCTACAACTCCAACGACGCTGTTGTCATCTCAGAATCCGCGGCGAAGAAACTCACATCTTTGCACATGTACAAGGAGTCTATAGGGCTTGACGCCTCCACCAGCGTCGACAAGAAGAAGCATCAAATTCATTTTGGCGTGCGGTATTCCAGAGCACAGTACGAGGCGCTGGATGAAAGAGGAGTCATTAGAAAAGGGGCCACGGTAAACCACGGGGACTTGCTGATTGCCGGGCTGCAAAAAACCGCGCCCACAGCAAAGGCCCAAATGTTAGGCAATCTGCACAAGTCCCTCATCAAACCTTTCCGCGACTCAGGTGTTACCTGGGACCACGACTATCCAGGAACCGTGCAGGACGTAGCCGTGACGCCATCGATGGTGATGGTGACTATCCGCACCGAAGAGCCTATCCAAGTTGGAGACAAGATAGCAGGACGAGCCGGCAACAAAGGCGTTGTATCAAAGATCATCCCTGACGACCAGATGGTCAAGGACGAGAAGGGCAGGCCTATCGACGTGTTGATGACGTCAGCCGGCATCATCTCGCGCATCAATCCTTCCCAAATCCTGGAGACCTCGCTCGGCAAGGTCGTTGAGAAGACCGGAAAGCCTATTCAAATTGATCAATTCAAGGATCAGGATAACGTCGAGTGGGTCAAGGGCTTGTTGAAGCAGCACGGCATCAAGGACAAAGAGACTGTGTACGACCCCATCAGTGGGAAGCACATTCCAAACATCCACGTCGGACGCCAATTCACTCTGAAGATGTTTAAGTCTACCGACACAAACTATGCTGCACGCGGCGTTGGACCGGGCTACGACGCGAATCTGCAGCCAAGTAAAGGAGGAGAGGAAGGTGCTAAGTCCATAGCCAAGATGGAGTTCAATGCACTAATTGCACATAACGCGCGCAACATATTGCAAGAAACTGCGGCAGTGAAAGGCCAACGAAACGACGAATACTGGCGCAGAGTTCAGCTAGGTCTTCCGGTGCAGACACCCACTGATAATTTCGCATTCGACAAGTTCACGCACACCCTTCGGGGTGCAGGTGTCAACGTCAAGAAGGAGGGCACGATGATGACGTTAGCTCCCCTGACGGACAAAGATATTGACGCGCTGGCGTCGAAGTCTATCAAGAACGCATTGCTTGTTAAGCCTCAGACAGTCAAAGGCATCCCTCAAATAGCTCCAGAAAAAGATGGCCTATTTGATCCGGTAAGCACAGGCGGGCTGGAGGGCACGAAATACTCCAAGATCGAGCTGTTTGAGCCTATCGTAAACCCCATGTTTGAAGACCCGGCCAGGTACTTGCTAGGTATGTCAGGCAAGGAATTCACTAAGCTGCGAAATGAGAAAGGCGCGGCTGAGATACGCGATCGGCTGAACGCCATAGACCTTGTTGCGTACGAGCGAGAGTTATCACAGCAAATAAACAAGCTATCAGGCACGCCACTCAACACAGCTGTGAAGCAACTGAAGTACGCCAAGGCTCTGCGAAAACAAGGACTTAGAGCTGGAGATGCTTACGTTCTCAGCAAGATACCCGTGACGCCTCCTGTAGTGCGTCCTATCGTTCCCAATGCCGACGGGACTACGCTAGTGGCCGACGCCAACTACCTGTACCGTGACTTGATGCTGGCCGATGAATCTATGCGAGCTATTCCGGAGGAGCTTAGATTCCCAGAAGAAATGGCTAAGCAAAGACAACACATGCATGACGCAGTAGGTGCGCTGTTTGGTACTCGAGACGCCGTTAGTCCGCAAAATCAAGGTCGCGGGGTGAAAGGACACCTGACCCAGATTACGGGTACCGGAAGTCCGAAAGGAGGCTACTTTCAATCCAAGCTAATGCGACGTCGTCAAGACCTGTCTGGGCGAGGAACAATCGCTCCCGACCACACACTTGCTCTCGACCAGGTAGGCATGCCAGAAGACATGGCCTGGAAGATGTATGAGCCATTCATTGTCAAAGGCATGGTCCGAAATGGCTACAGCGCAGTAGAGGCGCGACAGCAAGTCAAGAACAGAACTATGGCTGCCAAGCGTGTGCTAGACATAGAGATCCAGCAACGCCCTGCAATTCTCAACCGGGCTCCGACGCTGCACCGATTCAACATGGTAGCAGCGTATCCATCTCTGGTGCCTGGCAAGACAATCCGGCTAAACCCATTCGCTGAAGCTGGTATGAACGCAGACTATGACGGTGATGCCATGCAAATACATGTGCCGGTGGGCGACGCCGCGGTCAAAGAAGCTCAGGGTATGACGTTGTCTAATCTAATCTTTGGAGACACGTCCAAAGACAAGTTGATGGTGTTCCCTGCCCACGAGGCCCTCATCGGTGCATATATGGCCACCTCTGGACAAGCAACAGGTCCTGTGCGTAAATTTAAGACGAAAGATGAAGCAATGGCCGCGTACAAACGCGGGGAACTACAACTAACAACTCCGGTAGAAATAGGGTAATCGCATGGCTATTCAAAGTGTTGATGACTTGATCAGTGCTATCAAGCAGCAGGAAGACACCATCAAGATGGTTGGAGAGATGAGCAAGGTAGACCCCGTGTTGTGGGGGCCTCCAACCTCGTTGGAGGGTGGGGACGCGGCAGGACGCATGGGCATCAACATGGGGGAACCCTCCGTAAAGGCAGCTGCTATGCGAAACCTGCTGATAGCGTACAACCAGGCCGAGAAAGAGGCAGCGGTTGGTGTAGCTGCTGCCGCGGCCGCGCGTGGTGCACTGGCTGCCGGAGGCAGGTTGCTGTCTAAAGTAGCGCCTAAAGCAATGCAGCGTGTGGGTAACGCTACCGGTAGTGCAAAGAAGGTGCTGGACGCGCCTGGCGTTAAACCTGTGGGACGCGCGCTAGGTCACACGGCTGACGTGGCCGGTGCTGGAACTACAGCACACCAGATAGGCAATCTAAACAAGACACGATTCCAGCGCGGCATTGGCGTAGGGTAACTAAATGACAGAAACATTCGGCCAAATGCTGCTCAACGACGCTCTTCCGGGGGACATGCGCTTAACAGGTCCTGTCACCAAGAAGGCGCTATCCGAGGCACTGTCTGCGTACGCTAAGAAAGACCCACAAGGATATGCGCGTGCGATACAGGATGTTAAAAAAGTCGGAGATGATATTTCAACTCTGGAGGGCATCAGTGTAGGACTGGACGACATCGCGCCGGATTACGCCAGGCGTGATCCAATCCTGAAAAGCGCGCTGTCGCAGATGAAAAAAGCAACGACGGATGCCGACAAGAGAAAGATTCTGCTGGAGACCCAGGACAAGGTTTTGGCAACCGTGCCGCACCATAAGTCTGACATGACCCTGATGGCACGCTCTGGTGGGCGCGGTTCAATGGCGCAGCTGATGAAAACAGTGGCGTCTCCGGTTGTAGCGTCGTCAACCGACGGCCAGGAGGTGCCGTGGTTGATTACCAAGTCTTACTCCCAGGGGCTAAGCGCAGCCGACGCGTGGGTAACTGGTGCCGAGTCTCGTCGCAACGCTATCGCTTCGACGGGCAGCGTTGTTGAGCCCGGTGCTGTGGCCAAAGTCGTCGTGTCAAACATGGAAAATTTGGTCATCACCATCCCAGACTGCAAAACCAGAGGCGGAATCATGCTGCCCATTGGTGCCCAGGCTGTGGACCGGTATCTAGCTAGAGCTGAAGCATCTCACATGGCTGGCGACCTGATAACGCCACACGTGTTGTCGGATCTTAAAAAATCGAAACTGTACCGCATTATGGTCCGAAGCCCAGCAACATGCGAAGCAGACGACGGCATATGTCAGAAATGCATGGGACTAAACGAGTGGGGCAATCCATATCCCATAGGGTCAAACGTAGGCGTCAGGTCTGCGCAGGCGTTGACCGAGCCGCTCACGCAGTTCGCTCTAAACGCAAAGCACGGCGTACGCATGGCCGGTGGCAAGAGCCGTGCTCTGAGCGGCCTAGATGGTTTTAGAACGCTGACCGAGGTTCCAAAGTCATTTATGGACAAGGCCTCCATTTCGGAAATGGATGGCACGGTATCTAGCGTGACAAAAGCACCGCAAGGCGGGTGGAACATCAAAGTAGACGCAAAGAACTACTACGTTCCGCCAGGCCTGCAACCAATCGTGAAGGTCAACGACCGAGTTGAGGCGGGGGATGCACTGTCTGATGGCACCCCAATGCCCAATGATGTGGTCAGATTGAAGGGTGTCGGCGCCGGACGACAGTACATGGCCGACTCAATATCAGATCTGTACGGTCGCCAGGGCGTGGATCTGGACAGACGTCACGCAGAACTGCTGGCGCGCAGCTCGATGAACTATGTACGTGTGGACAAGGACCCAACAAACACGTTCATCCGCGGCGACGTGGTGGCTTTCAAAGACATGCAGAAAGCGTTTGGCAAGCATACAGAGCGCGTGCCGGTGTCCAAAGCTAAGAACATGATTCTCGGTGCGCCGGCGATGCATTACTCCGTGGGCACGCGCGTCACATCCAGAGTTATAGAAGACCTGGAAAAAGCAGGAATCAAAGATATTGAGGTGTCCACAAAGTCGCCAGAGTTCGAACCCATTATGAAGTCCATCATCCAAACGCCGCTATTGAGTGACGATTGGATGTCTCGATTGTCGCATCGGTATCTTCGAAAGACACTTGTAGATGGAGCCGGCTTTGGACACACGACAAATGTGGCGTCTACCAGTCCTGTGCCGGCGTTTGCTATGGGTACGCCATTCGGTACAGGACAAGACGGCAAGTATGCCAGTGCGCAAGATGAGTACGAGTCAGCGCTGGAAAAGCTGGCGTCCGCTGGCAAGTTAATACCTATGGCTAAGAAATTTCTGTTTGGCGCACCCGGCGCGTTAGACAGCGCTCCTCTAAAACACATCTCAACTAAGGGCTGGACCCAGGGCGGCATCGACCAATCAGCACACCTTGCTCGCCGTATGGGCAAGGGTATGGGAGGCGTGGACTGGGAATCGGCTGGTGTGACGCGGGGAGGCGTTGTCACAGATGAGGGCGCCAACGCACTGAAAAGCATTCAAGGCATGCGGAAGCCCGGTTTGTGGGACAGGATGAGCAACTCCTTGCAGGGTGTCCCTACGCCGGACCACAAGTACGATGCTGCAGCTTTGGATGCGCACATACCAGGGCTGTCTCAGCACATCACACCAGAGAAGTTCAAGGCGTGGAACGACAAGAACACTACAGGGTATCGAATTGGAAAAGGTGTATTCCAGGATATGTCCATCGGACAGTCGCCTCTGCAGGTCCTGAAGCAGCGTTATCAGCATGGTGGCGTTATAGGCAAGGGAGGTCTTTTGACTGGAGACTTTGCGGTAGATCCAGATACAGCCCGCGCGTGGCGTGAGTTCAACAAAACGAAAGTCGTAGAGCGTAACGGCAAGAAATACAGGGTGCATGCTAACACCACAGGTGAGAGGTACATGGGACTAGGCGCTGCGGTCGGCAGTGAGGCTCTGCAGAAGTCTTTCACCATCGGATTGCCTGCGGCATCGGTGTACACCGCTGCGACAACACCTGCTGGCGAGGGCGAGTCCCGTCTTGGAAACGTCGGATCTGCCATTGGTGAGACAGCTGGCTGGGGCCTCGGGAGTCCCGCGGGCTTCCTTGGCGGCTGGGCTATTGCCACTCCTGTCATAGGTGCTGGCAGGGCGATCGGAGAAAAGCTAGACCCAGACTACGTGCCGGCCAGTCCAGCTCCAGTTGGTGCGCGCTTACACAACGCGGCTAACTCCAGCTTGGACAATTACAAGTACATGCAATATTATAGCAATGCGGCGCGCGCAGCCGAAGCGGCAAAGCACAGATACTATCAGCAGCAACAGCAACAACAGTCAGGCTACGGCCGCCCGCCAACGCAGCACTACGGCTAGACCAATTATAGCTTGACCAAACAACAGTTGCACATAAACTACGGTGCATGTACAAAAGGTGTGTGACACCAAAACAGGAGAAGGAAGAATGTCAAACGTTACCCGACAAGCATACGCACGCGGTGTGGGTGAATACCTGCAACAAGCCGGCATTACCAACATCCCAACAGCAGGCTTGCTTAAAGAAGCGTGTGCCTATGCTGCGGGGACTCTGCAATCCGAGCCGGCATCACAGGCTGTGCCGCATGACGAGTGCATCAAGATCGCAGCCGCCATTCAAGACTATGACCAGCGATTGCGCGCTACTGGCAAGTTTGCGTCAAACGCTCGTGGTGCTTCCATCTCGGGTTCTATCTCAGATGCGTACGGTGACTTGGTGCACCTCACCTACAAACTTGCCATGGAATCTGCTGGCGGAGGCCTCGTGCAGGGCACCGGCGGGTCTGTAACACCAAATACGTTGAGTGCCAGCCCGGATGCTGCCGCTGTACTTGATGCGCATCGCCCAGAAGGCTACGCAGTGGTCGGACAGGGAAATGCTAACTTCAAAGAGCCACAAGCTGCGCGCATTGGAACCGAACAGCCACACCCACTTGCTCCAACAGGCGTAGGTGGTGCGGCAACTAACTCGGTGGTCGAGGCTTCCAAGTCCGCTGCTTTCAACAGGTTGTTGAACAAACTTGCTGAGAACCCTGTCATCACAGGCGCTGGCGAGACGCCTCCTAACACAGTAGCAGGAAGCCAGGATGCTGCCGCTGTACTTGATGCGCATCGCCCAGAAGGCTACGCAGTGGTCGGACAGGGGAATGCCAATATCAAAGAGCCGCAGGCGTCCCGAATTGGCACAGAGCAGCCACACCCACTTGCCCCGACAGGTGTTGGCGGTGCCAGCTCTAACTCTATAGTTGAAGCAACGAAGAGCGCCTCCGCTCGATGGAATGACCGGTTTAATCAGACCGCGGAGGATGTCGGGCCCTATCTCCCTGAAACCATGCCGATGGATCAGAAGGTAGCTGCCGTCAAGCATTGCATGTCGCTCGAGCCTCACGAGCTTGGAAACTTCCTGCAGAAAGTGGCTCACGCTTATGCGCCTCCACAACAGTCGGTAAGTTCCGTGCTCGGCAACCTGTCCAACCTTCACAGGCGATAAGCTATGTCTATCGGTGGCCCAGCATCCGGAGACGTCACTCCGCAGGAAGCGGCCATCATAGGCGACTTGCTGCGTCAAGACCCGTCTTTGTCTAGCATTCCCTTAGAGTTCCTGGTTGAGTCCATCCGCTATGGAACTCCAAGGGCCATGCCTGCACTGCGGTCTCCAGACCCGGTGGCGTCGGTCGACGCTACCCCTGTAACACAATCTCAGCGCCTGCTGCGCATTATCCGAGAGCTCAATCGAGCAGTGGCGATGTCACAACTCCCGGTAACTCTTGGCGCACAAGTGTTTATTGAGGACCAGGCAAAGAGAGATGACCTACTCGCAATTATGGATATCCTACAGCGAATGTCAGCCGCGCCAGTCGTAGCCGACGTCACAACACGCGGCATTGACAATGTTGTAGGCGCCGACCCCAACAAACGCCGAGAGGCGGCTATGATGGCTGCTGGAGAACTTGGACAAGAGGCTCTAATTCAGTCGATACCAACGCTGCGCTCCCTGGCGCGAATGCTACGATAAAGAGGACCACCGTGCTTTCACCCCGTACTCAATCTCTCATGGAAGCTCCCGGTGCGAATGGCAATGCCACTCCTACTGAGCTGTTCGAAAGCGCTTTCCAAGACATGGCGCTGAATCAATTTCTGTCAAGGAAGCCAGAGCTTGCTGAGCAGGTGGCCTCTTTCAAAATTCTAGAAGCCGATCCGCAGAGCAACACAGCTACAGGCAGCATCATTATCATGCGCGGGGATGACGAGGTGCACGTACCCGTTGTCCTGACTGATAATGAGTTGATGCCGTTCGACACGATGTACGTGCGGAGCCTGGACATGATGCTGCCGCTAACCGAAGACTGGTTAGTGGAGCTCGATCGAATGGACACCTCCAATATTGGAGACAGTGCAGCCCCGCCAGAGTTTTCGCAGAGTGACGTGGACATACGCAACATCGTTGTGCCCCCTACTACGGGCCGATACTCGTACGCGTCCAACGGCCGGCTTTTGCCTGCATACCTTGCAGGGGCGCCGCATCGAGTGAAAACCGCATTCCTGGCCACCCTGGCTAAGTATCCGAAGATCGCGCAGTACGCATTCAGCGTTTACGACGTAAACGATTTGCACGAGGCGCTGCACACACAGCCTCGAACCAAAAGGGCGTCTAATCTCGATGGAAGTTTGTCTTTCGCCACGGCTGAAACGCCTGTGACCGTCTTGAAATCTATGTTTGGCGCGGACACTCCTACCGCATTCAAAGACATCACTTCAAAAGGATACGCTGCTAGAGACGACCGGCGCTTCGCTCCCATTATGGTCAGCACGGAGCACCCTATCCAGCTGTTTGAGCCCACAGCTCCAGGATTCTACTATGTCTACATGGCAGACGGTGAAAAGAAACCGGCGTTTATCATTACAGATGTGATGCGTGCCAGCCAGGATGCGCCAGACACGCGGCCTCGTCCAGCGTACAAATGGGAGAAGACTCGAACACAGCGTGGCCATGTAATACTGTTCGCCGACGGAGGTTTGGCGTTCATGATTGAATCCTTTGTGGTTACACCCATCGGGTTTCAGGATGTGCCAACGGCGCTCACAGAGATGTTCACAAAGCCGCTTGCTGGCACGCCACGCAATGGGCAGCGAGGGGTATTCGCAAGCATGAACAGCTCTAGTGTGCACGCATTCGAGCCTGTCAAAATCGACACTGTTTACAATGCGAATGGCGCGCGAAATGTCCGAGGCACGCTGATAGATGGCACGCCTGTTGGGCTAATCCAGATTCCAGATAGTCCTGTAAACGAGCCCAAAATTATACAGGCCAGCACGTCATATGAACGCGGACGTATCGTTGACGGTACCAGCGGCTTCAAGACGATGCGTGAGCGAGCAGCTACGGCAGACCGATCGGGTGAGGCTGTGCTCAAGGTCATAATTCCTCACACGTGGGCTTTTCAGCCGGTGACAGAGTTCATTGACCATCACGAGATTTTGCGCGACTCGCGTGCAGTAACCGCGATGTTCTTTCACTCACTGAGTGGCAGCGGTGCAGAGCGCATACAGATTAAGAGCGCAGGATTTGGCGACTACTACATCAACGGCGCGCTGCATTGCGGAGCGTCTGCGCCTATGCATCTGGCAGCGTCTTACGGCGTTCGCGTAGGAGATGCCGAGTCCGCAATAAAGGAGGCTTCTGCTCGGCAAGGGTCGGTCGCAGAGTACTTCCTAGTGGACCCTCGTAATAGGAAAACAGCAGCGGTCCTTGTTAAGATGGCCAACCCAAATGCGCAAATGCAAGACCCGTCAATGATGGACCCAAGCATGCAAGACCCGTCAATGATGGACCCAAGCATGCAAGATCCGTCAATGATGGACCCAAGCATGCAAGATCCGTCAATGATGGACCCAAGCATGATGGACCCAAGCATGATGGGGCCAAGCATGATGGGGCCGCCACCTCCATCACCGGTAGAGCTGGCGGCGCAGGAAGTGGCCAACTCTTTGATGGAGCAGAATGAGCAGATTCAGATGCAGATGCAGATGCAGATGCAGAATCTGCAGACGCAGATGGGAGCTATCAACGCCGTGACCCAGCGTGCACATGAAATCGCTGCTGAAATGGGTGTAATGCCGCCGTCCATCGCGCCTGTTCCTATGGAAATGATGATGGACCCCAGCATGATGGACCCCAGCATGGGCGGCGCGCCGCAGGATATGTCTGGCGGTATGCCTGTAGAGGAGCCTGGCATGATGGAGTCCGCCATGGAACTGGAGGACCCTGAGTTGTTCGACGCGTCTGCTATCGCCTCAATGGCGTCTAACGGCAGCGTAGACCAATCGGTGTCCACATACACCCCAGCCCTGCGAGATGCCCTTGATGGTGTAGGACGAATGCTCACGGAAGTTCGCATGAAGTCAGCACCACTTCGGCAGCAGATTGGTGACCGATCCTATTCGGAGATTAGGGATAAGCTAGAGTCACTGTTTCACGACATGGGCTCTGCGATAACATCCCTCAATAGTATGTCTATGCCTCAAGACGAGTGAGCCTGCTGTGCGATGGAAATTCGAACCGCCAGACCACCACATCCAAGCGCTGCTCCGAGAAGACCTCGGCGCGCCAAACACGTCGAGCGATGTATTGATTCGAAGCGTGGCGGACTACTTGCGCGGATCGAAGACCACTCCGCCTGAAGTTAGATATGCACACACCCTGTTCAGCGACAAGTGGCAGCGAGAGGTCATAGAGGCATTCTTGCTGGCTGGCGCTTCGCCTACGGTAATCAATGATGTATTGGGGATACCGACCGAAGTCACAGATGTGTACAGCCGCGTCTACTTTGACATAGACGTTTTCAGGAATAGGTTGGATGTGGAGGCGTATGCTCGTCGATACCCGGAGTTTCATGATGACGGATTCGGCAAGCAGCTAAAGTGCGCCGCAGTCGATCTTGGACTGAATTACCTGTGTGCTACGTACGGCAAAGGCTCATACAAGCTGCCACACGTAGACATTCTTGAAGACGTAATATCGCAGTCTTTCGTATTTTCTAAGATCGCGTACACTTCTCAACGCACTGGTGCTGCTGCGAAAGAGGCGCGACAGTGGAGCGCAAATCTTGTTAATACGATACGTGCACTGCCAGAAATACGTGATAGTATACGAGGCGATGTGAATGAATTGCGTATTAAGCTAAAGCTTGTGCAGGACAAGCCGACATCGGCCGAAGTTGACCCTGCCGACTTGATTTGTACACCAGAAGAATGACCATTAGAGGCTTTGTATGAGCTACAGCGATCGCGACTATCAAAAACTTGCCGAAGCCGTAGTGGCTGACTTCGTGTCGTCCAGCATTCCGCTGGAGAAAAGCGTTATCAAGATGGCGCAAGAGTCTGGGCTGAATGTAAACGAAACGCGCAGGCTGGTGGAGGCTACCAATGTGACTGCGCACTTGACCTTGTTCAGCAAGATGGCTGAGCACAAGTATGTAGAGTTCGACATTGTGGACCCTGAGCACGTGTGTGACACGCTATTCGCCGACCCGTCGAGGGCTCTGAACACTGAGGGTGAGGAAAAATTAGCATCCTACGACCTTCGCCTGGAACTTCCAGACGAGCGATGGGAGTTCGTTAAAGAACGCGCCAGAGAACTGTCAGACACTGCCTTGGAGAAAGTGGCTATGGCAGACCCCGTACAGGACAAGTACGCAGGCGTGCGTGCGCACTACGCTATAGATCACGCGCAACGGGTCGAAGACGAGCTGCACACACAACTTCAGATTGCTTACATCGGCTATCAAGAGAAAGTTGCTGCAGTAAAGCATGCAATGTCATTCATCGACGCCGCACCAGCAGATGAAGTGCAGTCAGATATGCTGGCTCTTCGTGGTGTAGACGCACTGCCCGTTCTCCAAGACGTGTTCGGTGATTCGGTCACTACAAAAACAGCTTCGGTAAAACATGTAATTTTGCGCAAGGAGCACGAGCTGGTCAACGCCGCAATTGACGCCCGCAAGGTGGCTAAGACAGCTGCCGCTGCTGTACAATGGTTTCACGACAATGCACAGAAGGTGCGAGTTCAATGAGCGCTTTTGGAAAGATGCTGAGGGACAGTGCAAGACAGGACATCGGTCCTGTTATGGAGGGGCGCGGTATTTCTGGCGTAGCATATCGCGCCATGCTGAAGTCGATGCTGCACGGCGGTGCGGCAGCAGGTGATGTCGCAGAAGCCGCGTTGCCCGCTGTCGACGCAGCCCTCCGCACGGTTGGTAATGCAGGAGAAGCTTTCCTGGACCCGTCCAGGAAGATACCGGTGTTGCAAAAATATGTCGCCAATCCGCTCATAAATGTAGCCACTAAACCCCTAAGCTTGTTATCTTTTACGCTGCCAGGCGTTGCGTTCCTGGCCAACACTACAAACTACGACAGACGACAAGACTTTATGCGACATGCTGCGCATGCACAGTCAGCTGGAGAATCTGCGATGACAAATAATATGAGAAGCTTCTCGAAGCATGCTGGCCTGTTTTCTGGTGGCGCAGGGCGCGCGGTCGGCGGAGGCATGGAACCAATCTCCGACCTTCTCAAGAGAATGATGATGACGACGCGTGACGCGGACATCACGGACGCTGTTAATGCTCAAGCACCCAAATTTTTGGGACAGCTAAAGCCGGGAGAAAACGCATACAAAGGGCAAGAGCTGCTAGATATGGCGCGACGAGCTCACGGTGACGACGTACACATGAACCTCAACGATGGTAGAATTTATCAGCGAGTGAGTGAGCTAAACAAGCGAAATCTGTACGGAGGTGGTGCGGCTATGCTAGCCCTAGCAGGCACAGCAGACCTGATGGCTCCGACTGCAGACGTGTGGGGTTACAAGATTCAGAAAGGGTTAACAGACTCCGATGACCGAACCAAGTTGCAAGATGAGGCCCTGACTGGGTTTGTTCGAAGCAGCAGTGGAGGTCTTGGCAAAGTTGTGAGTGAAATGGTAGGTAATGCAATCGGCAGCGCAGGACATGCTGCTGGCAATGCGGCGCTTACGTTCACCCAGTCAGCAGTGTTTTCACGTGTTATGGCCAACGACCCCATGCTGAGCCAGGCTACCGAAGCAGACAAGGCTCTGCTCATCAAAGCCTACGGCTCCATGACACGCTTCGCGCCAGACGTCGCTACTGATGAGTTTGCGGTGAAAAACTATCTTCGAGAGGCGCTTATGAGCGCGAACGGACCTGACTATTCTACGTTGGGGAACCTGGCCAGGGTGAACCAGTCGCTTACCGGAGACAGATAATGAATGATTTAGATAACCTGTTGTGGCGCGCTTTAGAAGGCAGCCTCGGGACAGTGAAAACGGCGTACCTGAGGTCCGCTCCGCTTACCTCTTTGCTCGGACACGACAATGAGGCCGAGGAATTCACGCTGGCGCATGCTGCCGGACACATCGCCAAACATGCTGCGGCTGTTCGAAAGGAGAACGAAGCCATCTTTGGTGGACTCAGCGCCCTGTCTTCAGTGCTTGGTCTGGACAAGACAGCAGGCGTTGGGGGTGTTTTAGACGGCATCAGCAAAAATGAGATGCTCAGGTCTGCTGGCAAATCCATGTTGACCGGCGGCGCACTGGCTACAGGCGCGGGAGCACCCGCTTATCTGTATGCGACAGCCGCGTCAGACAAAGCCACTGAGCAGGCACGCGATCGAGCCCTTCAAGCCGGCGCTGGTCTGGGTGCGATGGCCTTGACGGGCTACGGTGCTAAAGGTGTGATAGACCGCGCTACCCGTCCTAAGCAAGAGCAGGGTACGCAGTACGGTATTATGCCGATTGAGGGGTGATTAGATGCTTCCAAAGACCATCACATTCGACGAATATTTCGAGGAAACAGGAGAGCCGAGATGTCAGATCCTGGATCTTCGCGACAGGCACCTGTATAAGTATGCGTCCAGTGATGTGATGGACTACGCTTCCACCATTACGACCGAGCCAGGATTTACCAACGTCCTGGTACTCGCAATGAGTGCCTCCGAGTACTACGGTCCTAACAGGAACGGAGATGCGTTTGCCGAGAAACCGGTAAAGGTAAATGGGCAGTGGGCAGTGGCGCCAGGCGAAACCCTTCCAGAGCACCACAGCTCATTTGAGCGGCGCGCGCACGTATATCGCCACCACATCAACAAAGATCCTGCTAAGTCCATGGGCGGCGTCAGGAAGTCGTTCTATAATCACAAAATGCACCGTGTCGAATTGTTCTTGCGCGTATCACATAGCGCGGGGCAAGACATTGTGGATCGAATAGACGCAGGTGACTACCCCGCAGTGTCCATGGGATGCCGCATCAAATACGATGTGTGCAATCACTGCGGCAATCGGGCTCCCACACGTGCGCAGTACTGCGAGCATGTGAACGGTACCAATCCTAAATATGGCATGAACCGTTTGATGCCCGATGGCGAGCGTCACTTTGTGTGGAACCCCGCACCAGATTTGTTCGACATCAGCTTCGTGTTTAAGCCTGCCGATCGCATCGGTTTCATGATGAAAAAAGTCGCCTACATATATGATGTGCGAACATCTGCAGACTTAGGCGCGGAAGAGCAAGACATCTCTGAAAAGCGAAGCGCGCTTCAGAAAGTGTCTGATATAGAAAAGGTGGTAGCCGGTGACGTTGTTGATCCGAGGTCTACTCCGTCGCTGGACGCGGCTGAAGTTAACGCTGTCAACCACACAACAAAGATTCTAAGTCCATGGAAGTCGGGGATTCCAACTCTCAGCGTCAGAGCACTATCCTCTGTTGGCGGCTGCAGCGCACCTCAATTGGCAAGCTCCATGTTCGCTATCGGGATGTTGCCCACCGTTGTAGAACTGTTCCGGCTCATATGTATGTTGAAAGGCTTACCTAGTGACCCAGACATAGAGCAACGCCTATCGTACTCGCAGGGGAAAGTTGCCGCTGCCCTGCGCGTGGCACCACAAATTTTGACGGCGATAGAGCGCGCCGGCTTAGTGAAGTTGAGCCATGAATACATCCGACGGGACCTGATAGACCTGACATCGCCTATGCAAGAAAAGAGGGCCCTTTACAAGGACTATCTTGCCCGGCGATACGTTCCAGAGAGTGTTGGTGGGCTAGCCGAACAATCAGGCATTGCAACGCTATTGCCTGGTGACGAAAATATGTCTGCTACCAACGCATACTACTCCGAGACAAATCAGCCTCTGCACTGGCAAGACGACAAGACAGGCAAAACTTATCAGACGACTCGCCGCGCAGGGGAAAAGGCTGACTGGTCCAACCGAAAAAAAGAGATGGCAGAGGCTGCTGGATTGGCAGCGGTGACGGGTATTGGATACAAAGCCTTGTCGGGCCGGCACCCTGTGCTGGCCGCACCGGCGTTGTTGGGTGGCGCGTGGGGTGTCACAGATACGCTGACAAAGCAGCGGACACCCACCGTAGAGACGCTTGAGGGTGTCAAGGTCCCTGTAAACACTGAATTCGTGGAAAAACGTGCATCAGGTCTGCGTAACGTAGGAATTCCAATAGCCGGGGGCGCGCTAACCACGGCGCTGCTCACACAAGATATGGTGGGTGCGCCGTCAGAAATCACAAGAATGTATCAGGACAACCCAAGTGCGGGTTGGCTCGCGAACACAACCGCGCTGGCTGGACTAATGGCACTGCACCCGTCATCGGTTGCAGCCAGTGTCAGAAATCACATTCCAGACTTGACTCCAATCATATCTAAATTCGCGAATGCCACTGTCGATGAAGTAGACCTTGAAGATGCTATACAGGCGATCGGAGAAGCCTTAATGCGTTGACGCCTTGCCAAATCTGGGTAATGTGTCTTATGTTGTAACCACTCGAACGAAGGACTTAGAATGTCTCAATCTATCATGCAAATTTTGTCGGACCTCAATCGTCCACCTGTGGAAAAAACGGCAGCTGCGGCGCAGCCGGCCCAGCAAGTCGACGTCAATGCGGCGCGCAACGCGCTGAGTGCAAGCCTGAATCAGCTGAATCAGCCTCGAGAAAAAGTAGCCAGTGAGTCGGCCGTCGCCTCTCTAGAAAAAATGGCATCTGATCTGGCCGCTGCTGATGAACATCGCATGCACAAAGAAGCGCAGCTTTACGGCGCCGCTGTGTTTGACGGCTTTATTAGCCGCGCTAACCAGTTTGCAGCGAACGCGCCAACGCCAGGCTCACACAAAACAGCCGCGTACAACGCTTACGCTGAGGATGCCATGATCAAAGAAGCTGCCGTGTCAGGATACTATGATGCGGACTGGGCGCTAGACGCGCTGACTGGCGCAGAGAAAACGGCGGCCTACGCTGAAGGTGTCATGATCAAAGAAGCTGCTGTGTCAGGATACAATGATGCGGACTGGGCGCTTGGCGTATTGACTGGCGCAGAGAAAACAGCGGCCGCACAGCAAGCAGACTTCATGGAGGGCGTCTACGACGGTCTCGAAAAGGTCGCAGCACTGAGTAATGACTGTTTCGAACGAGGCTTCGAGCACATGCAGTCTTTGCACGCACAACTCACTCAATAATCCGGGTTTATCCTAAGGCGGTGTCATGTCTTCTATAGCCAACAGCATTGAGGCGATCTACGCGGAGATGCACAAAACTGCAGCCGCACCGGAATACGTTGTGACTCCGCCATGGGACTACGAAGAATACGTCCATGCCAACCCGGAGTTAGGTACCCTGCTCAAATTAGCAGCCGACTACACACGGACATACACGTCTGACGTGTCCATTGATGACGTGCTCACTCTTGTGTACGGCAGCGAAGAAAAAAACGCCGGCATAGGCGGCCGTATGTTCGCTGGATTTGAGCGTGGGCTAAACAATGCGGCCGAAAAAATATACAAAGGAGTGGACCGCATCGGTGAGAAAATACCTGACAGTGTCTACCGTATGTTTGAAAGTCCTGCTCCTGCTGCTCCTGCTGCTCCTGCAGTTAGGATGAGAGACGCTGCAGGGAACATGGTGTCGCCAGAAGAGTGGCAGCGAAGCGTTGTTGATTTTGTGGCGAAGGCACCTGAAGTTAGACCCGCAAAGATGGACCCGTCTATCGCAGGCACGGCCCCGTCGAGAGCTGCAGCTGCTGGTCCAGCACCAGCGTCTTCAAGTGCCGGCACGGTTCCTACATACAACGGCTCTGCATCGTCTCAGACAGCCGCCGCTGGTCCTGCACCTGGCACGGGCAACGCGGCTGCTAGCCCACCCCCGTCTCAGGCAGCTAGCCCACCCCCGTCTCAGGCAGCCGCCGCTGGTCCTGCACCTGGCACGGGCAACGCGGCTGCTGATGCAGCTGATGACGAAGTTGATTTGACACGTCGGAACTGGAAGTTACCGCTCGGCTTGGCGACAGCAGGCACTGTGAGCACTGCTGGTGCCTACCACTATGGTAAAAACAAATCCAAGGCCGAGGCCGACCGCAATCGCAACCTGGCATTCGGTGCTGGGCTAGCCACCGGTGTGGCTGCTCCAAAAATAATCGGACAGGCAGGGCAAGCTATGTCTAACTTTGGAGGCCAAAGTGCATCACCAAGATACTACTGATACCGCTGAGATATTCCGAAAAGTAGCAGAGCTATTGCGGAGGCAGGCACGTATCGACAAAACAACAAAAACGGCCCAGGTCGTAGAGGCATCTACTGGGCTAGCTTTGTTGACAGCAAAACTTCGTCGAGACTCTCGTCTGTCGTAAACAAAGTGTTTACGAGCACGGAGTTCGATGATAACTTCATTCAAACTGAGAACATGAGCATACATTATGTCGCAGCAACACCCTTTAGATACCATAGCTGACATCTTTGAAAAAAGCGCGGAGTACATCCAGGCTCTGGAAGTGCGTTCCGCCGAGCTTGAAAAGATAGCCTCTAAGGTGCACGGCGACGTGGTCGAAAAGAAGGCAACGGTGTTGAAAGAAAAACTTCAAACCGTTATGGGCAAAAGCATCGATGACGCCATGATCAGCAAACTGGCTGCATCCAGCGACCCTGCCGTCTCAGCACTTTTAGAAAAGCTCTCCTCGTTTGATGAGGCAGAAGAGCTGGGGTCCTCCATGGATACTCAGACAAAAACAGCAGCCAACCTCCCACCTGAAGATGATCATTTCCTCAGTTGGGTTCTTAAATAACAATCCGGTCTATATGACCCAGGAGCATAGATGAGTACTCTCAATTCTCTATTTGATGTGATTCGCGGATGGCCCGACACTTCGACCATCGAACAGGACTTCAAGCAGCACAGTACGGTGCCTTCAAACGCTCCTCTGGTGGAAGGCGATGTATGCTTTCAGCAGTCTGACGGCACACTGGCCCGCGCTACCGCCTCCGACTGGGGCACCGCCGCTACCACTAGCGCACCTGCTCTGGCAACCGCGCTGTCTACAGACAAGCAGTTCTGGCTGGTAGTGTCTGGTGCAACCGCTCAAAACTTCGACGGCCTGCAGCACGGGAATGTCAGCGGCGCTCTTGGATACATTCCATGGAAGGTTGTGGCAATTCGCGGAACGTACATGTTCGAGACTGAGGAGTTTGTTGCCGGTTCTTATACTCCTGGCACCAACGTCACCGTCATCGGCGGGAAGCTCGAGAGCCTGGCTACCAAAGCTGGCTACCGTCCATACGCAGAAGTCCGTGCATACGACAGTGCTCGAGGAGTCCTCACCGTAACTGTGTAATAGCAGGCGGTGATTCGTTTAGCGATTCAATACAACCAAGGTTAATACCATGTCATATAATACAGAAACCTCGCGCGTAAGTGCGCAGCTTGTTAACAGCAACTTCATTCGAAAGATTGAAAACGGCCAGACGAAGGAAGCCCAGGCGGAGGGCTCCGCATTCATTCGATCGAAACTGCGCCAGGCGTCGTTTGCGCGAGAGATCCTCCCGCCACAGCTCCTGTCGGATGACGAGCTCGACCGTGACGAGCACACCGATCTTCCCAAGAAGATCGTAGAGATCGAGCCCGATTCACGCGCCACGTTTGTTCCATTCAAAGGCACAGGCCCCCGTACGTGGTTCAAAGGACCTCGCTACGCAGTGTACTTCGGCAAGACCGAATCGCAGCGATTCCGCAAATCGAAGTTCGAGCTGATGACGTATCAGAACGACATCCGCAAGATCCTCTCGGACAACTCTGTGAAGGACATGGCGGACCAGGAAGACGAGCGTTTCTACGAGACTCTTGACACCATCATTTCGATGAACCCTGCTCAAGAGTTGACGCCGGTTGGTGGTCTTACCGCAGACAACGTTGCTGACGCTTTCAAGAACCTTACATCACGACGCATTCCCGTTGGAAAGATCTTGATGACCAAGGAGCTCTACTACGATTGCTTGAAGCTGCCCGCAACTTCTGTCGGCGATCCGGTGGCGGCGCGTCACTATGACGAAGGCGTCGAGAACGAAAACGTTCTCTGGGGCTACCCCGTCATTACGACCATCAAGAACGACATCCTTCCCGCCAATGAGTTCTTTGTCTTTGGTCCTCAAGAGTACCTCGGCAACTTCTTCTTGCTTCAGGACGCGACGCTGTTCATCAAGCAGGAAGCCGACATGATCGAGTTCTTCTCATACGCTGCGCCTGGAATCGGCATCGGTAACACTAAGTCGATTACGCGCGTACGCCTCTGAGATTGATAATCTCTTGTTTTCGTGTAAAAAGAGGCTTCGGCCTCTTTTTTTTTTTGACCCTACGGAGTGATCTATGCCCATCATCAAAAACTTAACATCTGCACGCCTGGTACTCCCAGGGCTTGGTATCACACTAAACGCGCAAGCGGCAAAGCCTGTAACCGCGGCACAAGCTGCGCACACAGACGTTCAGACGCTGCGGTCTTCTGGAAATCTGAGTCTAATGGCTGACTCTGAGTTTGCGGTCAAGCACGGGAGCAGGCACTCGATTAGTGGCGTTGTAAAGGTAGCTGCTGCGCTGAAAAAAGAAGTCGCAGTGGCGAAAAAAGTGCAACTGCCTGCAGAAGCAGTGCCGGCGCCGGCCGAAGCTGCGGCGGAAGGCTCGCCAGCACCGACCACAGACGTGCTGCCAGATGCCCCAGCCGTGGCTGGTCCAGAGGAGAACTTGGAAAAATCGGAAGGGGAAGACCTGCTGTCCATCACCAATTTCCGGCTCCTGAAGAAGGAAGAGCAGATCGACTACTTGAAAGCTCTCGGCATTGATGATGCCGACTCTTCGACAAAAAAAGCGCTCGAAGACGCCTACGAAGATTACCTTTCTGCAAAATAAGTGAGTTGGTACAATGTTCACTTACCGCTTATACGCGCCCGGCAGCGACATAGACGTGGCGCTGTCTTACTACGCTTACGTGCGTGACGACAAGACAGGGTTGTATCTGGACTCAGATAGTGTCTACAGAAGCTTTGACCAATTGGTGGACGGTAAGTGGACCATGTCCGAGAATCCAGACCAGCCTGGAGAGTGGCTACTGGTACTGGACACAGACTTCACAGGCGTGTGGGTAATCCTGCCTCGAGCAGCCGACACAGATGAGCTGTTTACAGACCAGGTTCTTCGTGTTTACGTCGTAAACGGAGTTGTGTTTCCAAATCCATTCGAAGAGGTCGCACATCTGCACGAGTCTTATGGCGGCTTTGAAGCGTTCAAGTTTGTGGACGAAGACGGCGGCCCAGTAGAGGGCGCTCGGGTTTACGTGTACGAAAAAACAGCGTACGATCTTAGGAATCTAGTGCCGCCGTACGGCCTGTCATCTACCGACCATCGAGGATACTGGACCGCTCCTGTTACTGTAGCTCCAGGCATGTCCTACATGATAGTATTTTCAAAGCCAGGACTGACTACCGTGGCAGTAGAGGTAGGAGTTCCTGGCCCTATTCCATGAGGTGACATATGGCGGTGTCCACTACATTTGACATAAGCGATGAGGAAATGAAGGAAGTAGTCGACATGTGTCGTATGATCCTTCGCGACTTCATACCGAACAACGTGCTCCTAGATGACGTGCAATTCCCAGACAGGGAAATCCGAGGAGCTCTACGCCTGACCATGAGCGACTACAACGCCATGCCTCCAATAACAAGCGTGCACTGGCGGGATTTACCAGAAGGCCTTCTGATTACCGGCATATGTAGGTGGTTGATGCTGTCTGAGTCTTTTTTGCAGGCGAGGAATCAAATTTCGGTCCAGACGGACGGGCTCGGGGTGGTAGGTCTTGATGACAAATACCAGCTGTACGCCTCGCAAGCTGCTCAGCTGAAGAATGATTTCATGATGCAGGCGCGCGAGCTCAAAACATCTCGCAATCTCGAGTCGGGCTATGGTACGATGTCCAGCGGGTACGCTAACGTTTCAAGATTCCAACACAGCTAAGAGATAACCAATGAACGTAACACTGGGACCAGTAGCTATCGGCATGCAACAATCTACTGCCGTGTCGCACGCTATGACCGGCGTAGAAAATGGCGGAGTTCAGACGTGGAACTCGACACGCGGCGTGATCGAAACGCCAGAACTGGGGGCGCCCGGTGGCGGCCTGTTCGATCCGCATCCCGTAGCTAAGAAATTCGCGCCGTTTTGTACTACCGTGTTCATATCCTGCGGTTCCAATGTGACATGGACTCTGTACATGACTTCCGGCATCGCAGGAGGCATTGCAGGGCAGGTCAATGACCCTGCTCAAGACGTTCCTATCGCTTCCGGTACCGGGCCATCTCTGGAAATAGTAAACAGAGAGTTCCTGCGCACACAGCTACTGCGCGTTGTGGTAGGAGCGGCAGCAGTAGTGCCGAACCTGGTAATTGCAAACTTCATATCCACGTCTTCTTCCGGTGGACGCGTCATTGCCTAAAGGTACTCTCATGAAAAATCTGTACACCATGCAACCTCCGTATGAAATCAGGGACGAGTTGATGACTACCGACTCGTTCTTCATCCCAAACACCCAGAGCGGTGTAAAGACGGCTGCGTTTATGGAGTCCAGCAGCCGCTCCGACCGCCTTCGTCTGTTCAAACTCGCGGCGAAAGACGGCGACTTAGACAAGGCGTACAAAAAACTGAAAGCGATGTCTGTTGAAGACAGTGACGATTTTGAGTACGACCCTGCCGACGAGGAAAACGATTCAGAGCCTATCGGACTCGCAGAAGATTCTTCTGAAGTCGAAGACGATGAGGATGATGATGATGATGATGATGATGATGATGATGAGTTCTCTGTGCAACCGGACGAGGATGACGAGGCAGAATAATGGACGACATTGTCGACCGCGCTCTTAGTGTGGCAAAACAACCTGGCACAGACGTGTGGCGGCGCCTATCAGACAAGGTGCTGCAGGACAGGGGTGCGGCTACGTACTACGCACCGCTCATACCAGGATTCGAAGACACAATGGCCTCCAACATTCTGATGGTGCCATCAGAGGAAACGTACCAGGAACAAGTTGCTCGAGGAGAAACGCCGCATTACGTGCAGCATGACCCGTTCCGAGAGGCAAAGAAGGACGGGTTGACTGCACGGCGCACAATACGTGCTGTGTCGAAGATAGCTATGGCCGTCAGCTGGGAGGCATCCCGCCGGCCATACGCAGCGTCCAACACAAACCCGACAGACGGTGTGTACAATCCAGAGGAGGAATTTGACAACGCCGCCGGCGTCGAATCTGCGTGGCGCGGTCTGAATGACAGGGGTCAGGCATCGGACACGGCAGAGCCCCCAGTCTCAAACTCCACTCTTTCTGGCGTAGGAGGTGTTAAGTGACGCCAGGCCAAGCATTTGGGATTGCCCTAATCAAAAGGGCCCTCCTGGAAGAAGAAAGCAGCCGAACAGAATCGTATGCTCACGTTCCTCAAACGGCGCAAGAGCAGACATATCGCATACGAAACATGTTCCACGATGTTCAGCACCAAGACTCTATTGCTAGTGAGCCTTCCAGAAACGTTGTAAAGACATCTGAAGGTCCAGCTTTTGACCAGGAAGTAGCAGTAAGCGAGACAGTGGACCAAAACCGCGACCGCGGCAAAAAACCTCAAGTCGGGTACGACAGCACCGACCCTAGTCCTACAAGTACATGGGACGAGCATGATGCTTATCGCCCCTGGTCTGGTGCGATCATAGACGGAAGTCCTGGACCGGCGGTATAACAAGTGGATGTAAGGATTGTACACACACTGCACCAGTACCCGAAATGGATTCTAGTCCAATGGACTGTGAACGCGGCATCTCCAAGTGCAGTCACTTTCTCCATTGAAAGATCGGGTAGCCCAGGCGGGCCGTGGCTAGAATTGGCTAATGGTTTGCTATCTGTTTACTACACAGACACCTTCGAGGACGCGCAGAATGGAACGTCGGAGGCGTCACTGTGGTCTGTTACTCGCGAAATATGGTACCGTGTAAAAGCAACGGACGCGTCTGGTCGCTCACACTATAGTCCGCCGACAGACACACGCGGAAACGAGCAGACCCACTACACGTCGGTGCAGGCTATTGGTCTCGCGCCAGTCAATGACACGGCTAGTCCTCTGCCAGCCACAACGTTTAGCAAAGGCTCAGGCATCGACAAGCGCCTGCAGTTAGTGCAAAACAATGTGATACGTCGATCTATGGTTGCCTTGCGGCACTTCTCTGGTGTTGAAGTCGCGGTGTTGAAGCGAAAACACTACGGCGAGCGCTGCACAGTGTGCTTTGATCACGTGACCAAGCACGTGCTCGTGTCTAATTGTTTGTCGTGCTTCGGGACAGGTTGGACTGGCGGCTACTACCCAGCATTCATAACACTGGGAAGAGTCACGGAATCTCCAACGTCTTCGTCACTAGAGTCTGCTGGTACTACAGAAATAATCCGCGCCAAGATAGACACCATCGACTTTCCTCGAATCGAAATAGAGGACGTCCTGGTAGAGATTGACTCGAACAGACGCTGGGAAGTCAATGCCATTGACATCAGCAGTCTCAGGCGGCGTCGTGTCTTGCAATTCTGTACCTGTACAGAAGTTGCTTCAACATCTATAAAGTATAAAGTGCCTGTCACGTCAGACAGTTTGATGGAGCTACCTCATGTATAAACGAAGGCCATTCTTGGAAAAACTAGCACAAGATGACTTTGCTGGAATCATCCCTGAAATGAGTAAGGGATACGGTGCGGGAGGAGGTGCTACGGGTGCCGTGTTGGGTGGCGCGATAGGTGCGGGTATCGGAGACCTTGTAGCCTCGCAGACACACCGGAACTTCTTCAATATCCCTATCCCAGGCACACAGCGGCTTGAAAACAACGAAGGACGTCTCGCAGGTGCGGCCATCGGCAGCTTGCTTGGCGGTCTTGGCGGCGCGCACGCTGGCGTCGATCTTGCTCATAAAAAGAAATTTGAGCATGCAATGGAGCTGCAACGCATGCAAGACCGTGCCGAAATTCTGCGCAGAATGCGAGGACACGATGCTGACGCCTCCGCTGCTGCGCCTCGACACTTCAGAGGATAAGCGTGGCGGACAACCCACAAGCACACACCTCTGACCTGGTGTTCAAGAACTCGCCTATCAACATACTGGCTAAGTTCACGTCTTTTCTTCGGCACCGATTCTCTACCGACAAGACACCGTGGAGATACTTAGACAATGAGGCCGACACCGGTATATTCATAGACACAGAGCTAAACATAGCCAAAGGCACGACCAACCAATCTCCAGCAATCGTGGTCACACGTGGGTCGGTTATCCACACGCGAAATGTGCTAGCCGATCGAGACCAGAACAACGTAAATGAGCTTCGAACTGGCGGTAAGTACTCATACGGGGCTATGGAGACTGACATCCGCCTGGAATGCATAGGCCAGACGTATGGGGAAGCGTCTATCCTGGGAGACATAGTGCAGAGCGCTATAAGCATGACACTGCCAGAACTAACGCACGCATTCACTCTAAGAGACATAGGCCCAGTCGTTCTGAGTCCAGTGGCGCCATATCCGCGCGATGAGCACAAATTTGTTACCTATGTTGACTTCAGAATAACGGCGGAGCACCGCTGGTATACCATTAAGGCATCCCCTGTGTTGAGGGGTGCTTCGTTAGCTGTATCTAGCGCTAGTTTGGCGTCCTCGGACAGCGCCGACCCTGGTGCTGAGACTATTTCTGGCACCACCGTCATGTGGCCTGTCAACCTACCGCCTGGTGGATCAGAAGGGCAAGTTCTAACAAAGTTGTCTGATGCTAGCTACGCCGTAGGCTGGGTCACCCCTGAAGAGTTCGTTATGGCGAACGACCCTGTACAGACCGGTGATTACGTCTACACTGGTTACGTAAAAAGAATTCTTGGCAGTTGGTACATCTACAGACGGCACGTGGGCACTCAGGATCGATCTTATTCCCTGGGCGCGGACAATTATACAACCGCCTGGAACAATAGAGAAAATCTGGCTTACGCATCTTGGCCCTAGCACAGGCGATCCGTGTCGAGGCTGCGCAGTTGGAGCTTGAACATTTAACCTGATTGGTCCATGATAACGCGCATGAACCGCACTGGAGAGTAAACAATGGCTGCACAACGACCGCTCGTACTCGTATATCAAGAATTTGCACAGCAGAACTTCACCGCTGCTACGCCGGACCTGGTTACTCTGATTGCTGGCCCCGCGTACCACTTTATGGACTCTCCTGGTGACGCTGCAGCAGCCTCAGGGGGCGAGTATGGCACGAAGTTTAACGTGCAGGCAGCCATCATAGGCGGCGAAGCCTCTGTGTACCCGTATGTCGAAGGTGCCACTGCAAGTGTCTTGTCCGACGCTCCTGGCAACGTTTTGGGCGCTGTGTTGGACGCATCCTCCGTCAAGTTGTTCTTCAGTGAGGCTTACGTTCTAGTGCCAGGAAGTGCTGGTGAAGGCGGCGCTTATGACAACACGATTAACATGGAGCACACGTTTTCTAGCGCAACTGACTTTGAAGCGGCGGGCGTGTTGCCTGGAGACATCCTGGTCACCGACGATGCAGGAACTGTCGTGACGCGTGTTGTAGTCTCTGTGGACACTACAAATATCGTTGTGTCTACAGCGTATGCCGAGGACGGACTGGACGCTCACGGTGTGCCTTATGTAGGCGCGTCGTTCACTGGGCTAAAATACCGAGTCGAGCGGCGACTGACGCATGTCGAAACTACCAGTCCTGACAACATTGTTGTGTCTGGCAACCAGATTACAGTCCTTGGCAACCACACAGTCACGCTTCCTGGTACCACCACCGCTGCCACAGTCATGTATGGCGAAATGTATTTCGCGTACAAGTCTCTGCGCCAGGACCTGGCTCTTGTAGGCGAGATAAGTGACGCGCGACTAATCGAGTCCAGCGTCGGGAAAATTGACGAACGGAATCCTCTGGCTGTGGCACTACACCTTGCTCTGCAAAACACGACCAGTTCTATAAGCTACTTCGGCATAACCGGAGACAACCTGAATGGCGACCTGGACAGGCTGCAAGCATACCAGGCGATGGCTGCAGAGACAGAGTCTTACAAAGACATCTACGCTCTAGTTCCTCTTACAGAAGACCTGTCCGTAATCGCAGCCCTGAAGACTGTTGTTGAGGGCTCAGCCATTCCAGAAGTGTCGCAGTACAAATCACTTATTGGAAACCTTGGGCAGTTGCCTGTGACAAAAACCATCGTTAACGCCTCTACCGCTGAGCCGACGCACGATGCAACATTGAGCAACTACGTTGTAGACGTAGGCGTAAACACGTCAACAGTGTTGGCCGGGGATGTGTTCGTGCAGTACGGTGCGGACGTTAACGTGCCGGAGTATCTGTTGCTTACTGGTCCCACGGACGGACTAACAGGGCTTGCTACTGCCGCACCAATTGGTACCGGTGAGACGTGGTTCGGTGCTGGCGGGAACACTTGGTGGATCGACCGGCCCTCGACAAGCTTCGGCGCAATAGAAATAGCTGCAGCTACAGTGGCTATAGTTGCTCCTGGCGTTGTGACAGTTCCTGACGCTGATTACGACCCTGCACACGAGTTCAAAATAATAGAATTGACCTTTGCTGACGTAGCCAACGACGGGCTTAGCAGCCGTGGAGACAACCTGTTCTTTGTGGAGTCTATCAGCGCTGGTGGCGTGGGTTTCATGGAGTACACCCTCTCAGAGCCTGTTATCTGGGCCGCTAATGACACTGTGTCGGCGAAATTCAAGGAGCCTGTACTGTACGACGTAGGGGGAACTCTGCTTATCACCGGCACACGACACATCGTGATAGACTCGGTTGGTACGTTCCTGGACTCCGGTGTGGTTGTAGGTGACCTGCTGGAAGTGACTCTTGCTCCTACAGTCCTGACCGCAGATGACTACTCCACTCTTACTTTCACGTATCCTATCGCAGCGGTGTTGTCGAACAACCAGGTGCGTCTGGCTGTAGGCGCTGACGTTGTGCAGGACGACTATGGGTCCGAGGATGGCATCTCTTATCGCGTTATTCGAACGCTTGACAAGCCAGGACAGGTGTCTGAGCTCATTAGCATCGCTGAGTCTATCAGCTCGAGCAGAGTACTGGCTGTGTGGCCTGACCAGGTAAAGGTGTCTGGCGTGCAGAACAACGCTACCGGCACGCAGTCTTTCCTGCCCGGCTACTACATGGCTGTTGTTGTCGGCGCGATGACAGCGGGCTTGCCGCCACAACAAGGCTTTACGAATCTTGGCATTGCTGGCATTTCGGAGATCAGACACTCCTCTCGCTACTTCAGTGAGGCGCAGCTGACAACGCTGTCCAACTCTGGAATTTATCTGTTCGCACAGAACACGCCAAACACACTGCCATACTGTGTGCACCAGCTCACCACTGACGTTTCAACGCTAGAGTCGGGCGAATTCAGCATGGTCAAAAACTTTGACTATGTCAGCCGCTTCTACAAAGACATTGTTGACGATTTCATCGGCCGATACAACGTGACTGACTCGACAATCGGGTTGATGAAAGAAGCGCTGGACGGAGGGTCTCGTCAGTTGCAACGCATGGATATGCCGCGCATCGGCGCACCGCTGATCGCAGGTCGTGTGGCCAGCATAAAAGTATTGGAAGGGCAGAGAGACCATGTAGAGGTGATGATGGACCTCACTCTTCCTGCTCCACTTAATCGCGTAACAATGCGCCTTGTAGCTTAAAGGAAACGAAACATGCGTCGTCCATTTCTTGAAAAAATTGCTATTGAAGATAGTACACTGGTAGGCCTCGCAGGCGGCGCTCTTGGGCCGTGGGGCGCCGCACCTATGTCAGCAATGTTGGCACCGTCCGGAACCCGCGTTGGATCTGGCCTAACCTCTGGCGCCATGGCTGGTGCAGGGCAGTACGGCGGCGCAGCCATTGGCGGTGTTGGAGGCGGCTTGTTAGGCGGCGGCATCGGCCTGGCCTATGATGCTCTTCGTGACCCCACGTGGGATGAGTGGTGGGACGGGGAAAAGGACTATAGTGCCGCAGCTGCTGGTGCAGGTCTTGGGGCCATGGGTGGTGCAGCGCTGGGATCTGTCGCTGGCGGATACATGGGAGGAAGTGCAGGACATAACATGGCGCAGGGCGCCTATGCAGGAAAGAAACAGGCGTCGGTTCGGCGCCCATTTCTCGAAAAGCTTGCAATGGAAGACAGAAACATCGTCGGCATCGCGGGCGGCCTGAGCCCGCTGCTGGCTGCAGGAGGCGGCGCAGCGCTGGCAGACCCTGGAAACCGTGTGCTGGCAGGAGTAGCTGCAGGGGCAGGTGGCTTTGGAGGTGCGCTTGGAGGCGGCCTCGCGGGAGGTGTGCTTGGAGGTGGCCTCGGAGGTCTTGCCGGCGGCGGAGCTGGGCTGGCTTACGATCTGATGCGAGACCCTACGCTAAAAGAACGCTTGTTCGGAAAGAACTACGCCAACACAGGACTGGGTGCCGCTACAGGCTCAGGACTCGGCTCAATCATCGGAAGCGCTGCAGGTGGAATAGCAGGCGGCGGGCTGGGAGCACGCGCAGGGTTTGACTACGCGCAGGGTTGACACGAAACTGATAAGAATACACGCATCTGCGAGGACATAACATGGCAAACAACAGACCCGTAACCACTGCGCGAGACATCAGCTCGTGGAGTTTTCAAGAGCAATACGTTGAGCGTCTCATGGACGATGCCTCGTTCACTGCCGCACACCCAAACAACACGATGGTGCTTGCTGGGCCAGCCCGCCTGCCGACGGGTAACGCGGCAGGATCGTCGTTCGCTGATGTGATGCTCCCTGTGGGTATGGTAGCGCAGATGGGTGTGTCCTGCTCAAAGCCACTGCAGCCCATGCAGGCTGTTGGTTCGGGAAGAACTTTCTTCCTGACAGGCAAGGGGCAGGTTAGCTTCAACATCGGGCGTCTGTGGGTTAACGGTCGAAACCTGCTTCGTGTTCTGTACACCAACGCAAAGCAGGCCAATATCGACTTTTCCAAGTTCGGAGATTCCCCGGCCTCGTATGGCGGAACCAACGACGAAAAAGCGTGGCTGAACCTTGACTCAGAATTGTTCTATATCCCGTTTGGTCTAGCAGTCATTTTCCGCAGCGTGGCGCAAGATACCGTCGGCGCGTTCTACATCGAACTGTGCATGCTGAACTCGTGGAATACGTCGTTTGGCGCAGGACAGAACATGATCATGGAAAACGTGTCTGGTATGGCTGACCGTCTCAAGCCAATATTCGGCGCAGAGCTCAAGACCACTGTTGCTCACAACGACTCGTCTGTGATGGCTGCCGCAATGGAAGCCGGTGGCGTGCCGAACAGTAACATCCAGCTGGATCTGGACCTACTGAAGACGAAGTAAGCGTAGCCCTCGGCGGCTTTTCGCGCTATTGTGCGGAAATCAGCCTCAGGAGGCGCGTATGTTTAATCCTTACAATCCAAATCCAAATCCTGCCTCGAATGCCGCTCTGGCAGCCATGAAAGGCGCGGCATTCGCTTCTTCACGTCAGCGATGGGAAAAGGCGTACATCCATGAGGTGTACCCAGACACGTACTGCTGCGACGTCTTTACAGAGAAGGGCAAATTCCTGGCAGGTGTGCCGTGGCCGAACAACTCTGGGGAGATTTTGGTACCAAAGCGCGGGGACAAATACACCGTGATGTACGAGCTCGGCACTCCTATGTTGTTGCCAATCACTCCTGACGCGCAGCCTGGTTCACAAAAAAACCAGGCAAAGAGTCGCGCTCCAATAGCGGTTACTCCTGTAGCAGCAGTGGGTGGCAATGACACTGCTTACACTGGAAGAGGTGACAACGACCTGCGCGGCGACAAGCCAAAAGACGTGGTCAGCGGCGACTGGCTGAAAATGGGGGATCTAGGAAATGTGCTAGGTGTCCTGGAAGGCGGAAGCGTTGTTATGAAAGCTGCCGACCTTGCGCAGATAATAGCAACCCAGGCTAAGAACATGCTGCGTCTTATTGGGCAGAATCTTAGCATCTACACAGGGGCAGGGTCATTAGACTTCAAAACGTCAGACGGCAAAACATCTATCATACTGCGGGCGGGCGCAGACTGTGATGTAGAGTCCAACCCAGACCAGGAAAATTTTCGCATTAGGTGCGAACTTGGAGACGATGGTGAGCTCGTGGACTTCCGCGTGACGGATGGGAGTGGCCGAAACCTATATCGCATCCATGTTGACCCCGATGGCCGTGTAGACACTGAGATGGCTCAAAGGACGTCTGCCGTGGAAGGAGACTCCTGGGACGCTACTGGAGGCAGCAGATACGAAAGTACAGAGCAAGACAAGACCGACGTGGTAGGCGGCAGCCGCACTGTCATAACAGGCAAAAATGTTGACCACGACACGAGTGGTAGTCACCGTGTTCGATCTAGCAACGACATTGGTCTGGCGGCCGCGCACGACTTGTTGCTGTCATCTTTCAGAAACACCTTGGTAACAGCTACCGGGGATGTCACATCAGCAGACCCGGCATTGCTGTTTACCGTAGGAAACGGAGATGTCGCCTTTAAGATTGGGGAGCCTGGAGTAGACGCACAAGTGCGTCATAGTGGTTTCACGGTAGATACCCTGACAGGAGACATAGCTATCTCGTCGGTATTAGGGAAGATTGAACTCAACTCTACAGTAGCTGGCAACGTTAAACTCGGTGGGGTGTCCGGTGTTGGCCCATTCAGTGCTGTGCTGTTCGAAACACTTAGTATATTCATGGACATATTTGGAGCGATGATAGACACCCACGTTCATTTTCATCCAGGTCTTGGAATCATACCTACTGCTCCACCATTTCTGCCGCCATACGCTCTGAGTCGAGGATCACTTTCTGCGGCAAAGTCTACGTTCGTGAAGATCGGAGGTTGACGTGAGATGGGACAAGGCACAATACGAGCTACCTATATTTGAAGAGGCGTCCGGCACCCTAAAGGTACTTACAGACCTGATGGGAACGCTGGAGAACCTGTCTACGACAAGCACCTCGTTGATGCGGATAGTGAGCACATTTCGCACCGAGTTTGACGTGAAATCGCTAGCAATCCAGGCGGCGATCGACGCGGTATCTGCGTCGCTACAAGATTTCCTGCAGCCAGCTATGGGGCATGTGTTGGTCGTGCCGCCAATACCGCCATTCGAGCGCAAGTCTGCAGCACCCGTTATTCCAGCTCGCGGTTTCGGGGACGCAGCCTACGGGCTGCTGTTGGACAAGACAGGCCTGCCAGACCTTCTTGGGGATGGGGGCAACTATGGTCTGTACAGAAAATTCGTAGAGTCGCTGTTTGACGCAGGGGACTACTCTAGACCTATGTTCTCAAATGACGCCTACGTGGCCGGGGGCATCCTTCTGATAGGAGCTCCTAACTACCTGTCTGTTCTAAGAGACGTGCTGAACCTGTCAAGATTTTTTGGTGTGTCGTTTCCAACCCCGATGGACCAGTATCGCATGCCCGTGCCTCAAAACGTCAAGGCAAGACCCATTGCAGTACCAAGAGCACGTTCGATCGGCGATGAGGAGGTGCTTAGTCTGGCAGGCATACCAGTGCCTCAAGGCGCCACGGTTCGCACGCTGATAATGCAGCGGCCTTCTCCGCCAGGAGAATACGCCGTTCGTCTGTTTTGGGACCCCACTCCAGTAGTAAAGTTTGATCTGAGTTTCTCCGCATCTGGGCCTGTTTCGTATCGAATTGTGTCGACACACATCTTTGTGAGCAGGTCTGTGCGGATCAAAAATTCGGATGACCTGTCGCTTCGCGAAGTGAAGCGCATAGACGTGCCCGGTGGCGTGGCTAGAATCCCAATAGCGGGTGCTGTCAGCGCATCCACGCCTCTGCACAGCATCATCGTGCACGGATTTGACCCATCAGACGACTACTATTTCAGTGTCGGCTTCAGTGTAGAAATTACAATGGGTAGCGACACGGCGGTGTTCCCGCCGACATTCGCCACTCTGAGCAATCAGGTTCGCGTGAATCTGCGCCAACAAGCTCCCTACAAAAAATTTGTTGAGGGTCGAGTACCCGACTGGATTGCCATTAACAATCCACTGTCTTTCGCGCCAGGTGTCCAGGATTTGATAGCCAAGATTCAAGCTGTGATAGACGCCGTGTCTTCAACGTACGCTGGCTACAGAAATGAAGCAGCGTCACTGCTGGAAAGCACTGAGAATGCCATACGCGCCATCAGAGACCAGTTAGACGAGCTGTTGGATCTGCTTGGCAGCCTGGAGTCAATGCTAGCAGGCCTTCTTACCTCTGACATAGGTGCTTATGCTACCGTGTTTGCAGGTCAGGGAGGCGTGCCATACATGATGCGCACTGTAGGAGACCTTTTGCTAAACAAGTCGGTTGAGAACAGACCTCCGTTTGATCGCGGCGATGAGTCAGTAGCTGCGTTGATTTTTGTGGCCGGCAGTGAGACAGCGGCTGGCGTGTCATCGTTTCGGGCCGCGCTCGAACTGCTGCTAGGACCTGCAGATTCCAGTGGGTTCTCTGTCATCGAGTCCATAAATCGAGTGTCATCGACAGCGGCTCTTACTGGAGACTCTGGAATAGACATTGAACAGAACAATTCTGAAAGTGATGTGTCTGTAAGAGCGCTAGGCATAGATGGACCTGCTAACGACCCTTGCTAATGTCCGCCAGGCAGGTTAGATTCTGCCATCAGACTAGAAAACAGAGTGTGATGGTATGGGAAAAAAATTCAGACTTATTGGGGAACTCCACGAAGAAAAAGCCTGGGCAGCGGTAGCACACCTGTCTCAATGTAGGACGTGGGTCCACATCGACACTGTTGGTGACTTCTTGTTGCTGTGTCAGATAGACGCGGAAAGAGTTGATATGGCAGCAGCTGACCCTAACTCCAGATACGCGCTGCCTCGTGGTGTGACCAAATGGCCTAAGGGCTGGGATCTGCACACCATAGCAAGTGCCTTGTCATCTGCCACAAATCACGGGACTCTGGAGCATGCCAGTTCCCCTAATGGAAATATGTTCAAAGCAGTCTCAGCAGAGCATCACACGAAATGGTCTTACACAAACACATCCGTACCGCAGGTACCTTCAAAGGAGATCGCATGAGTCGCGCAGAAACAGTAATCCCTCTCATTCCCTTCAACAAACTTCTTCAAAAATTGCTTATCAATTCAGGCGCAACGCACGCCGACAACAAAGTAATCGACGATGCTATCTCTCGCGCGTGTAGTGAGCTCGGTATCATGACCGCCGACCTTCAGATTGTGGAAGTGGCACGCCCAGGCGGGAAGAAGTACGATCTAGGGTTCATGGACCCTAATCCAGAGAATCGAGGCGCTTACATATCGCTCACAGGCGCGCGAGGCAGGGCATGGACGCCGTTCTCTAAGACACCAGAAGTTATGGCAAACCCGTTCGATGACGCGAGCTAAAGAAAAAAGCGTTTACGCCGTAAACGCTTTTTTCTTGTCTTTGTTGAACCTACGCTTCTGGCGGCGGCTCGATTTCGATCCAAGTTGTTGTTGCTGCAAACATGTGCGCCTCTGGCTGAAAATGGCAGTGCGTGATTGCTCTACCATATTCTTATACCACTTGCGGAGCTCAGTTATTGTATAGCTTGATTGTTGTAATCTGTGTCCGCCGGAACACACACACGAAGAAACTCTGTGCTTGCCTTTAGAAAGGCTACTCTAGCTTCGTCGTAATTGATCGAAGACTGGTCATACTTGGAATACACTGCTCCCACCACGCACTGCTGCGCTTTCTTCACAAGTTCTTCAAACGCCTTGAGCTTGTCTTCTTGATCTTTAGGGATGTTCATGTCGGTGTCTCCGTACGCGGTCTTGCAATTTCTTGCTGACGGTGAATTTGATATAGGATCTAGGAGGCGCTGTTTTTTTCTCGCCAGTGGCAATGTCGATGTACGATTTGTCGGTCTTTCGATCGTACACCGAAAAAGCTCCCAAGCCCCGGAACGACACGCGTCCTCCGCTGCAAAGGTGTCTGGACAGTTCTTCAATGAGTGCATCAATAACATCCTCGGCTGCGTTAATAGACATGCCCTGCTTAGATGCGATAGCTCTTGCTACGGAGCGCCTGTTAAGTGTTGATTTCATGTCAGCTCTTTTTCTATTTTCAATCAGGTAGACCCAGACGATGTTCCCTTACGGAATGGACTAACTGGTTTAATCTTGTTCGTGTCTGGCTTGAACGCCTTGGGTGGTTTCGGTGGCGCCACGGTATTCCTGGATGGGAAATCTAGTGACAGTTTTGGTGGAGGCCCCAGACCAGCTGACTTAGTTGCCGCAGGAGACGGTCCAGTTGTAGTTTTTAGTTGAGGCATCTTAGGTGTAGTCATTGGCGCGCTGCTTGAACTGGCTGGTGGCGGCAATGGCGACGTTGGCATAGCCGGTGCGCTCTTAGGTGCCACTAGAGGAGCTACCGGTTTGATAGGCTCCACTGTTTTCATAGACCCTGCTGCTGGAGGAGGTGTCGATGCGCCTCCTGACAGTGGGCTTTTCGTGTAGCCTGAAAGAAGATTTGCCAGTTTTAATATCTGCGTGATGTCACTCATGTGGTAGACATTACGCCACAACAGTATGTCGCGTCAATGTATCGCACGACGCTATTGTCGCGTATACTACGAGAGAAGGTGTTAGACATGCCACTCGATTACAAGACCATCGGAATGAACATCTCCGCCGCTCTAAGCAGCCGTGGAATTCCTGACCGCAGAAACTGGACGCTAGTAGCGCGTGAGCTGTACAGAGGCATCGAATCCCTGAAAATCGGGGACCTCGTGCAAAGCACTGTTGTTGCTGAGACGCCTTACACCGTCGGCCTAACAGACGTGTTTGTGTTCGTAGATACGGCCACAATCGCTGCTGCCTCTAGCGTAGTACTTCCTGACGACGCTGTTGAAGGCCAGTATGTTGTAGTAAAAGATGTCGGAGGGGCGGGAGAAACACACAACATAACCGTGTCCGGTGGGTCTAACCTGATAGATGGACAGAGCACGCTCAGCATAAGCACTGACTACGGCTCGTCTGTGCTAGTGTTTGATGGGTCTGGCTGGGCCTTATTGTCATCTGGAGGAGGCGGGGGTACTGGCCCCGCTGGTGCAGACGGAGACTCAGCGTACGAAGTTGCGGTTGCAAATGGCTTTGTCGGTACTGAGCTGGATTGGCTCAACTCATTGGTGGGTGCCACTGGGGCTACGGGTGCTACCGGGGCTACGGGGGCTACGGGGGCTGCTGGTGCAGACGGAGACTCAGCGTACGAAGTTGCGGTTGCAAATGGCTTTGTCGGTACTGAGCTGGACTGGCTCGACTCATTGGTGGGTGCTACGGGGGCTACTGGTGCTACTGGGGCTACGGGGGCTACTGGTGCTACGGGTGCTACTGGCCCCGCTGGTGCAGACGGTGACTCAGCGTACGAAGTTGCGGTTGCAAATGGCTTCATTGGTACCGAGGTTGAGTGGCTTGAGTCCCTTGAGGCACAGGCTCTTGTCCCTATCGCTGGAACACCACCTCTTGACCCTGAACCCGGCCAGCTTTGGTTCGATGATGAATCAGGCAATACGTTCATCTGGTATGACGATGGTGATTCGGCTCAATGGGTCATTGCAATTCAGGTTACTGATGGAGTCAACCTTGTTCCTGTCGAAGACAATGCTGTTTATGCGGGTGGCCCTAAGACTTTTGATCTTAGCGACACACCTTACACTGGTTATGTTGCAGTGTATGTGAACGGTGTTCGAATCGACAAAACAGATTGGGAATTGGCCGGAACAACATTGACAGTGCTTGGAGATCTTGAATCGGGTGATGAGGTCACTCTTGATTTTTTTATCGTTAGTGATGCTGTGGAGTGTGTTGAATTGTCTGTCGGCATGTATTCAAGTCTGTCAGCGGGTTTTGACTTTACTGATTTTGCCCCTGAAGAAGACACAACACTAGCGCCTGATATGTACAGCGATTTTGAACTGAGCTGAGGAGAAGAATATGGCATCAATGCAACCAACCAAAAGCCACAAATACCTCGTCACTGGCGGCGTGGCCGCCGACGCGTTTGTGGCGCTACGTAATAAATTCGACACGTCGACTCATTGGGAAGTTCAATTCCAGACGTCTGACACCGGCTTTGTTGTGCGCCAGCTTCTTGGCGACACCACGTCACAATATCTGTTCGTGCGCTCAACAAACAACGTCACAATGCGAATTGATCCTAGCGGCACAATTACCGACGGCTCGGGCACCGGAATCAGCGCAATGGCGTCTGGTGCGACTGACGCAATTCCGTTCAATACGGCCTACTGGCAGTTCCACGAATGGCGCGACGCGTTCACGATTTTCACAGCGAATTATGCATCGTCGATCGTCGGCTACCCGCAAGGGATACATGCCGGATACATTCACAATCCTGCGTTTTCGACCGATCCTTCCGTCGGCCTTACAGGGCAAGGCTTTCTGGCTGGGCCGCCTGATACGGCAGGTGGGGGAAATGCATGGTTCCCAGGTGCGTCAACATCCACAGACTCCCGAATCCGGGTTGCAGCTACTGGCGTTCAGGCGACAGATTGGGTGCAGCTCGGTATGAATATTAGCACATACGCGTCCGTTGCTGGCGGGCACGTCAACGGGAATTTAATTGGCGGGCGCGATCAGCCTGAGCCAATAGTGGCGTGTGTTACGACCGCAACAAGTCGAAAAGTTGGAATGATGAAATATATCTTCACGCGCCAGCCAACGGCGGTCCCCGGAACGTGCCAGTTTGTCGGTGGCGTGCGGAAAATGCAGCATTTCGCCTCATCTCACACCACGAGCACACAAGCCGTCATGGGGGTTGAGGACGACTTCCAGCCAGCCGGAGCGCCGACCTAATATGCCAATCAATTTTCCAACATCGCCAGAAATTGGCACACCCTATACCCTGAATGGCAGACGCTATTTTTGGGATGGAGTGAAGTGGGTTGGTGCGGGTCAGCCTGGTCAGCCTATAGGTGTGCCAATTAAATATACGTCGGTCAGCGCACTGATCTCCGCCTCAGAAGTTGATCTTGCGCCGGGCTATTACGAGGTTGTTGGCGAGTGGATCATGGTATATTGGGACGGCGTATCGTTCCAATACCCAACCAAAGCAACCGCAACACATCAACAGATACTAACCTACTATCCAACGGTAGAGGATATTTGAGGTGCTAATATGGGTATTGCGTACGCAGATTTAGTAGTGGACGGCGCTTACTTGATTCGGAATTACGGGGACGGCGTCAGTTATCCAACAACGCCAGAAAATCGAATGCGGCCTATGATTGCCGACTTTCGCAACAGGCTTCGCGCGCGCGTTGGAGCTGACTGGCAAGTGTCAGATATTGCCACATTCACTGGCGGTGGTGGCAACCGAACATTCGCCATTCGTGTAAGGAGAATGATCGGCGCATCGCCAGAAGGTTTTGAATTTGTGCTACTCATTGGTGGATATGGCAGCTCTTCAGCCTATCCGGGTGCTGGCGACTACCTGCTTCCAAACACAACGTACACGATAGACAGCTCAGACGGGTTCAGGACTCAAAACTGGGTTCCTGTAATTTTCCCAAACATGGAGGCAACCACAAAAACGTTTGCAGGTGGTTGGGATTCGACAGGTGCGCTCGGTGGTGGCGACTTTTCTGATATGGTGACATCGGGCGGAATCAACCCATACTCGAATCAGGTTGGATTTCTGAACGGCTGTGCTGATTTTGAAGGCGCTTTTTTGGGCCAGAACACGGAAGGTTTGGATTTGATGCTTGTCCTCGATTCAGAGGAAAACACTGCAATGTTCTGGTTCGGCGGCAGCGACGTGCCCGAGGCCAGGTTCCTGTATATGTGCGGGGATATTCACCAGATCGACCCTGTAAACGTCGGTGATACCTATCCCGAGGGCGTGCTGTGGATTGAGCGACAAACTTTTGGTGGAACGAATGCTGAAGTTAATGTGGTTATCCACGGACGCAACGCGTCAGGTGTCATCGACAAGGCGTTTGCGCTCGGTCTGATTAAAAATTACACGTTCAACGACGAGCTTAACGCAGTGCCGGAGCACGGAACGTCTCCGCGGGATGGTGACAATAAGACGCTATCAAGAAAAATCGCAGTCGCGTCGCCCGGATACGCTAAGGGTTGGCTCAAACCGGGACTTTGCTTAGAGATGGGGTCAGGTGATTCTAGGCCACGACGCCAACATTACATGCGTTTTTTTGACGGGCCGGTGCCTGAAAAGAAATACGTTAAGTGGACAAGGTATATTGGTTTTCTGTTTCCAGCAGACGTACCGTTTCCGTTTTTGAGTTATCCACTGCCACGAACTTAGCCAGCCGGAGCGCCGACCTGATATGCCAATTAACTTTCCAAACGCACCAGTCTTAGATGAAGAGTTTGTCCACGAATACGCCTACAAGTACCGATGGGATGGCGTGAAATGGGTTGCAGTAGGACGGACTCCGGTAACGGGTGGAGGTGGCGGTGTCATTGCGTTTGCTACAGTTACTTCTTTGATTGAAGCAAGTCAGGTTTCTCTTACTCCTGGATATTATGAAGTAGTTGGTATTGCTTTGGCGTATTGGGATGGCACCGTTTTCCGCGACTCAGACGGTGGTAATGAAATTGAGCTTTCTCCTGTCATGGATCACCTTGATGACGTTGCGTTCTGGTTCCGCCCAGGTAATAAAACAGGAACTCGTTTTTCTGAAATAGTTTCAGGCGACCAACTAACATCTTGGCGCTCGAACACAGAAAACAATTTAGTGGCTGAGCGGTCTCCATCCGCTTCGTTGCTTCTTTCTGATATAAGGGGACGCGAAGCTGTGAGATTTAGGAATGTAACTTTTACAGCTCCGTCCTCCGTTGCAGCAGATATCATTGGCCCTTTTGAAATTTTTGCGCTTGTCAAGATTCGTACAGATACTCAAATGAACGCCGTAGTCTCAGGGATCTGGAACGGTAGCGCTGGGTGGCTTTTAGTTGCAGCCGAAAGTGCGTCGCCTCATGGTGTTGCATTTGGTTTTGATGGCGTCTATGCAAGAGCTTCCTCTCGCATGAGCATTGCTCCACAGGTTTTGCACGCGCGTTACACTGGAACTGATCTTATAGTTTCACTCAACGGCGTAGATGTTGGCACAACGCCGAAAACAGGTACAACATCGTCGGTCGCCTCTCTTAGTATCGGGTCATACAATAGTCTTAGTTCTATGAATGGCTGGGTCTCTGACCTTATCAAAATTGATAAGCTTTTGACGACGCCAGAACGGACTGCCATTGTTGACGATCTTCTATCAAAGCTCGAAACTCTTGACCCAGGGCCTATGCCAGCATTTGTGGTCAACGACTGGCAATCAAGTTATGTCACAACAGTCGCAGATGGCGATCCTGTCGATGTTATTCCAGAGCCAGTCAACGGCATGACACTCTCTTCGACAGGTACGGCGCGAGGAATTTATCGTGCAAATGCAGCTGGCATAGGCTATCCCGCCATTCAGCTTGACGGGTCAAACGATGAATATGTCAGAGCAGGACTCTCAACCCTTGCGGGTGGCCACTTTACACTGTTTGTTTTGATTCGATTCATTACGCTCAGCGCCGATGTGCGTATCTGGGGTCACGACAACCTAGCTGGAACGGGCGTTGGTTTATTTGGTCATCAGGGTTCGCACTTCCAGACGTATGCTGGATCTTATTTGTCCCTTGTTGATACACAGGATGCAAGTGCAGAGGCATCACTACTTACTTTGTCCACAGATGCTGACGGGGTTACATTCTGGGGGACACTTACGCCCAAGCGCCGTGTATTGCGAGCGAATACAGGTTTCCCAACAGGCACAAGCACTTTTGGCATCGGTCGAAAATATCTCGGCTTCGGTGTTCCTCCGAATGGGTTTTTCTATGGAATGTGGGCTGTTCCCGCAACCATCACTGACGAGGAAGAGGCTGAAATGCGCACTTGGATTAGACGTACTTACCCGGACCTTTTTTAATGAAGAAAATCAAACAGAGCACACAGATCAACAAGTCCACTACCTATGATGACACTCTCGCATCTGGCGTGACGCTTGAGTCAGCAGCGGCTTCGCTTGAGGATGACTTAAACGCCATCAGAAGCCAGCTTGAGAAAATTATCGGCACAGGTAACTGGTACGACGTTTACGTGGCACCAGCGGATTCTGACGAGCTGGTAAAGGTGTCTCTGAATGATACGACACCTGGATATCTGGAAGGTAAGATCGCAGCCGGAACTGGAATCTCCATTTCAACGGTGAATGAAGGAGCTGATGAAGACCTGACTATCACATGCACCGTGACGAACACAGATCAAGTGGTTAAGGTCACGTCAGACGATACGACCTCGGGTTATCTTCTTGGAAAGCTGGTTGCCGGATCTGGTATTACGCTCACCGAGGGGTCTCCAGGCGGCAATGAAACTCTCACCGTGGCAACCACCGTTGTTAATACAGACCAGAATGTTAAGGTAACTTCAAACGATACAACGTCTGGCTACCTGCTTGGAAAACTGGTAGCTGGCGCAGGTGTGTCCTTGACCGAGAATAACGATGGGGCAGCGGAGACACTTACCATTGCAGCTCTCGGTATCGGTACGGATGAGCTTACAAAAGTTACGTCGAACGACACCACACCTGGGTATCTTCTTTCCAAGGTCGTTGCTGGTACGGGCATCACTGTTACAGAGACCGATGACGGACTAAACGAAAAGCTCACTATTGCCTCAACTATTGTGAACACAGATCAAGTGGTTAAGGTGACATCAGATGACACTACGTCAGGATACCTACTGGGCAAGCTGGTTGCGGGATCTGGTATTACGCTCACCGAGGGATCTCCTGGCGGCAATGAAACTCTCACCGTAGCAACCACCGTTACGAACACGGACCAGGTTGTGAAAGTGACTTCAAATGATACGACCTCGGGTTATCTGCTTGGAAAACTGGTTGCGGGGGCTGGAGTATCATTGACAGAAAACGATGATGGCCTAGATGAAACACTTATCATTGCAGCGCTAGGTGTGGGGACAGATGAACTGGCGAAAGTCACTTCAAATGACACGACTCCGGGTTATCTTTTTTCAAAGGTCGTAGCGGGAACAGGTATATCGGTCACTGAAACAGATGATGGCCTGAATGAGAAATTAACTGTGGCATGTACTGTCGTGAACACAGACCAGCTTGTCAGGACATCGGCGGCGGATGACACGGCTCAGTACCTGGAAAGCAAGGTGATAGCGGGGGCAGGAATCACAGTAACAAAGGAAGTCGTACCTGGTGGTGGGAACGTGGAGCGGCTTTCCATTGCTTCGACTGTTACCAACACAGACCAGGTTGTGAAAGTGACTTCAGACGATACTACCTCGGGTTATCTTCTTGGAAAGCTGGTAGCTGGATCGGGCATCACACTGACTGAGGGGTCTCCAGGCGGCAATGAAACTCTCACCGTAGCAACCACCGTTGTTAATACAGACCAGGTTGTAAAAGTGTCATCTGACGATTCATCTGCGGGCTACCTAAATGGAAAGCTGATTGCCGGAACCGGAATCACTCTTACCGAAGCGGCTGGTGGTGGGGGTGGAGAGACCTTTTCGGTGGGGCTTACCCCTGGCTACGTTGCGTCTATTGTGACGCTTGATAACGCTGTGGACAATCAGGGCGCGACTCCCGTAACATCTAGCGCCACTACATCTATCAACATGGCCCACAACACAGGGTGGGTTTTCAGAAACAGTGCAGGGATCGCCCGCGTGTCGTTGTTGGCTGGAGCTACCGGACTTGGGTCGTTCTCTGCGAACGTCGACACTTTCATCGTTAATAACACGAACTCCGCCGAGTTTATGCAGGGGATGTCTGTCGACAGCAACGACTTCCCGATAGACATTGGTGTTGTTGCTGGGCAGATCAATTTCACTGGAGCTGGCGACAAGGCAATTACCACTACAGGGACCACGGTCAAGTTAAGGGTTGTTCCTGCTGGAGTTCTTGAATTGGACGCGGGCACGGATCTGACATTCCAGGATCAATACAAGGTGGGTTCCGAGATATTCTTCTCCCGAGCAGCCGCAGACTGGACGGATTACAATACCTTGTTCAATGCTGGAGACACTGTATTCTCTCTTCTTCGTGCTGTGTACAGTTCTGCGTTTGTATCAAGCGTGGATGGTACTATCCCTGGAATTGGAACCCTTGAAAACATCATCACTGGCAGCCAGGGGATCAAGGTCGTCACTGAGTCCAGCAAACTCGTTCTAAGGCACCGCGAAATCTCCAACGACTTCTTTGGCCTGCTACCCACTACCGAGGCCACGGCTCACACTGGTTGGTGGTTCAACACTTTCGCCGCTGGCACACAGGCCATTCAAACCAGCGCCTTCACTGGTACGGCGGGCGTGATTGCAATAGCGGCCGTTGCATCTGCTAACTCTGGCGGGCAGATCAAAACGGCCGGCCGAGCTGCCGTCATGGACTCTGGCGAAGTAAATGCAACTCTGCGCTGGCCGTCGGCCACGTCTGTCGTGTGCTGTACTGGTATTTTCCTAACCACCGCCGCTGGATTGCCGTTGAACGGAATTTGGGCTGAATACGGGTCCTCTGGCACTGTCTACCTTGTGAGTGCATCCTCTGGAACTCGCGTGGTTTCATCGTCAATAGCCATATCAGTTGGTACAATGTACACAATCAACATATCGTGGGCTGGAAGCACAGCGACGTTGACTGTGTGGAACGCTGGCACTCGGGCACTGATCGGCTCCGCAACGATAACTCACAACTCCCCTACCGGCACTGCCTACAACATATCGCATAGCGTTTGGCGCACTACTGCTGCGTCTGGCATTATTTCATATCTGGATTACTTGAGCTACGCGCCCCTGGCTTTGATGTGACAATTTGAGAATACGCAGCGAAGCTAGAGCTACCCATATTGCTCGCGTGCGTGTTGAGTAGCAGTGCTTTAATAATTTTGTGCGCGTATAGCGGCGCATTCTAACCTTAGTGATTTCAAGCGTTGATAAGTATGTGTTTTGAGATACAATGACAGCACATGCAAAGGTGATTTATGCCGGCTGAAACCATTACAAGTCTGGATGCCTGGATACCCGCAATCGTGGCATTTGGAATCATAGCTGGGGCCATAAACGGCGTTATGACCGCTATCAAGTCCGCGCTAAAAAATACCGCTGTGGACAAGGCTTCGTGGTACTACCGGTCTCTGCCTTTGCTACCTCCGTTTTTGGGCGCGTGTACATCACCGCTTATCGGACCGAGCATTACACCCGTTGAGTTCGACCTTGGGATACGTATCATGGCGGGTATACTGATGGGGTCTCTCAGTACGAACATCTACGCGGTGTGGGAGACAAACGTTAAACGCGTACGCTCCCCAGACACCTCTGGTGACGACACACTGGAACTCTAAGGAGCCCAAAATGTACACTGCAGTAAAGAGTTATGCGCCAATGGATGAACTTACTAACAACCCCGTCGTACTCTCCAGTATAGTCTCCGGCGTTACGGCCTTGTTGGTTGTGGTGTTTCAGCGTGTGTCTGACTGGAAGAAGACAAGAGATGCCAACACGCACTCTTCGACTCTTTTGACCGTGCAGACAGAGAGTAGCGAGCGCATAGCCATGTCATCTCTTTTTGCGGCGCGCGTGTCCTCATTAGAAGAGACCATGGCTCGCATGCACGCATCCATAGCAAGTCTTCAAGTGGAGAACTCAAGACTCGCCGGTCACGACGCGTTTCAAGATCGTGAAATAGAGAGACTGACAACTCACAATGCTAGCCTGCAGTTAGAGATTGAAATGCTGCAAGAGCACAACAAGATCTTGACCGCAGAGCTGCAAGAGGTAAAAAAAGAGCGTGACCTGTACAAGGACACGCTAAACGAAATGAAAGACACTGTGCACTCGTTGGCCGAGAACAGTCAGGTCATTTGACTTCGGCGAGTGTAGTTGTTCGAATAGTTTCTGTCTTGACCACGTACCGCCCCAAATACCGTACCACGGCGAAGTGAAGAGACATCTCTTCACTGTTTTCGTGCGGCAACAAATCCACAATACTGTTGTAAAACTCCTGAGCCGCGTTACCGTTCGACTCAGCGTATTCCTTTAGTGCCGCACGCACTTCGGTCATCGATTCGTGGTCAGCCTGAGGAGGAACCATGATGTAGTCCGTGCCATTGGCGCTCACAGTCACGGCAAACTTGAGCTCTGTGTTAGCTCCTCGCTTCGCTCGTGTTTTTGTCTCAGACGTCTCAGCAACTGCTTCAGATGCGCCATCGTTGGGTGTTGTTTCCGTTGTTTCCGTTGTTTCTTCACTCATTGTCTTCTCCTTTTTACGTCTTGGACGCTTCAAGTGGTGGTAACGCAGACAAGCCGACTGAGGCCCTTACTGTGTTCCAGTCATCAACTGTCATTGGCATGCCGTTGGCATACAACGTCATGATACGATCAATCCTGGCTTCCTTCTCTCGTCTCTCCAGGTACTCCTTGGTGATTTCCTTCAGCACTTTCATTTCCGGTGCGTTCTCCGCGGCTTCCATGTGCGCAAGGAGTTCCTCTTTTGAAAGGACCGTGCACTCCTCTTCTTTGTCTCCTCCCGTATTGTTTTGTTGTTCTGTTATGTCCGTAGCCACAATCACCTCCGCTAATTAGGTGATTGACCATGCCACAACTACAGGCACATTCAAATAAGAAAAATGCGCACGGTGCGCACAAATATCATCTCCACTGCGTGCCAAATTTCAGGTCTCGGTATTTCCACGGCGGGGTGTCCTTCAGCTGTTTCTGTGTGTATACACGCAACAACTGCGACCCGTATGTGGTAACCCCCCGAACCAAATCGGCCTCGTATTGGAAGTGCCACCACTCTGCAGCACCATTCGACTTGGTTTTTGGGTCCATAAATGCAGGTCGCCACGGAATCGGCTTAAACCCTGCTTCTGCGCAAAGTTCTGTGAAGTTCAGGAAGTACCCTGCTGTCTTCACAATCTTTTGCGGGTAATCTGCGTCGCCGGACTTCTCGTACGTCACCGCGTCCAGGGTCCTGTGTCTGCCAGATCCCGTGGCTCCCACGCGTGCCCATACTACCCAATACCGTGGATTATTTGGGTCAACGGTAACCACAAATGGGTCAGTGTGCGGGTCGACCATCGCCGAGTAGACATAAAGATCAAATGCCGTCAGGAGATAGTGAAAGCTGGTGGCACTCCTGTTGGACCCTACCTTCGCAGTGAGCGCCCTCTTTGACCCTGAAGAGGTCATGAGTGCGCCAACGCTCTTCATCGGGTCTAGAATCTTGTCTTGGAAGATTCGAGCCACGTCTGTTCGAAGGGTGAACCTGTTGTACCCCTCTTTATACGTGGTCTGCCACTGCACGACAGTTTGAGTCGGCTCAGGCTTGTCCTTGGCCGGCTGAGCTACCGGGTTGATGTGCCTGCTCCAGACCTCATCCATTTTGCCCCATGTGACAGGCCCAACAACCCCGTCCGCGTATAGATCCTGGCCCGTTTGAAACGACAGCACCGCTTTCTCTGTGGCCGGTCCGAATGAACCATCCTTTCGAAGAGGCGCGCCGTCAACGCGAGCACCTGTGTGTTGCGCAATCTGGTTTAGGTATGTCTGCAGGTCCTGCACCGCCGTGCCCGCATCTCCTCGTTTCAGTGTCGGTCGTGTATTCACTGTGCCTCCTTGCTCTAGCAGTAGCTCTTGGTTAAATCTCTTGCTGTGCATGTAGAATGCCTCGAGTCGGAGAGCAGATACAATGTCTTCCTTCACATCATCGCAGAATTCCGGCACGCCTTGCGTTGCGGCTCGTTCGCTGATGTACTTCAGATCGGAACGCACGCTGTCACTGTACACAACCTGATCTGCGGATATGGGCAGTTCCATGGCATTAACTTCTTCATACCTAAAGCTCGGCTCAGAAAAGGATTCATCAGGAATCACATCTTCCAGCACGTCATTCTGGTGCGCAATAGCGTAAGACGTGTAGACGGCTTCAATTTTTACCAGGCGGAGGTTCTCTGTGTTCACTGTGTAGTCATCACCCATTCGCGCTGCTCCTCACAAAACGTGGACCATTTGAGATGCTCTTGAATACGCAACGTACAGCATTTTCCCATAGAAGTCCTTGTCGCGTTTAATCCTGGAAATGTCTCTTTCCATCACAAAGACCTGTTTGTACGTAGACCCCTGTGAAGCGTGAATAGTCTGCGCGTAGCCAGGTCTGAACTCTGGATACAGGTCCTTCAGTGTGTAGAACTCATCCCACTTAGCGGCTACCGACGCTTTTGGATTGTTGGTCTTGATGGTGTTGATGTCTGCCTTTATGGCATCTAGCCGGGCTTTCAGTGCTGGTTTCTGCTCCTTGTCCATAGTGTAGACCTCCATGAAGCTGCCTTCGAACTTCAGACGCCAACACATCAATCCTGTCTTGTCGTGCTTGACGCGCTCGGCGTCACTCACCTTGAACTCCTGGTGCACATGCCAGTGCAGCGTGGTGTCCGCCGCCACGATACGCTCTCCAGGTACAAACGCGGGCGCGTTTTCTCCGAATATCTTCTTCCTAACCCAGTTGTTGGCATTAACAACCATCTCGTTTCGGTATGCGATGATCTGTCCGGTATCCGCATATTCAAGGTATGCGTGCAGGAAGGACGATGACCCGCCATGGCGAATCGTGGTCTCGCTGTTCTTGAACACTGGCGCCACGCCCTCCCCAATGCATCGCCGCACCTGAGACACGACTTTTGCGATGTCACCAGAAAACCTCTCTACCTGCGTCAGCGTAACCTGCTTTTCGACATCAAACGCCAGCGAGCGCCCGTTGTTTAGGTTTTCTTCTCGGACTGGCGGGAGTTGCAGCGGGTCTCCTACGAAGATGATACGAAACCCTAATGCCTCCTGGGCTTCCATGAGCCACTGGTACACGTCTTTGTTGATCATCGAGCACTCGTCAATGATGACCATGTCGTACTTAGATATCCTTGCGTCGGTCCATCGATCGACAACCGGCCTGAATTGACGGTGCCCTTCTTCATCTACTACTGCTTTCATGTTCAGCAGCTTAGCCACTGTCTGAAAGTTGTTGTGCTGAGGCGCTATGACTTCGGGGTCAGCCATGTGCTGCAGCACAGACACGGCTTTGTGAGTGGGCGCTGCGAACACTATGCTGTGTTTCCTGGCAGACGCTGCCTGTCCAAAGAAGCTAAGCACTGTGGATTTTCCAGTGCCTGCGTACCCAAATAGGCCGAAGACCCTATGCGGGCTGTCTGCTTTAGCGAACTTGTCCAATTCCAGTAATACATCGAGTTGTTGTTCGTTCAACACCTCGGCGGGTGATGATAGCATGGCTATCCCTTTGGTTAGTTTATGCCGCGCACGGCGGAAAAAGTTGTCACGGATTAAACAGTAAGTCTTGCCACAGAGCAACTGCATTGTTGCTTCGCTCTGTGCGCGTAACGACATTGCGCGCCTCGTCTATCTCGGTCAGTGTCCAGCGTTTGTGTCGGCGATCGTATTCCATGTAAACCACGCGACCGGTTTGTAATGAATCGCACACATAACAGTTTGTCCGGCCCACTTCTGTGAACCCAACGCTAATTAAGAACTGCACTTCTTCATCTGTCATCTGGACTTGCCTAACCAGGGGCTGCTAGGTATAACGTTACATTACAACTCTTGTTCGACCAAACTCGGAGCTCATATATGCCTCTTCTGACAATTACAAATCTCGGTACCACAGACTCTGGTATTCACGAGCCGTGGAGCCAGTTCCAAGGGCGTCTCCCAGCTGGCGAGACCAAGCAATTCACAATCGAGTCCATCACCTTGATGCGCCTTGAAAAGCAGCTCAACGAGCTTCGTGCTCGCACTGACAGTGATGGCAACCCTCTGTTTACGGTAAACACTGCTGTGGACCGATACACGGCTTCTGTAGAGGCTCAGGTCGCTACCGCTGATGTTACTCGCTGGGCCGCAAACCGCGTCGCTTCGGGTCTTGCTATCGAAAACCCCACCGCAGCATCTACCGTGGCCACGCGCCGTGTCGACATCGCAGCCGGTGAAATCTACGTGGACGGCGCCTACTTTGAAGTAGAAGCTGCCGTGAGCTCTACGCTCACCGCACAGCTAGACAAAGATGGTGCCGCCATGGTTGGAAGCCTGGCAACCGCCAGTGACCGCTATGCACACGTGTTGGCTGTCAATGACGACGGTGCTTTGAAGACGCTGCTCGTCTTTGGAGACGCGGCCGACACAGGAGAAGCCGTTGCACTTACGGAAGCTCAGTTGGCGACTGCCGTCGGAGTATACCTTGAAGAGGCAGGGCCTGTGTTCTCCTTTGTGGTTCTTGCTGAAGTTCTATTCGAAGAAGCTACGGGCCTTACACAGACGACTACGAATGTGCGTGCCGTACCGCCTAGCTACAATTAAAACTCGTACTCCTCCAACTCTTCCTTAAGTTTCTCTGCCGCGTTCTTCATGAGCGCGGCATCTTCTTTTGGAGAAACTACCAGCGGGGGCTGCTCGTCAAGTATCAAGTCGCATGCGAAGCAGACGACTTTTTGCGACGAAATCTCAATCCCATAATAGGCGGTCAAGTTCTTACAATTCGGGCACCAGGTGTACCGATGTTTCATTGGATATCTCCGTGTTATTTGATGTTACAACAACGACGTCTCTATCAGCGAGCTTTGCCAGGTGCTCTCTGCCTTTGCGTGTTATTTCAAGCTTAGAATGGGCTGCGTCCACGCGTACCCAACCGCGAAAAACAGCGTCGATAACTTCTCCTCTCTCTACACGTTCCAGAAGTAGAAGCTCAAACCTGATGGCATCTCTTCCTCGAAAAAGCGCCATAAATGACGTGTCGTGTTCAATCATAGGATGACAGGGTGTCCGGTTTCAGGACACGAGGTGAAGAATTGACGCGCAGCGCTGGAGGAGCTCTGCTTCAGGACTGTTATCTCGACTGACCTGTGCGTGCCACCGCACCTCGGGCAGTGCTCAATTGACGTGTAGATTCTGTTGGGCGGGAGGAACTCGTCAGTGTCATCGCGATGAATGTCGACGTATTTCGGCGCCAGCACACCCAGGCGTGCCTGTCCTCTCCTGGTGCTTTTCAATGTGATTATTACGGTCTCCATCGGGGCATGCAGGATAATACACTGCCCTTCTTTCCTTGTCAGCGTTAGCATGACTTCTCCTGGTTTCCACCCACTGTGAATAGGCGACGCGGTTGCCTCTGATCAACTCGTCAATGTTCGTCATGCTGCTTCCTGGTAGTCAGACGTACGTCATATCCCATAAGGGCAGCCCATTTCAACGCGTTATCGAATCGTGGCACAGATGACTCTGTTTCCCAGTTAGAGAAAGTTTGCGTGGTGACTCCGATTCGATCGGCCACTTCTCTCTGTGTCATCTTCTTTAGAAGACGCGCGTCTCGCAAAGTCTTAACGAAGATATCGACGGGGTCAGGTCTGTCCATTAAAGCCTCCATGGCCGTTTCAGTGTGTCGTGTATAGAATCTCGACTTGCTCGAGTCCTCTTTGAAAGTCAAACCCTAAAGCCACGGCAGTTGCCCGACTGAGATCGATAACGCCGCGCCACTCTCCAGGGTCCTCTCTAGAAAATTTGGTAATCCACAGGCCCTCATCGTCTAAGGCCCCGTAAGGTCCACGGTCATTAACAAGGCACCATGTCTTGTGTCCCGTGCGTGTCAGCCTTACCAACACGGCTCTACGCAATGGAGCCGCCCGCATAGCGCACGTTTTTTTTGACGGATCAAACGGCTCACCGGTTGCAGTTATACTTCCGTGCAGCCCGTAGTCGTTTTTCACTCCGCTGCCGTACCATGAGGCTAGTCCGGTGTGTTGAACTGTCATTTCTGGTAACGCCGGCACATCGACTGACCCCCATTGAACATTCATGGCCAGCACTATGACTAATATTTTCTCTATCAATTCGGTTTTTCTCGGCTCGGCCACGCGTTGCACAGCACGTTGTCTATTTCAGCCCTGACGTCCGGTGGCGCGTCATCATAGTACGTCATCATCTCGGCCATACACTCGTCGGGAGGTAGTTTCCTGGCCATGCGCCCCCAGCTTCTCCCATAAAAGTCTGCTCTTCGAATTGCTCCTCTGGCGATGGCTGACAACCTCTCCACGGCAGCTGCTGTTTCTCTTTCCATCCGCATCGTGTGTCGCAGTACGATTAGCGCGCCTGCGGCGGCACCAAGCACAAAGATGCCTATCTGCATAATCCACATAATACCCTCACAATAAATCTAGTTCATTAACGGGAAATCTTTTACCACGAAAGTCAAAATAATGCGCTGTGCGCTAAAAAACTCAGCAAGCTAACTCATGATCTCGTCCAGGAACGTTTGAAGATACTCTACTACTGAATGAGGTGCGTCGACTGCCTCGTCTGCGTCAAGTCCTTCGATGGCGCATTCCAGCATCCCTAGCGTTTGGCGCAACACCATGTTCTCCGCTGTGCGTCCTCCGGTGACCTCGGTGACTCTGTTAGTCACTCCACGCAGTGTGTTGATGTGTGCTGTATTGTCTTCATCTGTCTGTGTTGTGTTCACGATGCGCTGTGTGATTTCTTTGACGACGGCTATGTCCGAGGACTCTATAGAGAAGAGCGCTGGTACGGCGTCTCTTGCTTGTTGCGCCAGACACGTTGTATGACGTTGCACATACGTAATGTCTTTGTATGACTCACCATAAGGAGACGACAGCCATCCGCCATTAGACATTGACGGCAGCACATCCCCTGAGTGTGCGCAGTCGAACCCCGCCACTGTTTTGCCATCGCTCCAATACATTTCCTTCAAACACGTCAGTCCGCCGTGCACATTGACATAAGGATCTTGCTCCCGTACCCATGGGTGGTCGTGGTCCAGCACCACGTAGCCGCAGAGATGCCCTGTGCCGCTTCTACGAACAATAGCGCACGTAAATCCGTGCGCCTCAAACACAAGATAGTCGGGTTCTTCCATCCATTGACCCGGCTTGAGTCCCTCCTTCGCGTTTACTGTCTCAAACATTTTTCTTAAATTGTCCTCGATCGTCATATGATTCTCCGTGTGAGCTTTCTTGTGCCACAGTATGAGGTTGTTTTCTATTGATGTGCAGACGCGTTGACGCACGAGGCCCACGCAAGTAAGCTGGCGATGTTTTACCGCAGCTACGGAGCAAGGGCGTGACGTATCATACAGGGTTCAATCTGGTGCTGGCGCACGCGGGCCTCCCAACAAAAACAGCCGCCTGGCCTTTCGGCCCTGATTTGGACAAAGCTACCGAAGACGCTGTGGCTGGCCGGTCCGCTGGCTTCTATGCGCAGTTCCCTCTAGAAGCAGCGCACGCCCTAACTGGCAGAAAGCTGTCCCCGTTTAACGTTGGTGCGCGCATGGCGCCTGGACTGGGGGCTATGTACGGCACCAGAGATCTGGACTTGAAGTACCAACTTGGGGCTGCAATCGGCGGCGAAGTCGCCGGAGAAGGCACCGATCAAGTGGTGTCGGCCATCGCCAGACATGCTCTGCGTGGGAATCTTCCAGACGAAATTAAAATTCGAAATGTCAAAATCCCGCTAAGCCCTAACGTAATAGCAGGTCTGCTAGGTGGTGTAGCGGGTGAAGGCGCGGCGCGTCACGGTATCTGGGCAGGATTACAGGCAGCTGACGAGATCTAACCACGGCGAGAACCACGATGACAACAAAATTGGGCTACGGCCCTGCGCCAGCATATGCCACGTACCAAGAAGAATCTGCTTTGCCTCCTGGTGCGGCGGCGGCCATTGGGGGCACGGCAGCAAATGCGGCTGGCTTAAAGTACCTCAACATGACAGTTGACACCAAGCGCGACAAGGACTCGTCCAGGGCCATCAGGAAAATGGTGGACGAGGGCATTCCGATGGAAGACGCCGGGCACAAGGCCATCGCTAACAGGAAGATGACCATGAAGGGGCGAAGACTCGCCGGCGCAGGAATCTTGGGTGGTATAGGCGCCACAGTTTACGGCGTAAACAAACTGCACGACCATTTCAGCAAAGAAAGCAGCTACAGTGATGGCTACAACACCATAATGAAGGTCGCCAGGCTGCCAGCAAAAAGTGTTGGGGCGAAGGGATCTAAGATGCTCCGTGACTTAAAAGACACGGCCAGAAAAGGCGTGTCCGTGTCTGACGCGGCCCTCTACGTCGGTGCTCCTGGTGCAGCTGCTACCTATTTGTACTCCCGGACCAAGTAAATGACCAGAAACTACTTCGACGGCATGGACGCTGTATACGCTGCTGCAGGGCTGCTCGAAAAAGAAGCGGCCAGGCGAGAGACAAAGATATTGCGGTCTCTGTTAAAGAGCACGGAGCCATCTTATGTCAACAAAGCAGCGCCGACTAGGTACGCTTCGACCGTAGCCGAAACACAGCCTTCAGCGTACGCGGAGACTGCTGCGGCGTTTCCTGGCGCCACCGCACCACAAACGCCTCTAAAAAAGACTCGCCTTGCTCCTGACCGCATCCAGGCAGGTGCCTCTCCTGACAAGGCGAACCAGCTTCTAGCTACCATGCAGCAGCGAGGCTACTCTCCCAGGGAATACGTCGGTCACCTGGGAACTGGCGGTGAAGGCATCGCAGATCTAGTGGCTCACAAAGGTCAACTGGTCGCACGCAAGACGTACAACCCGGACTCGGCCATCTACTCTCCTAAGGGCGTGAGGCGAAAAGAACAAATCATGCAGGCATCGCAACGCCGCTTCGCCAAGGAGGACAATCCTCTTACAGAGCTGTACGGCGCAAAGACGGTCACCAGTCCAGTCACCGGCAAGGAGTATCGAACTCACTACACGGAGTACGTGCCTCACGCACAGACAGGCGGCAACACGCACTATGACGAGGCGGCGCTTCGTAGGTCTCTAGACCGGGCGCACCCAGGATTTCGCAGCGAGGACTTCGCTGACACATGGCAGCGGTCTAGTCACGGCAACAACATTGCTGTAACAGCGGACGGAAGATCAAAGGTTGTGGACTTCATACCGACGCGCCCGTCGGATGGCGTGTATTCTCCGCAAACGGGTCATGGTATCCACGTAGAGGAGGGCGCGGCTAATCCAAAATCTGGCTACTTCCCGAACTTGCAGCGCGCACAGTGGGGCGGCCCCACCCCGCTCACAAGGCTGTCCAGCTCAGCATCGGACATGCGTGCTTACATGCATCGAGGAGAGATACCAGTAAAGAAAGTGCACAGACAAGGTCCGCGCGCTGAAACAGTGCCAGCGCCGTATGCCGCGCACACCGAGGCACTGCCTGCGGTTGCCACCGCCGTGCAGCGGCCTTCCAGGAGGACTTGATGCGGTCAAGTTATATCGATGGATACAATTCGGTGGTCAAAGTGGCCGGCCTGGAAAAGACGGCAATCAACACAAGGCTCTTGAAGAAGCTCCTGGACATCGAGCACCCCAATGCACCTGTGTCTGCAGAGAGATTGCAGTGGGGGAGACGCACGGGCGACTGGGAAGGCGTTCCATCTGCGATTCGCGAATGGACAAGTTCGCAAGATTCGCGGTTCTCGCCTTTAGCTGACACTGCCCGAAGATTGCCCGTGTCTGAAGACATTGAACAGATCATATTGTCTAAAACTTATGAGCCTGAGAAGTATTTGAAGTCTTTCTTGCCGCGGAACCCGCTTCGGGAAGACCATCTTCACGCGTCTGCTGGCGAGGCCCTGAACCCTAATATCCAATACAGTGTCAATAAGCTGCTACACGATCGGCCTCTCAAGCCAGAAGAGGCTGTTGGCATTCTTGGGGCTGAGAACATCCCTGTTCCAGCCTCGTGGATTAGGCAATCCTCAGATCCTGCTAATCTTCAGCAAGCCAGGTTGTTTAGTTTTGCGCACCCTGACGCTCAGCGCGATCTGAGGGCGTTGCCAGACGATGCGTCGCCGCACGATGTTGTGCGGACCCTAGAGCGCGTCATGTCCCCAGAAGAGAAGGCACAAGACATCTCCTTCCTGGTAGATTCTTATTTGCAAGATTCCGGAGATGTACTATCCGCGTTTCCAGCTGAGGCGCTGGCAACTCTCTCGGACAAACTCCGGGTTAGTGAGTCTCGGACGTCCTCTTCGGCGCTCAATCCTGTGCTCGACACGGTGCACAACGCTGTAAGAAATCCTCAGAGAATGCCTCGAGAAGATATGGCCGCGATATTTGCTGCTGCAAGGGAGGCGAAACTCGAAGCGGATTCTGCGCGCTCTCGCCTGAGAAAATACATCATGAACACGAGAGCTACACCCGTCTCTCCCATAGATCCAGATATTCAAACGTTGAATTATTCGACGGGTGAGATTTTTAAGTCACACAGTATGTTCGACCCGGCATCTCGTGCATACAGAGCTCAGAGTCCGTACCAGGTTGTAGAGCCTAAAGATCCTACGTGGGTGACAGGGCATCCAGACGTGGCCCGGCAATACGCCGAAGGCACACATAATAGAGCGTCTGTGTTCGAGTTTGACCCTGCGAAAGTCCCCCCTAAAGAGCAAAGTCCCTGGCACGCGCACGTAGCCAGGGACTCTCGATACCTGTCTCCTGAGGAAATTGCCTCGTCGAAGATGTTAGACCCCACCCACGTTGACACCTCCCCCTACTACGAAAAAGTAGTCACCGAAGGTGCTCTAAGACCTACTTTGACCAAACGCTGGCGGCCAACAAAAGATGGCGGCCTGGAATTGATGGAAGACTTTTCCAAATCGAAAGGCAAGAAGCCGGAGTTTTGAGATTATGAATAGACACTACGAATCTGGGTACGCCCACTTGATGAAGATTGCGAAGCTCGACCTCAGTAAGTGGCACGACTTACACCCTGCTACGCGGAATGCGATCGGGCTTGGGGCTGCTGGCGGTGCGATAGGCGCTGGAAGTTTCGGAATAGACACGCTCGTCAACGACCGAAAACCCGACTGGACGAAGCCTGTTGTAGGCGGCGCGGCTACAGCTGCCTTGGGTGCTTTGGCAGGCAAAGGCTGGCGTCATGCGTTCCCAATACTCCCTTCGAAGCAAGTCATTCCAGGTGTGTTGGGTGAGGAAGTGCCGGTTGGGCTCAGAGTTCAAGATGTGGTTGGTGGTCCTCGAGGCCATCAAATAACACGCTTTACCAGCGCAAATCCTGAATACGTCCCCACCCACGTGGACGCCTCAAAAGCCGACACAGATAAGTGGAAACTTCAAAACATGGATCTTTGGACAGGAGCACCCACCCAAAGTAGTTATGACGGGTTCGGAGGACGAACGCGGCCTTTTCATGCCGAGACCACCTTACCTTTCGATACGCCACTGTCGCCTAACCATGTAATAGAGCGAGAGACGTCTGATCGCATAGCACGCGACCCAGACCTCTTATGGAATGCGGAGGTGGCGATTGACCGTGCATGGCAAAAAGGGGTTGGGAACAGCTGGGCCTCTCCAATGGTAGACGATATAGGCACGGTGAAAAGGCCGGGCATCGCGTATTTTGACAACATTAAAAATATGCAACATGATCCGAACATAAGTGACGAGGCGAACGAAGCGCGCCGCTTGATTCGCACGCAGTTCAAAGACGCAGTACAGCCCGGTGGACGCTTCTATATCACTGCAGAAGAAGGCCAGGCTCTCCGCGACAGACTTGGTCTGGGGTACTTTGAACGATGAATAGCTATGCTGTAGGCTACAACCTGGTCCTCAAAACTGCTGAGCTCGACGCTGTTGTTCCTGCGCCTGCGCCTGCTGTTGTCACACCTCCAACACCTCAACCCCTTGCTCCTGTCTATCACTACGCGCCGCCTGCCTCGGTAGACTCGATTATGACGCACGGCCTTGCGGGGAACAAAGGGCTGGTTGCCAACCCTGAGCTGCTGAAGGCCGTGGCCCTGGCAAAAGGCACGCGCACAGGGCGCTTGCTGTCCGCGATTCAGGGTACGCAAGCCGGCTACGAGAAGGACGTCTTTGAAGGCCCGAATGTCATGTTCTCTGATATTCCGGACACGGTTCAACTGGCAGACGCGCATCCGCTTCGCCAGAACGATTACGCAAAAATCCAGGTCGACATGGATGCACTTATGCGTGATGAGCCCGAGACGCGTGCCTTCGGGATTGAGCTGACCCCGGATGGTCGCGGAGACACGCGGCGTCGGTTCTTAGAGGACGCTGAGCTTCGAGAGCTGCAAGCTCGGACACCAGAGGAATTGTGGAAGCATTATGAGGACCCTGACAACGAAGGGTACTACGCGGCAAATGTACCGCATGCGTCGATTCACACGCCTACTGGGATTATCGCGCCGAAGTACTTGAAGGTGATGTGAAAGCAGGTCAAGGCGCGTTAATACCGGGAATACCCTTCACGCCTTCTCTGTCGAGGCTGCGCTCGTAAGATTGCTGGATGCGCTTCTGGGCGTGGCGAGAAATTCGATTTTCTCCGAGATTTAGACGCTCCAGGCCCGGAACGTACTTGTTCAACGACGCCACTTCTGGTGCACGCAGGTCTTTGATGGCTCCTGCAGCTTCGCTACCTGGGCCGCGCAGTGTAGCTGCGATATTCATATCCTGGAGCATGGGCCTTGTAGACAAATGAGATTCAAACAGCCTTTTACCAAATTGCTTACCGATTTCGGACCCTTCATGTAGCAGGGTAGACCGATTAAATGCCTCCTGTCCTGGTCCGGATTTAAGCATGTTCTGGAATCCTTGCGCTTGAGGGGATGGAAAATCGCCACTGTCGACAAGGTGCTTCATCCATATAGCAGGGCTTCCTCCCTGATAAATAGTAGACCTACCGCCTGCCATAAATGGCTGGTGCACGGCCTTGGTTCTTGCAAGAGCGTCCTGGAGCGCCTGATCCACATCTTCCTCGGGATACCAGTCCAACATATCCCCATATATCTGTCGTAACTTACTTTCTAGGTCTTTGTCTTTGGTTTTTCCCAGCGTATTTGGTCCCAATCCAAAGGTTTCTGGGAGGTGGTTCCTGGGCCTAATTACGCCCGAGTATCCCCCAGAAATATCATCGGGCATGAGACTTCTGCGGACAACAGTCGTGTTTTTCTGCAGAGCACTGGTCGCCTTTCGTAGTTGATCCAGGGTGACAGCCGTCTTAGATAGCCCTGCTGTCTTCATAACGGTTGCAAAACCAAGATTGTACATGTCTTCCTCTAATACATCGTATTTTGCAGTTATACCTGCGAGATCAGGGTCGCGCAATCTGACGGCATCTAAAAAAAAGAGGAGGTGGAATTACCTCCTGAGCTAGTCTAGCCACACGGCGTTTCAACTCACGACGCTCTCATGTACCTTACCTGGAACGCCGTGTGGCGTGCCTGCTCCGCCTCGCGGAGCGCGTGAGCTCGGACATTGTCCGGAGCGTGCCTGCCTCGTCGGCACAGCCACTCCTCTAATTCGAGGGCATAACCCTCGAGCGAGTCGGCCGTGTTTTTAGCCGAAGCACGGGGCTCCGGCCTTTTGGGCAGGGACGCCCAAGCGGCCTTCTCGGCCTGGGCGTCGATGTAGATTACAATACCTGCTATCGCCATAACGACGATAGCCGAGATCATCTCTGCCTTAGTTGAAGGCTTTCGTCTGAACACAGTGATCTTCATAAGAACTCCATTGGTGTGTATGAACTTCATTGTTCATTACAACTTCTTATACCAGATCGCCGTGTTGGTTTTCTGTGGTGCTACTTTTCCTCTACGTTCATGCTCTGTGCCGCTTCAGCCAGGTGGTTTTTCACCAGGCGTGCTCCTGTAACAACGCGCCTAGACCTCGCTGGAATAGTCTCAAATAGGAGCGTGTCTTCAACGACGGGAAATCCCTCAGCGTCCAGGAATTTGACACCGAATGACTTGGTAAGTTCTGTGTCGCGATTGTTGACGACAGTGAACTTGTAGGCCACGTCACTAATTGTCTGCCCTTTTGGAATCACCTTAAAGTCCAGTCCGCTGAATTCGATTTCTGGACCGAGCTTCTCTTGCTCAACCTGCCTGTTGGCTTCGGCAACCCCAGCAGAGCCGGCTCCAAGAACCATGCACCCCACACAGGCTCCTGTTGGGAGAATCACAAATGCAAAGATCAGTGCCAGTACTACACCGACCGTGATGTTAAACCCTTTCTTTACGTCACTCATATCGTGCTCCGATTATCAGACATCGATCTATTTCAATGGTCTGCACAAACTTATACCAGCTCTTGTCTTCGATTTCTGCGCAGCTTCTTGCACCAGTATTGGGTGTGGAATTTGTGAGCTAAAAAGAAGGCGCAGGAGCGCTGGTGTAGAAGGAAACCCGAGGAGCTAATCCAGCTGCTCTTTCCAGAGCTGCCGGTCTAGGTGGCGCTCGAGCGCCTCGTCCTCCATTTGTAGACGGCGCTGGTACGCCTCCTCCTCCCGCTCTTCCTCCATCTCGGCTAAGTCGTCGGGATGCGGGGGGCGCCAGAGCTTTCGCTCCTCCTCCCTGCGCATCGCGACTTGAGCCATCTCTAGCTCAAGCCCCTCAGGGGACACAACCGTCTCATAATCTGCAGGATTGAATTTCGACATAAGAACTCCTTATAGATCAGACACTTAATTGTGTCGATTGATCATGTTCTTATACCCGTTCCATGCCCCCGATTTGTGACCTAAAAAAGAGGGACGGAATTGTCCCTGGAAAGTGCTGAACCTTAAAGACCTTCGAGCGCTTTGCGACTGATCTACTTAACCCTCTGCCACCCATCCTCCCCGCCAACTCGGTAGGAGTAGATTTGCGTGTCAGGGTGGTCTAGCTCGAGCCCGTCAAAGAACTCTGCCACCGGATCGTAGTCCGGATTCGCCCTCTCTTCGGCCCACTTGCTTTCGCGGTAGGCTTCGAGAGCCGCGGTGTAGTCCGTGTGTAACGCTGCGTAGCGCCTTTCAAGACGGGCGGCGAGAAGAATGTCTTCAAAGCTCGGAACATGAAAGATGTCCCCTTCCGCTTTTTGCTCCATGGCCTCGGTGTGCGCTGCAAGCCGAGCTTTTACCTTGTGGTAAGGCTCGCTGATTCTGTCCAGCTCCTCACCGAGGGCGTGGGTTTTTTCTGAGTATTCCATAACTATCTCCCTACTCCATGCGAAAAAAAAGCCGCGCACACCCTGGAGGAAAGGTATGCGCGGCGCGGCTCTCTGTGCGTGGGGTGGCAATTCAAGACTCCCAGGGAGCCTTGCTTGCCAGGATACGGGAAGTAGCGATGGGTCTAGAGACCACCGTTCCTCCCATGACGATGCTGGGAGCATCGTCTCTGCAGAGGGGCTCCATGCGTGCTCGCATGGCTGCAATGGCTCCCACGGGTACGCCGTGCGTGTTACGCGCGGCGAGCGCCTCGTCGTCGAGGTCTGTGTGGACCTCAACGACGATGACGGCGCAGTCGACTCGCGAAGCCATCTCCACGTATGGCTTCGCTTCCCAACACTGAGTGTTGGTGTTGTCGACGATGATGCACTCTACTTCATCACTATCCAGTGCCACCTGAAATTTCAGCTGGCACTGGGCGTGGGCGTCTACGATCTTCGACGGATCGAAGTTGTAGACGCCAGATGCGTCTACAAAGTAGTCGTCTGCGGAGACGACGACTACTTTGTAGTCACTTTGTTCAAGGGCCTGGCGAAGGCCCTCGACGGTTGTGGACTTACCCGAGCCTGGAAGTCCTTGCATAAGAATGACAAACATGTTGTCTCCTTGCTCAAATGAACTCCATTGTTCATTACAAGTTCTTATACCCGTTTTGTGTCATTCATTTGTGAAACAAGGTTGTGTAATGAAGCACAGTGTCCTGGACAATAGAGAACGCTCCTAGTTGCCCCAATACCGGGCGCAGTTTAGTTACCGTTTCTGGTTCCATGTCATTCCAGAGATTTTCCATGTCTTCTCGGATCTTGTCAGCTTCTTCAGAGTTGTTCTGTTCTTCGCTCAGAGAAAGTATCTCCATTGTTTTCATGATGTATGCGCCGAACAGGTGTTCCTGTGTCCAATCATGTCTGGCCATTGAATGTCTCCATGTAATGCAGAAACAATTCTCTGAATTCTCTTTTTATGTGAGTTACTTTGCTTTTGGTGAGGCCACGCATCTTCGCAATGTCTTTTAAGGTGTAGCCTTGACACGTGAGCCTGGCAATTTCTGGTACATGCTGTTCTCTCGCGCTTTTTCGAAGTTTTGCTCGGTTTATTCGAAGATGCGCGGTTTCTTCGTACAAGATTTCAAGGTGTGGTGCCTTTTTCATGCGTCGCTGTATCGTGGACAGGTGCATGCCTGTAAACGCAGCTATGCGCTTGTGTGTCCAGCCATCTTCTATGTATTTCTGCAACATAAAGTCGCTTACTTTGCGTGTGGTGCGTTTTCTCGCCGGAAACGTGCGGTCCCTGAGCCGAACAAGCTCTGGATCTTTGCGAATCCAGTAATTGACAGTCGCTTGTGAGCACCTCCATAGTTTTGCAATGTCTCGCGTGAATAATCCGGCTTTTAGCTGCCGTCGGAGGTCTTCAAGTCTCGGATCTTGTGTCACGGCGCTCCTCTTCTTCCAACAGAAGGCGTTCATAGTCGTTCAAGACATCTTTGTGCAGATGAAAAGAGCTGTGCGCGTGCATTGACTTCGCGACGTGCTCACATTGTTCACGAAACTGTCTGAGCTCGTCTTTTTTTGCCAAAAAGTAGACTTTGTCTGGGTTTGCCATGATTTCGGTGTCCTCTTTGTGGTGAGTTGTTTTGATTGTTGTTCGTTTGCCGACTTTCCACAATGGAATGCCCGCAGCCTGTGTAGTTGTGATGTCCCAGTAGTCGTCTTGAGTCATGTTGTCCTGTTTTCCTTGTTAATTAGTGTCCCATTGGAGATTCGCTGCACGATTTTGACGCGATTCAGGAAAACAACGTCTGGCATGCTCCAACCTAGACAGGTGCATAGGCGATCGAGGTACTCTACGTACACTTCGGGACGTGAATCGCGACGAAATGCCTCTGAGAGGCGCTCAGCGCACTGGTCAGCCTCGTTAAGAAGGCAAAGTGTGTTTATGATGCGCGAGATTCCGGGTCTTTTCTGTATTTTTCCAGATGTGTCCCAGTCATGGGCGAGATTTGCGCGTGTCAGCGCGCATTTGGCGTACAACAGGAACGCCACATCCCCCAATTCTTCCTTGAGCTTACTGTCGTCGTGCTTTTCAGCGCCGCGCATGCCTCGAACAATGTGTTCCTGGACTTCACCTAGTTCAGTGCGGCCAGAAAAGTTAATGTACAGTGGAATTCGGTCTTCAGAGATGTCTCTTCGGATGGTGTTTAAGCACCACGACGCGTATCCTTCTGGACTCATCGAAAAACCTCGTGTTGTGTTTGCGTTTGCTTAGCACACGCTCGGTTTACTTTGCAATATCGTGCTAAAAAAGCGCGCGAAGCGCGCTACTTTTCTCGCTGGGGGGTCAGATGAGCTTCACTGCTACTACATCCAGCTCGCTAAGCCCATCTTTGTTAAGCTTGGCGTCTTTCACCGACACCCGGATAGTGAATTTCGGGTGGCGACACACCAAATCAGCGCTATACCGCCCGTCGCTCTGTTTTTTCATGTCCGCCTCGTCCTCAATGAGGCACAGCAGCATGACATCCTGTCCAGATCTGTTCATCATCTCGATCGAGACCAGAAGACTGGTATTGCGTTCGATGGACCGCGCCTCTGCGATGTGCTCGTAGTCTGGAGACGGTGTGCAGGCGGTGGCAAGGGCGAGTAGAAGTAAGGTTGTGTATTTCATAGGATGTTCCATTTGCCGTTTTCGAACCAGTCGATGCGTGTACACCCAGCATTGGGCATGCCGTAGTCATCTAGAGGCTCGAATCCGGTCACGTTGTTGTTGTAAAAGTCTCCTTCTCCTTCGTAGTATAGCGTGTCATCGTCGTCATACATACGAAACGGAGTGAGAGTGCCGTTTAACTTGTCATCATAGGTGCAGGAAACTGCGAGGTCGTCTGTCTTGTATTCGACGTGGTCTACTGTGATACGCCATTTCATGTGTGCGCCTTTTTGTACTCTGTATTTAGAACGTCGAGCCGGTCCCGAAGCCTGTCTCGAATCTTTCGAACTTCGCTGTGCACTTTCTTCTTGTCTTTCTCACTGAAGGACGTGTCATCTCCCAGCAGATAGGCGTCTAACTGTGTTACTGCGATGCCGAGCGCGTACTTCTTTGCGTCACGTTGGTCCATGTTCTGCCTCGTTTACCGCATGCTCTTCGCACAGCGCTGCGTCATCTACATAGCTGGCATCCCAGCCGTCGTCTCGCGCCTTGGTTATGAGCTCGTCCCGTGACTCCAGCCATGGGCCGTGGAAACGTGTCGTAGGCCACCGCTTGCCGCACTTGTCGCACTTCAGGCTGTATTCTTTCTTCTCTTCTATCATCGCTGACCCCCCTGCTTGACATTGTTTTGTTTCATGTACGTCTCCAGAGTGTCCTGGACACCTTCAGCTTTGTCATGTAGCTCCGTGAGAACAGTTGAGATGTACTTCATGTGTCCAATCACAGATTCCCTGTCTGTGAGCAGCACGTCTAAAATCTCATTTGCCTGTGCAAGAAGGACTCTTAGTCTCGAGTTGTCGCTCAGACAATTTGGGCTTGAGACAGCCTGCTCTGACTCCTTGATGAAGGCCCTGGCAGCTTCGGTAACATTTCTCGTTGTGATGTCTGTGTTCATGCGGTCTTCTTGGTCAGATCAAAGTTTCGCTCAATAAAATCAATGACTTCTTGTGGGTCTGTGTCGCGATGAAAAACAACGTTAGGGCCGTGCTTGTCGAGCATGACAGCTTTGAGGTTGCCAAACTGCTTAAGCCCGTTTGATGTATTCTGCCCGCACTCGTGTGACCCACACTCGTATGCGCGCTGCGACACCACAGGAATGTCATCAGGATGGTCTTCGCGAAGCGGCACGTGTGCGTGGACAATGCAGTCCAGCCCGTCATGCTCTTCAAAGATAATACGCTGCGACTGTCCTCCAACGCTTGGTTTGCTGCCGTAGGCAATCACAGTGTCTGGGCCGTCTGTCTCGATTCTGACCAGGCCAATGTCGTGGAGTTGGTTGAAGTTCGTCTTTCGTCGTGACGTCAGGAACGTGGTTGGGCCAACCTTACATGCGAAGTGCCCTACCGTGGCACCTGTTGGGCCCGGTTTGTACGCGTTCCTGGCTATCATATGGTCTACCACTGTGCGTAGCGACTCTGGGACATCGGGAGAGTTCCAGGGTACAGGGTCTCCTGCAATAACTGTCGATCGTGTGAATGACAGGTTGGTTCGAAGAAGAATCATGTCTACGAGCTCTTTGAGCGCGTTATCCCTGGCTTCATCGCCTACTCCTTCTGCGTATCGCACTTCCTCAGGAGTGATAACAAAGTTGCGTCGTGTGACAACGTCATTTGCAAAGACCAGATTGCACGACGTCTCTTTCATGAGCTTCAAGCCTTTGTTGAACTGCTCTTCAGGTGTTGCCCCTGCTGTCGTCTTAAACCCCACCAGAAAGATGTCTTTCCTCGTCTTTCGAATCTTACTCAAAATCTTTGGGGCCGGCGTCAGCTCAACAAGGTACTTCTTACTGCTGTCTAGACGCTTGACGTCGTCTGGTACCCCGACCACCGTCGCGTCGAAGTCGCACAGCGCTGCGTTCATGATGATGACTTTGACATTTGGGTCTGCAATCCACTTGTCGACAAGATTCTCAACGTCTTTGTTTGTGCGCAGAATGGGGGTTGTGCCCGGATAGGCCATTTGAGTCCAGTAGGTCTCTACAGCCATTTCCAGTGCTTTGTGTTGGTAGAACAGGGAACTCAGCGTAGTAGCTGTGTTGCCGAAGGCGGGGGCTGCGAGTGACAGATGTGCTTTGATTGGACTAAACGTCCCCCCGCTCAAGATCATTATTGTCTTCGGTTGCATCGTTGTCTTCCTTGTGATTAAGCACGAGTCTGGCCACGGCTTTTGGGTTTCCAATGCCGCCGTCCATCACCTCGTGAAATGTTGTTTCAAATGCAGGCTGTGGCGTGAAAGAGTCGACCATGCACTCGATGCCGTCCTCGTCTATGACAGCCGAGCCGCGCCAGATGTATATTCCTGGAGGCACGTTGTAGAACGACTCAGGGTCGAAATTGATGAGGGATTCGAGATCGTCGGGCATGATGACGCGTACAAATGCTTGTACCACATCTTCATCGTGTCCTTGGAGGAAGGCCGCCACATCGGGTGCTTCGGTGTTTACGTGGTAGTAACGTGTGTCGTCGTTTTCGCATACATAAGGTCTTGATTTCATTACAATCGGTACGGAAATCATGGTGTGATTCTTTTCTGCTCGTATCTTTGCTTTCAATTCGATTTCATGCATTTTTCTTGCCCTCTCCAGTGTGTACCCAACGAGGTGCAGCGCTGCTCGTTGCATTTTTCTCGTGTTGTAGTCTTCGTGGTGTTTCGAGTGGTTTCGCTCCGCTTCAATCGGTGTTCGCCCGCGAAACCATGCTATCGCCAGGTGAACTGTGCGAAGATTGTCATGGCTCCCCCAGAAATCTGGATAGTGCTTCCACTTTAGCGCGCTATCGCATGTTCTCTGCGCTTGTTTCATGCCTTCCTTGGCTACAGCTTTCTGTGCATTGAACTTCCTTAAGTCTTCTTTGAGAAGGGCCATGCAAATGCTTCGCAGTGTTCTCATGGTGCTCCTGATGCGTATGCGTCATACCCGATAGTGCCCGGCCACATCTCCAGGTCTATGATGTCGCACGCCCCTGCACACTCGATGTGTTTCAGGAGTCCAAAGTGGTGTGGTATCAACATGAGGTGCGTGCCTACCGCTTGTACGACGTAAAATCTGCCCTCATAGTCGCCCATGTAATACGAGAAATCTGTCAACTGGCGCGTGTGTACTGCGATGTCCGGAGCGCGGCAAACAATACATACATCAGGCATGCCAGCAAACGATGCGTACTTGGCGTCACACCCAGAACATCGGTACTCAATGACGTTCATGTACTTCCCTCTAAAATGAAAAAAAAAATGCGCCCACCAGGGTTCGAACCTGGGACCAACCGGTTATGAGCCGGCAGCTCTGACCAACTGAGCTATGGGCGCTGACGTGTGAAGTATCGTCGGCAACCAGATTTCTGTAAACCTCTAACTTAGAACACCCTCTGAAAGTCATCACCCTTAGCCTCAATGAGGATAGGCTCTCGAAGGGAGAAATCGTTTTGCAGCAGGGCCGCGTTAACTACAAGACATCGCTGACCATTCCTTTTGACCAGGTTGTATACACCATACCCAGAATGGATATGCCCGCACACTACAAGTTTCAAGGTTGGGTGATCCGATATCATTTCTAACTGCGCAGGGCACCCTGCATTTTCAGTTGGGGTTCTATCCCCCGCCTTATAGGGAGGGCCGTGCGTGATCATGATATCTATGTCTTTTGGGACTTTAGACCATACCTGCCATTTCATCTGGGGGCGTCGGACATTGAAAGCCCATTTCCAAAATTCAGGTTGCCTTGGTTCCCCCCAAATTTTGTACTCGCCAACCTGCGTCACCTGCTGATTGAGATAGGTGCAATGTTTGATCCTGTAATTACCCTCAGGCATGTACCCATCTAGGTGGGAATCAGGAATCAGTCGAACGAGGTTCTGCGGGTTTGGGTCACAACACAAATCATGATTGCCCGCAATGACTACTTTGCGCGCATACGGAAGATCCTTAAGCCATCTTTCCACCTCGTCTACTTCAGCGCGGGTACCGTACTCCGTGAGATCTCCTGCATGTAACAGACAATCTGCTGGATATCGCGCGGCGTGTTCATGTTCCATGTGGGTATCTGACATGCAAATGAACTTCATGTGTTTTCCGCTAAGGTCAACTCAAACCACAGCAAAAACACGACGCAACACCCAGCATGTGCAAGGTGGTGCAGTCCTGATTCTGCGTCGGTGCTCTCACCCTCGCGCCACGCAATGAGGTGGCGCATAGCGGCGTCAAAATATCGTGTCCTGGCCTGAGGCACACGTTGCCAGTTATCAACATCGTACTTTTTAGCGCCGAATTCCAGGACTTTGACGATTTCCATGACAGACCCCCAGGGCAGCAAAGAAGGCCGGAGTTTTCCGGTGTCAAACTTTGCGCCTGACGTGGCGTCTAACTCGTTGCTACTCATCGAGAACCTCTGCCATGTCTGGCACATCGAAATGAAACGTGAGCTCGTCAGCGAGCTTCGACGTGAGGTCCAGGAAATCCCCGCCATCCATATTGTTTACGCCGTACACCAGCGCGGCGGCGATGTACGGCCCTGCTTCTTCGAGGTCAGCACACTCAGTGATTTTTGAGACAATGTTCGATGCTTTCATGTCACCTCTTCAGTTACTTGGTTGTAGTTGCTCAGTGTCGCCCGGCACCTCTAAAAGAACCGGCACTTCGTTTCTGTCTTGCTGTGTAGGTGCCCAGTATTTACTAAGCCACCAATCGACGGCTTCCATCACCGCCTTGTCGTCGTGCCACTCTTCTTCGTCTACGCGTCTTGTCCACGCTCTGTCTCTGTACAGTTCTGGACAGCCAAAATACGGATGTACAATCAGCTGATAATATCTTCCGTCTCTAGTTCGTACGCGGCCTGTCATACACACAGACACGAACATGCGCGTCATGTCAACACTCTCCCATAGCTTCGGCATAAAGACGCTCCTGCTCGGCGTCTTCGAGGCGTTTTGCGGCTTCTCTCCTGGCCTGAGCTATCTGTTCCTGTCTGAGCTCTTCCTCAGAAAACTTCATATCGTCGCGCTCTTGTTGTTGCATCTCTCTGAACGCTAGCTCGGTCTTGATGTGTCTGAGAGAAACTGTCTTATACATGCGAGGAGCGGGTTTGACGTTTTTGTAAAACAAGTCGGCGTCTATTATCGTGGCGTCTTTGAATACGATTCCAAGTCTCTTAGTGAGCCCGTCTACTTTCAGATTGTTGTTCTTGACGTCCCACACGTCGGTGATGTGCATGTCGTAGTACGTCCCAGCGTACCCGTCGTGTAGACAGATTCGTAAGGTGAGTTCTGCCTGATTAAACGCTCTGCGTCGAACCATTTGTGACATGAAGAGCCACAAAACAGCCGCCCCAAACATTATGCTACCGGCGGAGAACAGTAAGTCTGCGTAAATGAACTGCATAACAGCTCCTTTGATTGTACGGCGTAGCGTCGCCGTGCGTTAGTCTTCGTCAGTCCTTTCCCAGCGCAGGTCGCATGGTTTTGTTGCGGCTGCTGTGTCACCCTCCCCGTATTTCACGAAGACATACTGGTCGTTCCAGGAAGATATTTTTCCAAACTCGACAACACCTGACGCGACGTACAACACTGTCGCGCCCACGTCTGATTGTGTGAGTTCTCTGTCTTCGATTTTAGTACTCATGACAGCTCCTTGCTGGCGTCGTACTTCGCGATGCCCCACTGGATTGCTCTGAGGCACCACAAAAACTGATGTGTGTAGGCGTCGAGTGCTCCGCCATACTCCCAGGCATCTGCCACGCCCGCCTGGTCAAGCGCTTCGACCAGGCTGTATGGGTTGTCTGGCTCCAGACCGGAAAGCTCTTCTTTCTGCTCCTTTGTGATGTACTCCTGGTCTAGCAAGTCCGACAAAAAGTCGCCCCAGCTGTGCGCGTCAAATTCTTCGGTTTCGCCGGCCACGCACTTCTCTTTCCAGTATCCCACGGACAGTGGTCCTCGAAAAAACTCAAACATGTCCTGCAGCCTGCAGAACATGAAATCGCCCATGTCGCCTGAGATAGCCAGATGGCCCGGCCATGTGGTCAGGCGAAAGTGATAATTGATTGAGCTAGGGTTCTTAAACGAAATGCATCTATAGACGCCGCTGTCCTGCTCGATCGTCATCTCATGTAACGAGACGTCTTTATCGAACGTTTCATCCACAAGTGTCATGTTTGGTTTTCGCATTGGCGCGTAATCCTGAATCGATATGTGTTTGTCATTGTCTGAAAGACGTCTTTCTGGATAGCTGACCACAAAGACATCTTCTCGTTGAGCGCATTGGTGAGCTCGGTTACGTCTGTGTCAGCGCCATACAACGCCTGTCTGAGCACGATTTGTTTTTGGATGTCAAAAGCCAGGTCGTGTGCTGACAGTCGAGGTTTCCTGGAAAAGAAGTCGGTGAGGTACTTGGAGTTCTCACTGCCCAAGAATTCCTTCATGTCTTTGTAATCGACCTGCGTGTCGTGCGTGGTATCTTTGTCTTTTACAACACGGAACAGCTCACACTGATTGTTGGCGAACTCCAATTCAAAGTAGTGCTCGCTTTCAGGTGTGTTGTTGCGCCACACAAGCATGTAGCCTACACCGCAGCCACCTCCGAGGTGTGTCAGACGAAGCCGGTAATCTGTAGCAGTGAACAACTCAAGCCACCATAGCTCTGTCTGGTTGATGTACCTCACGTCGGTGTCGTACTCGCCTGTTAGGGCTTCGTCTCTGTGTGCCATGAAGTGTTGTTCGACTTCTTTATGCGATGCCGGCATGTGGTCTCCTTTATGTAGCTTTCAGCGCGATGGATGGTGTATTGCTGACGCGGGTTTCTGGGTCTTTGATGCCTTCTTCTTGGAAGAGTGCAGCTGACTTGTAGTCAACTTCTTCGTCTTCGCACAAAGCCTTGAGTCTGCCCAGCAGCGTATCTTCCATGACTGAGTCGGGGAAAAGCACTTTACCTTCTCTAAGACTTCGAATGTAGGCTACGTACCCGACCTTCTCGGCCTCGTGTGTCATGATGAAATCTTCAACGCGTTTTCGGTCAAGTAGAACGCCGTCAACAACTTGCACGCTTGTTACATCGCGTCTGTGCTGCGACGGAAACAACTCGGCAATCTCATCGCCCATCTCATCCAGGCTCTCGTTGATGAGACGCTGAAGTTCTCCTGCAGGGTACTGATTAACCCTGTCAGTGCCGTGAATGAAGATGTCCACAAGGTTTTCCTTGTAACCAGCTGCAACATCTTCTGCGAGGCAATCTGCCAGGTATGTTGCGTACAACTTAATCGCCTGCTGGCGTGTAATCTTGAGGATCATGTGTCCTGCTCCTTTCTAAGGTAAACGGTGTGTAGCCATGCGTCGTCCATGCCGTTCGGTGCGCCGAATGACATGCCGTCACGCGTGAACTGTCTGTCGATGTGTACAACGCGTACTTTGTCGCCCGTGACACACCCAGGTAGTTTGTCGATGTCCCTAACAGTCACGACCATTCCGACTGTGTACTTGCACTCGTTCTTCCACTGAGTCCAGACGGTGATCTTGTGGCAGTCAGCCCATTTCTCCGCTTTCTCGTCTCGCTTCTCCTGGTCCCAGTCCCAGAGCTGTCTTTCGGCGTGTTCTCTGCTGGCCATGTCCGGCATGAACCATTGTCTGCCGTCGAACATGCCGTCGCTTTCTTTTAGCGCTGCTACAATGTGGTTCGGGATTTTGCCGCTCCAGCTCAGTGGCCCTACTTCTTTTTTGCGTCTGTCGAGCTCTGTATTCTTAGCGCGGTTTTGCTCATTCCTGACGACGTCCTGCTCTTTGGCCTCGACTAAGATACTTCGTATCTTCTCCAGGTTCTCGTGCGCTTCAGGTACAATCCACGCGCGGTGTCTGTTACACCACTGAGCGCCCAGCTCTTTGATGACGTCGGTCACATTGTTTCGCCCGTCAGCAGTCAGCAAGCCGTACTCAAAGTCGAACGTTACAACATTCTCTGTCCAGCCTGCGTGTTGCTGGTACGCCTCGCACATCTTCTCATAGTTCTTGTTTCGCTCGGTGGTCCACCACCCCTTGGCTTCCTTGTCCCACTTTGCTCCATAGTCTTTGAGCGCATTCTTGAGCTCATCATTGTATGGGAAGTAGAAATACACCCGGTTGCCGTCTTTTAGAACTGGCATCTTAAATCCTCCTGTTTGTGTTGGGTCGCTATCTTCTACCACAATGCGTTGCATTCTGGCCTAAAAAGACACGTGCTACGCGGGCTTCGCTGTGAATGGCTTAACCAGGTGCGCGTTGTGGAGTATCAGAATCTGATACGCACCGCTAGCCGGGTTTGTCACTCTTGTTTTTAGGAGTAGGCAGCGCACATACCATGACACAAAGCTAGGTCTGAGGTTGTGCACTGTGGAATGCATGGACAAATAGTTGGAATACGCGCTTGCGTTGTCTTCTGTTGGGCACAGTTCCATCCACGCAAAGACATTCATGCGTCGACGAGTTGGGTTCCATACCGTGTAGACCGGTCGAACGTGTAATGCCACCGCACCATAGCAATCTTCGACGACCAGTGCTCCTTTGTATTCTTCAAGAAACGCGGTCGACTCGTCGTCTACCCAGATGTTGTAGCTGATAAGAGCCGTGGTGACGCATCGGTCTACACGCCTGATTGTCCTGCTTATCACAGTGTCTGTCATCAAACGCTTTTCTGTGTCTGGCAGCCGCGCAGCAAGTGCGCGGTCAAGCAGCAGTGAGAAGTCCAAGGTGGATATCTCTGGACGCGCTACAAAGAAATAGTCATCTGACCCGTTTGAGTAGTGTGGTATGTGAACTACCTCACTCTTCATCTTCTTCTTCGTCCGTTACGATGTCTTGTGGATCTTCGAGCTTGATGCGCCAGTAAAGCATTGGGAAATCCCAGGAACACTTCCGCATCAGGGCCAGAAGCTCTTCTTGTTCGAGGCACTCTTCTTCGAGTACATCGGCGAAAAACTGCGTTGGGTCTTCGCAATGGAACGCCGGCCATCTGTCGCCGAAGGAGCCACGTCCTGCATAGGATGAATAGTCAGCACGGACATTCGACTCTCGAATCTTTCGAATAGATACCAGATTGTTACTTGCCATTTGGTTCGTCTCCTTGTTCAGATATGCGTCGGTGAAATGACGTTTTTGTTCTTGCTCTTAAACGTTACTTTGACAGGATTGGTCCTGTCTTCGTTGGTCAGCGTCACCTCCAATGTAAGTCGCTGTAGGTAGAAATCTCTCAAGAAATTTTCGTTGCTGACGCCGCGTCGCGTCGCTATTTCAAGCATGTTGGTGTAAGACTTTACCAGCGCTTCTGGCATGTAAAAATGCACATGCGCGTACAGAAAAATGTTGTGGTACGTGTGGTTAGTATTACGGCGTCTAATCAGCGGTGACAGTGTTGCGTACGTAAAAACAGACCTAACGTATCTGTCCGACGCATAAACATGTGCTGCGGCAACGTATCGTTGCAAATGCAGTGTCCCTTCACGCACCTGCCGTGCAAACATCACAGGAAAGTACAGTCCATTGTATTCCGGCGTGTCGGTGGCGCTGCCTCGATAGTACTTGCCGCGGATGAGTTGACTGTCTCTTTCTGGGTATCCGAAGTACTCCATGCCTTGCCCAAGAGGCTCCCATATGGGCGGGTCGGCTACTCGACACCAAACAGAGGTGATGCCCTGCACGCCAGGGCGCGTTGTTTTGTACGGATCTCGCGCTACGCCAGGGTATTCTGGCAGCGCATGAAGTCTCTCAACTCCTGCCATGCTCCTCTCCAGATTTCAGATGTTAAAAATGACGAGCCCTGCATGGGTGGTCCATGCAGGGCTCAGAGTGCTCAGATACTGCGTCAAGCACTCGGCGCCGGTATCAACCATGATGGGCGCGTCAAGGCTACGATGTTACACCGAGATGTGGTCTTATAACACAGGAATTCCACAGATGCTGGTGAGACGCTGACGTCATTGGACGCAGATGTGTGTGCCCAGCACAGACGACGCGCGTGTGCTGCCGCCCCGCTCCTTTTAGCTGCAAAACTACACTTAAGCGCATGGATTCCACCAATGCAGGAATTCCAAACAAGGTGTCGTCATCTAAGTGTGTTTTGAACTTAGTCGCCGCTGTCTGGGGTGGCACCACGACAGAAAGGTTTGTAATAGCAGGCCGAAGAGGGACGCGGCACAGTGCGTGGATAAACAAGTCGCTGTGTATCATCAGTGCGCCGGTTACTCTAGCCGCGCCACGTGCCTGTGCTGGCCGTGCATTGTATTGTCTGCAGTACGTCGCCTCAGAAACGTTAACTGCTTCGATGTCCTCAGGCAGTAGAACGGTACGCGATACAAAAACGACGGGTAATACCGTGGCGAAGCCAAGCCCGTCAGCGAAAACCGTGCTGTAAGGTTTCTCTTCCGGCATTACTGCTCGATGCAGCGACGCCAGCGAAATAGCACTGTTGGCGAAGCGGCTAAACAGCTGATTCACACGAATAGGCTTAGCGCGGTGTGTTGTATTACTCACGACAGCCACTCTTGAGGCATCTCTTCGCCGCAGGAGCATGTGTACCAGGTACTCAGCGACACCTCAGACTCCAGGTACTCAAGGCGCTTGTCTGTGGTGACTTGTACAATTTCCGAGACACTTCCGTGACCGTGTCTGGAGAAGCAATCATCGCCACAGGCTGGGCACGTCAGGTATTCAACTTCAGGCGGTGCCGGTTTCCACTTCTTTGCGGTGTCTTGCAGCACTTGATAGCAGGCGTTGATGAACGCGTCTGTGTCCTTGCGTGTGTAGTGAAAGTAGTTGCCAGGATACCTGTCGAGGTCATTGTTTAGCAGGCGCTTGAAGTTCAACTTAGCCGCAGCCAACATGTGTCGTGCGCGGTAATAATCGTCAAGGAACTCCTCAAGTGTCTTTGCCGTGCACATGTGTTGATAGTGTGCAGCGATGCCTAGCATGTTCTCCCACACTTTAGGCACCAGGTATTGTCTTTCGCTCATCTGTTGCTCCTCCGCGCTGTTTCAGTTTCGTAATGGCATCTACGCCCTGGCGCAGCGCCGCTTCGTACTCTCTTTGCTTGTCTGCCACATGTTCAAGGATGCAGACCTTGACCATATTGTCTGCTTCTTCAAGGCTCTGAATAGGGGTGCAGACCATCGCTATGTCCGTGTCCTTCCTTGAGACACGCACTACTGGGAGAGGCGTGTGATATCTGTCATGGGATATCTCAAGGATGAGGCCCAGCTCTTCGATAATCCACAACGGCGGCCTCTCTTTGAGCCGTGTAATGGGACGTCGCTCTTTGCGCACGTACTTCTTTGGCTCGTAACCCGCAGCCTTGAATGTCTCGAAGAGAGCGTCCTGGAAAGACTCTGCGGTGAGTCGCTTGTTATCGGGTGTCATGTTGTAGTCCTGTTGCTAAAGTAGAGGAGCGCAGTCTTTCGCCTCTACGTGTCGCGCGAATCGACGGAACCATGCGTCCCTGGCTACCAGTTTGATGGGTAAGGGGGCGTGCGCCTTGGGGAAGTTAAACAAACAGGCTACGTCAATGCCGACGTGCCCTTGCACTATTGCATGTTCGAGGGCGTCTGCGATCTGTACCTTGACGTACAGAAACACGTCCTGGCCATTGGCGTCTGGCACCGAAACACAATGCAATACACGGAGCGGGAGTTCGCCGTGGCTCTCAGCCCATACCGTGCCTTTTGTACGAATATACGCGTTGTTGATTTCCAGGAGATTGATGCGGGGTGCCCCCGGCATAACACAGCGTGTGTGCAGCACTACCAGCTTCTCTTTGTCCTTATCTGGCTGAACGTCTGCTCTTGCCCAGGTAGGCACGGAGTATGTTTTCATGTGGGTTTACCATGCTTTGCGTAGTGGTGTGTCGTAGACAGGTTTCGAGACATTGCGTTTGTCATTGAAACTCCTTTTTTTATGTGGCTGCGCTACTCCACGACATAGCTCTTGGGCTGACTAGTTCGCCGTAAAGCCTGGCCGTAAACCAGTCATGGATATAGTCGTTTGTGCTGTAAGTCACAGAGGTGTCTACCACTGTGTGGTACGGATCAAACCATCTTGGGTAGCGACACATAGCTAGCACATCTATTGCTGCTCGTCCTTCTATGTGGCTGCTTCTGACTCTTGCCCAGGCTACTGACATGTTCATGACAAGCATTTCAGGCCCTTGCTTGGTGATTCTGAATATGCCGTTAGGGATGTCGACGCTTGTTCCTTTCAGTTGCTCAACGGACGCAGGAACATAGCCAGTAAACAGTACCCAGTGTGTTCGAACGGCTACGCACTTTGTTGTCGTCGGCAAAGATGACACGACGCGCAAGCGGTGCGTTTGTGCCTCAGACTTGCCCGCAGCGGCTACCACGACGACAGCTTGTCAATGACGTCACCAAACAGGCTGAAGTTCCACCTGGAGGCGCCGCCTGGCTTTATCCTGTCTTCGTAATAAACGTCGCAATGAACAGTCATAGAATAGATGTCCTCGTCAAACTTAGGAATATCGCACCTTGCTACGACCTCTACATGTGTTAGTTTGTTTTGCGTGCCTGCCAATATAACCTGGGTTACCAGCATGTGCGGCGCCAGAGTACTGGTCCTGGCGTGGTGCTGCGACTCAATTGCTGATTTGTCGAACAGGTCGGCATAGTACGAGTTGTACACGCCAAATAGTCTATGGCCGCCGGGTATCAATTCTTCAACAGGGACTGGAGCAAAGCCAGTAAAACGAATCCACCCTGGTTTGTAGATCCATGCGTCTTTGTACGACGCGCGATATCGGTCCTTATTGACGTAGATAGCATGCTTAATCATCTTCGTCCTTGATGTTTCGTTGTACTGAAGGAGCCATCACGTTGAGCCGCGTTGCGTGCGCGATAGTTGCATGCGGCTCAATCTGTCCTGCAGCGTACTCAGTGCCGGTGGTGTAATACGTGTGTCCACCGAGCAGCATCAACCGAATGCTTTTTCGCGCGGATATCTCTGCTGGCGATGCGTCACAGTGTATGACGATAGTGCCTGCCATGCTGATAAAAGCGTAGTTGACAACAGCAAGTACGCGCGACCTACCAACACCTCCTCCCTTTGCCCAGAGTCGAGAAGCCATGTATCGCGGGACGTAATGATTGTCTGCTTCGAATGTGTCAGTGGTTCGCCACTGTTCGTTCTCCGTCGCACATGGCAGTCGTCTGCTGACTGTATACTCCTGGTGTATCTTTTCATCCAGGGAATACCTGGACTCGAAATGCTCAGTAAGTCCGTTCTTGAGCTCGATGATATACCCGCAAAGTGGCTCGCTTGGTAAGTGGGTGTGGCGGCTGGCAGGAGGCACATCAACCAGGCCCAATGGATACGCAAACACGCGGCGCAGCTCGTTGTTCAATCTGAAAGTGTCGTCAGGCTCCCTGTCTGTCTGGCCCAAGCGACGCATAGCCGCGTACAACGCTGCCTCGTGCCGTAGATACTCAACATGCCTGTCAAGAGATTTAGTCGCTGCACTCTTCGAAGTCTTCAAGAATCTCCTCCACGGAAGGCCACCGGTCGATGACGCCATCAGTGCCGACGGTCAGGTACACGTAATCGCCATACCCATAATCGTTGATCTGCAAACATTGTGGAACATAATCTCGGTCGATAGTGCTCAGCACCTCATCGTCTTTGTCAAGCAGACTGTACACGCCGGAGTCTACTACCTTGGCGTGCAGCTTTGCAGTCATGCCAATAGGCCAATTTAGGACAGCACCGTCTTCGATGCGGATTCGAACGCGCCACAACGACCCATCCATAAGCGGCAGGTCGCCATCGAGGTCGGGCGCGTCATTGACCAGGTTGTCCTCTGAATTACGGATTGGAATGATGACTTCCATCGTAACTGCTTTGCTAGCGTTGCTCATGCTGATTTCTCCGGTTAGAAAGCGCACTTTATGTGTGCGTTTATAATGGTCACTTCCTTGTACCACTATACAGGGGCAAACTCGGCGTCTGAAGGCACGAAATTGCCACTAAATAGGGCGTCCAAAAATAATACATGTTAGGTTTCAACTACATCTGAAATTTCGACCTACATTGTAATATAAGCAAAATTGTATAAGTAAACTCTCGAGCGCACCAGCGATGGCGGCACAAATCCGACGACAGTTGTAAACTGCTGACCACGAGTCGCCGGTCAAAACAGGTCAAATCGACCAAAAACCGCCTGTTTCGGGCTAAAACCGCCGTACAAAAAGGCGCCATTTTCTCGCCTGTTTTTGAGGCTGTTTTTGGTGCTGTCACTATAAAAAGGCTTATACAACGAAGCGACGTGATTTTTTTTCCACAATGAAAACAACAACATCTGAAATTTCGACCTACATTGTAATATAAGCAAAATTATACAAAAGATTTCAATGTCGTCTTGTGGAAAAACAGGCAAAATACGCCGACACATGACGGACAAATCAGGCCATCGCTTAACGCATCGCCGTTGTGTTGTACTAAATCACAAAACACGCGCACTTAGCGGCACACCGACATTTCACCGAAACCACCGCCTTCAGCGCCAGGCATTGCCTGCCAGTCCTCATAGCCAATGCATCGCAAGTCGTTGTCTTTCTTTGCTTTCTCAGGGGGTGTGCGGCCCCCGGACCCCCCTTCTGTAAAGCAAAAATAATACCTTATGCCCATGGTCTACCTGCACGTAGTGCGTCGTTTAGCGCCGTACAAGCACTTTCAGATGCACCGCTGGAGCACCGTTTAACGCTCCGTACAGGCCATTTTCGACTCAAAACAGCCTTGAATACACCCTGGAATACACTTTGTTGGCTCTTTTTTTGAGAAAATTTCACAGTGCAATCGGTGTCGAACACACCGATTTGCTATGAAAAAACTTGCATCTTGGTCAGCTGACCAATAATACTATAAGTATGCTTGTATAATTTTGCTTATATTACAATGTAGTACGAAAATTCGAAGTCATTGAAATATAACGATTCACGTACTTTTTTAGCCCAAAAACACGCCGAGCCCAAAAACACATAGGCACGTATAGAGAGAAGAATGAACTTTGAAAACAACACCACTATACATCTGATCAGTATTTACAATCAAAATCAATTCAGGTATGTAAATCTTATGTAGGGTGGGTTTTGATAGGATGGGGTTCTTTAACCTAAGAAAAATTCGAAGACGTAAAGAAGAATTGACATGTAATAAATGACATTTATTGAATATTCTTCTTTCTATTACTCCTCCTCCTCTACCCCTATTTTCTCTCTTCTCCGCTCTACTACTACCCCTATGTGTATTTCGGCTTACCTGCCAATACTGCACTCAAAAACACATGAATCGTTATATTTCAATGACTTCGAATTTTCGTACTACATTGTAATATAAGCAAAATTATACAAGCATACTTATAGTATTATTGGTCAGCTGACCAATACGAAAATTATTCGTCACACTATTCTCACCTTGAGCGCTGGCACGATTCGGTGTCTCCGCACAGTTCCTAATCGTCCGTTCGCCGACGTAAAACCACGTGCATTACTCCGCGCCTCCAGCAACAGGATTCTCACGGGCTACACCTCCCCTTGAAACGAGCGCCGGCCGCCCCTAGTTGTCTACCCAATGATTGCCGTGCGTAGCCACGTCTCGGCGGTACTGCTTGTACCCATTGTCCAGGACCTGTCGTAGCATCGTCCCTCCGACCTCGAACGATTGTGTGCTGGGACGCACTATCCTTGGCAATGTCAGGACGAGCCCTGTCTGCATAAGCGGCCACGGCTCTATTTTGATAGTCGCCGCTTCCGATACCACGATGCGTTGCTTGTCAGGGTTGGCTGCTCCCAGCATTCGTATTCGGTAGAGCCATGGCTGGGCTCGCAGGTTCTCCAACCCTGACATCGTGATGTACGCATTCTCCAGCCTGTCGTACAGCCTGAGATACTGGTTTATCTGAGCAGGTGCTAACCTCGGGTATGCCCAGCCTGGGTGCACGCCTCTGTACAGCACCGCCAGCGTTGAGACACATCGTTCTAAGCAACGCTCGCGTTGCGTCAGTGGAGGCTCCTGCTTCGGCAAAAACTGCGGGCAGTGAGCTTGAGACACCGAGTGTAGGCACAACTGAGTGCCGTTGCCGAACAGCATGCTGGCGACGTCATTCAGGTCGCACACTATTTCCGTCACGTACGGCATGTAGATGAGATAGTCCTGCTTTGACATATCGTTCAGCGGGAATGGAAGCATGTGAGTTCTCCGCAAAAAAGTGAATGGTGTTCCACAGGAGCTCGAAGGACGCGAACACAGCAGTGTTCTCCGTGTATCGATGGGTGACCATTACACCCTCCCCCTGTGACAGTAGGTCCGCGAAATTGCTGCGCTGGTACTCTGGAGCGATGCACGTTGTCCACCTCTCAGATACTACAAGCTCCCAGCACCCCTCGTCGTCAACGCGTAGATTTGCATGCCTCCAGTGCCTCTGTGCGCTGGTATGGTACTTGTGAGATTCGACGCGGCGCCTAATTGCTTGCTCCCACGCTACACCATCGAAATACGCAGCGTGTTTCACCGTCAGCTCCATCAAAGCTATTGCCTGCGTGTTTGCTGCGTCATACAGGTGAAGTCTTTCTGCGGCACCTATGTCTGTCCTTAGAAAGTCTCCAAGGTATGTTCCGACCTCTTCTCTCAATTCCTCTACTGTTTTAATAGGACGCACCTTCTCTCCTCCACGCGTTTGCTAAGCAATCTTTCGAATCGGAGTATGACCTCGTCTGTTCCACCCATGAGGACCATCTTTTGACTGCTGTGCGTTACCGTGTCTCGGCGGGCAGATAGCGCGACTACAAACACTGAGTTTATGACAACACGAGGACTGCCTGGTGCAGTTACAATCTCAACCTTGTGAATTGTCCTGTCCCGGATTATTGGGCACCGAGGAAAGTCTGCCTCGATACTTGCGCGATGCCTCTGCTCTATCCAGCCATGCATGTGCAAGGCAAACTCACCGCCAACGCCGAACACGAAGGACGAATCGAAATCTCCCCTCCTGTAAAACCACGCCTCAAAAACATCCTTGATGCTAAGCATCGGGTACATCTAAATCCCCGGAATCAATAGCCACGCGCCTAGACACCGCGCGCTGGTATCGTTTACTCAAGGCATGGTCGACGCGGAGCTCGATTGTCTCTAGCCAGCCGTTGCTGACTGTGATCTCCACGGCTCTGGTGGCCCAATAGGCGTCAGCTGGATTCCTCACGTTCACATGGCAATATTTTATGGGTGAAAAGTCTCGCCCTTTTAGTGCCATGTCTACGAGTATCAGCTGGCTGCTGGCCAGCAGATCACGCACAAGGAGGTTTCTACCCAGCTGAGTCAGCAGCCTATCCAGCTCATCCTTCCTTGACAGCTCTTCCCACGATATTAGTTTGTACATACGCCCCTTCTATTGATCTCTCGCTGAATAAATCGCCACACCCTGTCTGCAAAGAATCCCATCTTGCTCATTGGTGTTTGGTGCCGCATTGTGAAAACAATGATTCGGCCATCGAACCCTGCATTCCATATTACCTCGAATCGCGCCTCTTCGTGAGACACCATCCAGCCATCTGCCAGACGCTCCCTGAGAGCACCATCCGCTTCGTTATATGCGTTCAAAATATCTTGAATCTCCTCGATAGGTGTGACAGCTAGTAGCTCCCACGGTGCTACAACCTTATACATGAGCATTCCCGCGTAACAGGTGAGGTGAGTAGAGCTGGCGCACACCATGAAGGATGAAGTTTCGTTGTGCCAGTCTCCAGAATTTGTGAAACAGGTCGGGGTCATCGGTCAGATTGTACATACGCGATGCACCCGACACGCAGATCGTAAATCTGCGTGCGTGAGCGCGGTAGAACACTATGTGGTCAGGGCCATTGTAGTTGACTGGGATGTCCCTGTACTTGTTGTCAACTATGCGCTTGACGCTGAATCTCTCCGCTATGAGTCCTTGATTCCGTTCAGTGAACTGCTCTGTCGTGCGTATCAGTGACGACCTGGCAGGGTCCGCTGCCAGCCTTTCGTGCCACAAAGGGTAAGATAATATCTTGTGCATCTAAAGTAACCCCCCCCCTGCATGAAGGCGCGAAGCTATCATGCGCATGAGTCGATGAAACACCTCTGGCTTTTCATGCTTTAGCCAGAAGCTTGATGTAACAGGGGACCCCGCGCGCTGAATTGTGATTAGGATCTCCGTGGCGTCACTGTCGATATACGCGTGACCGAGATACACGGGACAATGCCTCCCCACTTGGTCTACAAGATTTACCGCGCACAGTACGTTGAATAGTTTGATAGCCTGGGTTATCTCTACGTAGTACGCGTCTTTGTGCTCATCGGATCGAAGAACATCTTTGTACCACGCCCAATTCTCAGCCACTTTGTACACAATACCTCCGGTATATTGCACGCCAGATCCTGTCCCACAAGACAGGGTCTAACGCACTTGTTTCTGCTAGTTCTCCGCTAATATGTCTTCGTTTGCCTGATGCTTTGCCGTCGTACCCATAGGCATAAGAGATGTGCAGCACTGGGTAATTCTCAACACGGGAGAACCCCAGGCGCACAAAGCAAATATCCTCCGGATCTGGCAGCAGCACGCGCATGTGATTCACACGCTGATGCGCATGGGCCTGCAGGATGGCACGGTATTCGATGGATATTTCTCTGAGTATGTCCTCTAGCTCATACCAACGGGCAACATCGCTAAGAATCTCCACCTTGGTTGCTTTGATCGAATACACCGATTTCCTTTTTATGAAGTTCTCGAGACACGTAGAGCCTGAATAGGAACTGCACTTCGTCGCGGACCTCGGCACGGCCATTGGCGGTGTCCTGACTCCATTCTAGGTGCACAGTGTAGGCGATGACGATATCCATCGTGTCTCTGGTAAGTCTCGGTAGCGCGCGCAACTGCTTGAGCTTGCCCGCGGTATGATGTAGGGAACTTTGCGCCTCGCTTCGAAGCATCGCACCTCTATGCAAAGAGAATCCCTCGGAAAGCCGGTCGACCTGATAGTAGCCAATGCTTGCGCGCTGCAGGTAGTTCAGCCCTTGGACTGTTGGGTACAGGAAGTCCGACATGCGATGTCCTCGTAGATATCAGACGGCATGCCTGCGTTAATTCGCAGCCATACACGCCTAAGTAACTGCTCATTTTTGGGCGAGCCATCGTCTTTGATGTGACTAGGAGTGCTCTCTATGATGGAGTACAGCTGTGGCATACTTGACCTGTTTCGGTGCCACGTGATGGTTATCCGTAGAGGATCATCGAAGCTCGCCTTGCGCGCCGCGTAGCGAACGTCCAGAAATGGCCCTGCAGACGTGGCCGCAGCTACTAGTTCAAGCAGTAAGTCACTGTCTAGCAGACTGGACCTTACCAACACTGCTTCGACGTACTGTTGCACTTTTGGAACGAACTCCATCGTGTCAAGGACCAACTTCCATGGCAGCAGTGGCCGCATACACGCTCCTTTGTATGTGCAAGTGCATGGTTCTGTATTCTGGCATGTGTGGGTGGATGCTGACATTGAGCGTGCTGCCACTTCGCCCTTCCATGTCGCGAGTGTTCACGAAGAATCGAACAACGAAATCACCGTTTTGCACGATCAGGTTTTCTATTTGAACGTTTAGGACTTCAGCAACGTGGTACCACGGAGTCACGGCGGACACGTAGCGCGCCATGGTGAGTAGGAAGTAAACTTCCATCTCCCGCAAGACCAGACGGGTGTTAGTGTCCACCAGCGTCTTCATGCTTGAGATTGTGTTCATTCTGATCCTCCTGACCTGTTCATTGCCGACGTAAGTTGTCGAAGCAATCTAGCAGCGAGTGCGCCGCTGATGTGCACCCAGTGTTCCTCGTCGTCGTCTTCGTACATCCCCTTCAGGCAGAATGTTGCAAAGAGCACACACGGGTTCTTGTCGTCAACGCTCATCGCTGATTCGAAACTGTCCACCCACCACTCATCGTGCGGCATTTCGTCGCAGAATATGTCGTATCCAGCGTCCGCGTCGCCATACAGAACTCTGTCTATGGTGACGAAGTGCTTTACCAGGTCGCGCATCCGAGCGTCACGCCTTTGCTGCTCTGCTATGTCGATACAAATATTGCGTATCATTCCGGCGTCCCACTAATGCCGTGGCGTTCAGCCCACGCGCGGTCCAGACGCCTTATCAGTTTCGCAGCCTCCTCTCCCTCGATTGGTACGTAATACACCGAAGGCGTGACGTCTTGGCCTAAGTCTGCGTACATCAAATGCAATATGGGATGGTCGCCGGGGGTAAACACAATTTGAATGAGATCATATGTCGCAATGTAGCTTGAGCAGCCTAGTGCCAATAGAGCGGCTTCAAATGCTGGATCTGTGCGCAGTGCTGCGGAGATCTCCCTGTCGAAAAATCTCATGGTGTCAGTAGCCGCGAGCAAGGCTCCCATGCTAGATCTTGGGTACATCAGTCCTCCCTTGGTGGTAAAAAAAAATGGGCTGAAGCGCCCGTGCGAATGTAGTGTGCGTGCTTGTCACGCGCCGCGCAACGCCAGCGCTATCTTGTACAGCACAAGATAGCTGATAAGCATCTCAAGAATCTCAGGATTCTCCGGGTCTGACGATAGATGCTTTAGCATGACGTCTATCGATTGCGCGAGCCCCATAGACAGCAACCGACTGGTCTGTGTAGTTGGCTTGCATAGCACACCAAGATGCAGACCTTCTTCGTGGTCATCTTGCCATCCACGGGCAGCATAGTCTGCGAGCAGTGCATCAGCGTTCTGTGTGCTGATCTCGATTAGATCTGCGCACTCAGTGCTGATGTGCTGCTTGATGCGCTCCAGAAAAGCATGCATGTGACTTGTCAGCTCAGGCGCCGTCGCCTGCGCCTGCGAACACTCTTCGGTGCCCAGAGAGGTGTCGCCATCTTCGACGCTGTCTTGAGACTCATCAGTAACTTCGTAGTATGAGTCTACCTTCTCTTGTACCTCATTGAATCGAACAATTCCCTTTGTGTGCACACGCCACATTGCGGCTTTCAGCTTCTTGTTGCGTGGCACTTTCTGGTCCAAATGCAGACTGGCAAGATAACCTGCACAGTGGTCTGCCTGCCCTACATCAATCAGCTTTTGGCGCCACGCTGCGTCGCCTGTCACGGACTTAGAACAGCACGTGACAGCCTCTTCCAGACGTGCTGCTTCTGTGTACTGCAGCAAGTCTGAACCGGACAGCTTGTCGAAATTTTCCTGGCGAAAAGGGCATTTGGCGCAAGCTTTTTTCTTACTCATTTGTATTCTCACTGTGATGTTCAAGCGCACGTAGCGCCTCTAACGTTTTTTCAAGTTGTGCACCCTGCAGACCCGTCTCTGCGTAGTCCACCCACGTAATGCGTCCGTCCCTTGCGACACGGAGTGCCAGGCGCCTGCCTGACTCCAGACTCCCTACCCCAATCACGTAACGTCCAGGCTCGGTCAGAGTTTCTGTGCTCTGGCTGATTTCCTTAAGAGATGTGCGAACGTATTGCGTGTGCCGTATTCGAGAGCCTATGGTGATGGGAGCACCTCCGACCTTGAGTACCCACCACAACTGTTGCCCACGGCGAAGCACAGCATCCATATCAACAGGCTGCGCTGTCCCACCGTAAATCACTGTGTTCAGCGGACTGGCTTCAATGTACATGCTCATCCCCTGGATAGTAGGTGCTTCATGGCGTCATAGACAGCGATGCGATACTCGATGTACTTCCTCAGCACCTCCACCTCATACCTGGCCACTTCGCCGCCTCCTGTTCTGGTCCAAATACTGCGCAGATATGGCCCTACTATACCGCCGTCGCAGATCAAGTCCCGCACGGCATAATGTGCTGGCGGTGTTTGATGTTTGATAGTCAGGGTGTCTTGACCGAGGCGGTCAAAGATGTTCTCCAGACACTGCAGGTCTCGCAGTATCTCAGTCAAGGCCTGTGCGCCTTCGTCAATGTAGTCGGCGGAGGCAACGTCGGTCTCAATAGCTGAGCGTAACGACGCATTCTGTGTGCTTTTTCCGCCTTGTGCCACGGCGCCACTTATGGGCAAGTCAAGCTGTCGCGTCGCTTTGGGCGCCTGGTGCTTCTCGGTCCACGCCTGATACATGCCAAGATTTTTAGCAGTATTCGCATCGTATGCGACTCTCAGCACTACAATCCTGCCTTCGTCTTCAGTCACGTAGCCCCACTGACCACGTTGCGCTGTCAGGAAATTCAGAACTCGAAGACTGACTGAGTGCCTTCTCTGGTTATGCGTCTTTTTCTTAGCCAGACTGGACGCCTTCCGTGCGTTTAAGATCCGGAGCATTTCACTGAATGGCACTGCATTTTTGACAGATTTTTGCTTCGCACAGTACTCAACAACCAGCGGATGCGTGCTGTTTACGCCGAACACGCGCATCGCCTTGTCTGTGAACTCGAGTGAATTGTTGACAAAAGGCAGCACCAGGTAGTTGCTGGTAGACATGTTGATGGCGCTGCAGTCGAACAGCTTCTTGGCGCCATCGTCAGCAAAGTGAATAACTACAGCGCCCACCTTGCCGTCTTTGACAGCGTCGGGCACACGCGCGTGAATAGTGTGCGCCACCTGCTTCTCGTCTGTGTATCTAATGTCCAAGCTTTTCATGTTGTTAACTCCAAATTGTTTTAGGATATCCGATCTGAAACGGTATGTTGCGGCAGCTGACCCCGATGATATCGTGCTTTGACCCGATCACTTGTGGCTTGTTTGCAATCGATAAGATACAGGACGCGTACACGTCGAACACATCCTGCCCTCTGTGTTCGTAGACATTTGCCGTCCACCCAACGATGCGAATGATCCACGCTGGATACGTTGCATCTAACGGCATTGGAGACCGGGCTATCAAATGTAGATGGTTGTGCACCTTAGCATGTGCGCCTGCGCCGTTAGTAGGCCCACAAGCTATGTATTCTTGTCGAAGCACGAGCTTGTACGCGTTAAGCACGCCAATACCCTGCCTATGCTGATGCAGAATAGCTGAGTGCGTGCGCCACTTTGTGGTGTGCCTGGCCTGCAGGATCATCGCTATGCTCGTGTCCACGCAGTCCTCTCTAGTGTGGTTACGGTCAGGTAAGGCAATACAAACACCTCGTCGAGAGACGGCACTTTGAGACGCACCTGCGCATCTAACTTGGCTATGTCTGTGTTTAGGTACGCATACTCACGGTTCGCTAGCCACGACATGGCAAGGATTCCGTCGAGTTTAGCCGCGGTGGTTGCAGTACCATTGTAGTTTTCCAGGCGCGTCACAGTCAGCGAGGACAAAAGAGTCAGTCCCTGCAGCACCTTCATCCTTGATACCTTTCTGCCAGGATCTAGCGACGAGTTTTGGTAGACGTGGATCTCCACCTGGGGCACTGCTGTGACGTGCTTTGACAGCGCAAGCGTTGCCCACGAGTCTTGTACGATTCCAGACACGACGTGTATCGAACCGCCTCTCAACACACGACACCACTGTTCATTAGGCTCGTCCTCTTCTTCGCTGCGATACGCAAACTCCGTATCGACAGGTATGCGAGTACGCATGAGCCCTCCATTTTTTAAGGTTGATGAATCAGAACGTGCTGGCGACGCTATGCAGGTCGAAAGCAACGCCAAGATATGGATTCCATAGCTTGAATTTTTGGCGCGCCGCCTCATCTCCGATAAGAAATGAGTACATCTCGTGAGGCAGATGGACTGACACAGTGATCCTGACGGACCCAGAGCTCAAGCGTTTCACCGTAGGTGCGCTTGTCTTCACAGGGAACCTGGCTGCAGATCCGTAGAAAAACCAGAACTGACCAGTATCCAGAATGCTTATGTGTGACCCAAGACTCACCACCACGCACATAGCCACAAGCCTTGATGACCTGAACATGTTCGCCCGCATCTGCTTATCTCTTCGTATCCACTTCTGTGCGCGCCCCAGAATTTTCTCATAACTGTCTATCTGCTGGCTTACCGAATACATGGACATGTGTGTCTCCTGTCTAGTCTGGGAGCCTGCTGTGTTTTACCAGCTCCTCAAGAGGCGCCACGCTAGACAGCATCGCATAGCTGTCCAACAGCCAGTCGGCGTCTTCGAGACCATACAGCTCTGCAATTCTCTGGTCGGCAAGGTCCAGCAGGTCTTTCTCCTGACACGGCCCCCTGACGATCTCTGCACGTGTGAACGCGTTCATCTTCATCACTGTCCTCGGGTCTTTCGACAGGTACCATAGCGCGGCCATGTTGACGGAGCACCTCCAGTCTCTGGACGCTACTCTGTCTTGCGGCGTAGCACCGTCGCGTGCTGCAACCCAACGCTGAAAGCTGCCAGGCCCTCCGCGCATAACCGAGTGATGTGTCGACAGCATGTAGGTCTGCGCTGCACTCATTTTTGGAAACAGCCAGCCCTCTTTCTGCAGCCATCGCGCACCTGCGCCTGTGAATCCAAACATGCCAATGACATCCATCGCGCTGTTGATAGTGTTGATTCGCCGCTGCCACTTTTCGACATACTCCAGGAACGTCTCCTGGTCCTCTTCCGGCTCGACAACAGGTGCCGGCACCCATGACAGCGTGTCCGACAAAGACACACCGGAAGCCAGGTCATCGTGGATGTCTGGCTGCATGTAGTCACTCGCAGGAACGAAGTCTATTAAGTCTTTCTTAGTCATAGCTTTTTGTACACAAAGTCTATCTCAGACTTTTCCTTTTGATAGGCCGTGACCATAATCAGGTCGAGCTCTTCGCTGTAGTAATCAGCGTGAGACGGGCCAGGTTTGCACAGCACGAATATGACACCGCGCTTTCGAAGAATGAAGTAGCGAGCATCCGCGCCGTGCGCTGCCAGTTGTTGTACACGATTCTTTCGTTCGTACTCTTTCGCACCATGTAAAAAGATTTTCATGTGGGATCGAACGGCCTTTTCGTACTTGGCCTTGACGTCGTCTGTAGGCTTCTTGCCTTTGGGGAGCTCTACTCCCGCAGCTTCCAATGCTTCTGCAAACCGCTCCTGTGCGTGCGTAGTGACGAGAATCGTGCCTAGACATTCTTGTTCTAGGCGAAACGGGTCCATTAGGTGTCTCCTGTGTTGCAGCCGCACAAACAAGAAAGACAGCCTCGTTAGAAGCTGCCTCTCTTGTTTGTGCGGCGTATGTGAAGGGCGTGAGCCCTTGGGAGCAGCGTTGCGCTGCGCTGTCGTTGTACAACATTGTGCGCCTCGGCGTCAATGTTCAGTGTACGTTGCGGCCCCCGTCATCCTTCGAGGCTAGCACACACGTTTGGACGAGCTCCATCAGCGTGTCTGTTTTGCCTTCAAGGCTTTTCAGTTGTATTACAACGGGGCTTGGCACCATTCGAAGTTTGGCTTCCTGGTAGTCGACTGCTGCCTGCCTGTCCATTACCTCTGCAAATACGTCGTCGTGGTACACCTCTTTGAGTGCGTCTACTAACTCATGGTGTGCGCCCTCGACCGCAATGACCATGTAATGTGCTTGAATCATTGTTACCATGTACTTCCTTTTACCATGAATACACCTTAGATGCGACTTCACCATGAGCCTTGTCGCCCTTCTGGTGAGGCCTGATCCAGAGCATCTTGTACTCAGGGCTGTCTCTCGGTCCGTACGGCTGACGCCTCCAGTGCCCTCTAACCCAGTGCAACTTCACACCTGAGGAGTCTTCAGATGCCGCCCTTCCTGCGGTTTTTGTAGTCCTCGGCACCGTTAGCAGCCGCACATTCGTTGATGATATCTCCATCAGGCGCTGATGAGCTTTGCGTGCGCCCGGTGTAATCTCCGCACCGCCGAGTCTGCCTGCCTTGTACATCTTCAGAAGCTTTTTTCGCTCCGCAGCGTGCTCGTCGGGAAGCATCTCTGGGTCTGTTCCAAGGAACAATAACACGTTGAACACCAGAGACATCGTGTCCCTGACAGCGCTTGACTGTAGCACAGCATAGTACCCGGAAGCGCTGCCTTTCGGTGATGTAGAGCGCATAATGGCGTTGTATGTGTGGTGGTATGCCTTGTCGAGCATGTCGACTACCGCAATAGTGTCATCCGTGTTCGTGTATTCCATGCCACTAATCAGATGCGCGTCCTGCCACAATTCCTCGCTCTTCGTCCTGTCTAAGCGAGCCATGTGTTCTTGAACCTGTGCCATCATCTCCTCCCCCAAATCGTCTGCACAGGCTTTTGTAGTAAGCAACGCCGACTCTTTTGACCACAACATGACACGCAGGTAAGTGCTGTCACCGCGCACAGCACTCAGCACAAACAGGCCGTTGGCCTCCACCGGCGCGCCGTCTATCGACCGCGCAAACCACAGACCGCAGCCTGTCGTGTCCAGGTAAAAACACTCGAACGGAGCCGGAGGTATAAATGACGTCGAGATGTTGTGCAGGTCAGTGCGCATGAACATCTTGTACAGGTCTGGTGTGAGCTTGAAGGTGTTCTTCCCGTTAGCGACGTATGCTGTGGTCAGCAACTGCACCATAGATGGGTGGTCTGATTTCATCCCAATTACAGTGTCGACAACGTCGGGATGCTCTGCCGCCGTGGCGTCCACAGTGTGCTCCACACCCAACGCCGTGTAGTACCTGTCATAAGGGTGGTCCGGAAGTGCATCAAGGTTAATGCCCTTGCGCCGTATGCCCTCCAGCAACAATGAAACGTCAACGTCGTCACTCGCTTTCTTTACCGCAAACATCTCCCTCGCAGCGGACATGAATGCCTTTCTGATCTCGCGATAACTTGGTCTTCTCATCACTATTTCTCCAAAAAAAAAACGCGGCAATTGCCGCGTTTTTCGTGTCTCTGAACAAAGTTCTTTGTGACAGTCACTTGCTAGAGAAGTGATCTCGATACTGTCGAGCCATCTCCAATGACCACTCGATGTCGTCCAGTGCGCGATGAACTACGTCGTGGTCACCTTTGTCAGTGAAGGCCGGCAACCACATGTCTTCAACCATCATCAATACACGCACGTCGAACATGCGGTAGCTTAGCTTCTTCGCCAGTGATGGCATGTGCTCCTGCAGAAATCGCATATCGAAGTGAACAGAGTTTCCTGCAAGGTACAGCTCCTTCTTGGGTATACCCTCAACTAATTTGAGGATGGCCTGCTCAGCTACGTCCATAGACACGCCCAGCCCTGCATTGATCTCGTCTAGCAAACCGTTTTTGGTGTGCATGTCGATAACGAAGTCGTCAGATGTCAACGCCATAAGACGCCTGACATCCGACACGCCAGGCCGCACGATCGACTCCCAGCGCGACTTCTCGTTCAAGTCGTCGTCGGTTAGAATGCAAGCCACCTCTAGAATCGTGTGTCGCTCTGGATGGAGTCCTGTTGTCTCGAGATCAAGCCACAATAGCATAAAAACCCTTACTCAGTAGTGATGGCGTCTGCGGTGATTCGGATGGAGCTCACGAGTTCCATCTCTTCGGAGGTGTCAGTGTCTTCAGCCTGCGTCGCCTGTGCGAATTCGTCTGCATCCATCATGGTTATCAATGGATACGCGTGCGGCACCGAAACCTGACGATTGCACGCAGGACACGCGTGCATGATATCGTACTCCATAACACTGGACTGCGACATCAACAGCACGTTTGTCCGAGGCACCTGACTTCTTGGCTCCAGAGGACGACGACATGGCATACACATCAATGTGAGCCGCACAGGCTGCATGGGTGTAATGCCGATAGCTACGTCTTCAGGCAGCGATATGTTGAACGGGTCTACCTTCTTCATAGTACTTTCCTCAGCGCCATCTCCGTTTCCATTGCTTTCTGTCGTGATACCTTTCCTTTACCATGACAGCAAGGACATATCGTCGGCGCATGCGCATAAATACGAGATCCGATGTCAATCACGGTCTCGACCTTCTCCTTGTCCGCCGCTGTGTTTGCCAGTACTCTGGCGCCAACGGCCAGGATTCGAAGTACATTTCCCATAAGGACACTCATGAACACTCCTTACGACGATTACGATTTTGTCGTCAGTGAATTGCACACCCTGTACGGTGCACGCGTGATTAAAAAAGAGGACTCAGCCTTTCATATCGCACTGAGTTGGTTGATTGTCTGGACGTGGCGCTTGTCTTTCTCGCCACTAAAATTCGAGCGCACGTACATGACACGCTACACAACGGTAATAGGAAAAACTATTGCCACGCCGTCTAAGCGCGTCAGTACGCCTGTGTTGATGCACGAAGCGCAACACATCGAAGATTTGAATTGGCTGTTGCGCATCGCGTATCTGCTGCCTAATGCGCTGGCACCGCTGGCACTGCTGTCTATCTGGTACAGCCATTGGTGGCTGCTGTGTGCCGCGTTTCTTGTGTGCCCATCACCAGGAAGGGCCTGGGCTGAGCTTAGAGGCTACACCGTAAGCCTTGCAGCACAGTATCGACACACAGGAGGTAATGTGCCCGCAACCTACATCACTTGGCTCACTAGCCAGTTTACAGGTCCAACCTATTTGTGGATGTGGCCGTTTAAGGGCTGGGTAACCAGGTACTTCAACAAGCGTATCGAGGAGCTTAGACACGCTAGGGAGCATCACTCTCCCGGAAAATTGCCTTTGTGGGCTTATAAGGCGGTAGCAGATCTGCATCCAGATCTTTGATGTATCCTGGGTACATAAGCGTGTCGCCGTCTGTGATGCGGTGACGCTTGTACCGGTACATTAGCTCATGAACGCGCGACAAGTTGCCAGGGAATTCTGGCTCTAGCAGCCGGGACATCTCTACAGGCATTTTGTTCAAAGTCTGTAGCGCTTTAGCCACAACTGGCCAATCGCGAGATGCCATTACCCATATCCCACTGTCTACAGGCCTGCCGACTGTCAGGGCCCGAAGGTATGTGAGAGGGTTTTCCCCGTCGTACACGTTGTCCATAAGGATCAGAGAACACCCCAATGCGGGGATGTGTATTGCATGCAGGTCATCAGGCAGCGTCGCCTTTAGCATTCCCGCACCGTACTCTCTCCATAGTGCCTGCCGCATCAATAGCGCCTCTCGTATCTCCGGGTCTCTATGCTTACTTCCTGTGTTGTACAACGCTGTTCTCGACGCCTCGTGAGACTCGAATGCTTCGGAAGGAGTCATATCCCCACGGCACACGCGCTCTATCCTGTCCTTTAGCTCCCATCCAAACGCGTTAGACTCGTTGTACCCTGCGGCAGTAATCTCGCTGCCCATCGAGTTAACGTTCCAGATGTGCGCTTCTAGCCGCCTGGAGATTGTGTGCGCCTTGTCTGCGCTCTTGAATGGCCCTGAATTATCATTTCGAAAAGTGTGGGCGTTGTTTACGTACCACTCAGCTTCTTTGCTACAACCACCCTCGGTCAATATCTGTATTACGGGCCACAGCGGCAGTCGTGCTATCAGGGCATGAGTGTGGTCGAGTGTCTGTTGCTTCGCCACTTACCCTCCTTGTATTGTTGGGTGGTACGCCGATCTGTGCGCGCGCCACCACTTGTTTCCTGGCAATCGAAGTGTGTGCTCGTTGCCCATCTGAATGCGTCCGTAGAACACAGACGGATCTTCCACACTCACGTCTAGTGCTGTCACGGGCCGCCCGGTTGTCGTCTCACCGACGTAAACTGGTCCATTCTTAGTTCTGGAGAATGTGCCGCGTTTCGGCTCCAATTCCTCGAACAGCAGACCCTCGTATGAGAACAGCCTTCCCTCATTCCGCGCAGGATAGAGTGCCTCTGGCACCCAATCCCTGATCAAGTCCGCTACCGAGGATGGACAGTCAGTTGTCTGACCGATGATGCCTCTGCCTGGGCGAAGCACGTTTCCAAGCCAGGGAGACGGGTGAGACACGGCGTTGGCCTGGATGTAGAATAGATAGACATCCCCACGCTGCTTTACCGCTGCCACACTGAAGTACTTGTATGCGGTGCCTGCTGGAAGCATGACTTGAAATATGTCAGTGTCAGCAGCGTTTTCTCTAAGCAGAGTCACGTCTTCGCGAAACAAGGATGTGCGACACGTCCAACCTTTGCCTTTGTAGCTTTCTCTTCCCCAGTAATGGAGAGCTTCGTCACTCGCCGCCTCGATTGCTAGACGCTGATGCCTCGACGTTGACACGGAGTAACTGGTGGCATCGATGCAGTATACGCCGATACCTGCCCAGGCTATCTGCGTTCTGTATGACCACAGACGAACACCGTCTGTGCTGACTCTAACTCCTGAATAGTGTGCGCTTCGTCCCTGGTACCATTTGTCTACGACGTCCTGCAGCGTCTTACTCACAGTACCTGATCCTTGATGGTCAGGATGCCAACATATTCATCCATCAGATACTGGATGTCCTCATTCAATCCGTCGAATCCGCCGTCAAGGTCTTTGACGAACTCGCGAGCGGTCTCTGGAAGCGACGCCAGGTACTTCGACTTTTCCAGAGCAACATTGATGTCGCCCTGCAACATTTTCTCGCGCGCCACCAGATATCCAGTCAGACGAATGGGCGGTGCGGTTACTTCTCCAGCGTACGGCTTGAAGTACTCCAGAATAACATCCCATCCAGGACGCACGTCAACAGTGGTAGCACAGGTAGGCACGCCTTCGTGCTCAAGAGAGTATTCGGTATTGAACTTGCTCATACAGACTCCTTCGCGATCTCTTTGATCGCCAGTATCATGTCTTTAAGGGGCCCAGGACACTCCGGGCCGATGATTTCGTGAATGGCTTCAAGGTATAGTGTTTCGACGTCTAACCACGATTCGGTAGCGCTCAGGTTTGCCAGGGCTAGCTGGTGCACACCACGCACTTTTTCATTTCTGTAGATGTCGGCGTTCTTCCCTACACACAGTTGAAGGTACGCAGTGATAAGAGGCATAGTAGGATCGAAACTCATTTGTTTGTTATCCATTCTGGGGTTGGTATTGCTGTGAGCTGCGCGGTGTGATGCTTCAATTTAACCGGAGGGGTGCACACCGCAAAGCCGTCCAGCACACTCATGGGGACAATCGACGTAAGATAGAGACGCAGGCGGGTATAGTCTGCATCTGTGTTTGGATCGAAATCAGACAGGCCAAGCACCCAGTAAGCACCTGTCCGAGAGGTGCACACGTCTGGTATCGATGACAGAAACAACTCTAGGTTAGTGTGTCTCAGGATTGGCTTTACGACATCGAGCGAGCACACGTAAATATGGTCCTTAAGTGCGGCGCGTTGCTTTGCTGCTTTGATGCCGGCGTCCTTTCGCAGCGTACCGGTATACTCTGTCAATGGCACGGCGTCTGCGTACTCTGACAGGTACGACCACTCAGCCGTGTTTTCTTTTAGCTCCCCTAGTGATTCTGTGTTTAGGTCGCGGTATTCTCTTCGTATGTACCGCTGCTTTCGGTATTCATCCATGCAGGTATCTCCGTGTCAAGAACTGTAGTCTCGTCATCAAAGAATACTCTTGATGACGGAGCTCCAGCATACAACTCTCCGAGATACTCCGCATAGCTGCAGAAATACAAGTCGGCCACAACCATTTCGGCAGCGATCTTGACCTGGATGTCCACCGCCAGGCACTTCATGGGTGGCAAGCCGGGTCCGTCCAACACAAGCGACGCGAGAAGCGGCTCTACAACGTGTAACCCGTCACAATCGGTGAGGTACACATCAGGACTGCCCTCGACAAACACATCCACACCGATCGCTTCCTGAAGCACATCATGCATCATGTGCCACGGCAGCTCTACGGTTCGCTTGCGTAGCCATATCGCATCTTTCGGCTCAAACTCGCGCGTCAGGAAGCGCACGTTTACTGTAGTTGACATTCTACCTCCATGCCCAGGATGTCTGGGAGGATCAAGGTTGCAGGTACTGTGACTTTCCCCCAGGTTTCCTTACCGCCAGGCTGCAGCAATATTTCCCAGGGTTGTATAGCGTTTTTGCTTTGCGCAGCGCTCGTCAACGCTGCCTCGCAGTCGGATTCTGACAGGTAGTACAGCAATGACGCTGTCGCATGTAGGGAGCCCCTCTCATGCCGAGTTACTACGGCTCCAACCACCAGTGGACTGTCTACAAACAGTTTATGTAGGTTGAAGTACAGGGCGTCATTTCTGTACAAAGGGGTCATGTGAACGTACCGAACCCATGCGGGCACCTGCGCGTGCATCGTTCTGGCGCTCCATGCGCTACTCACTAGCACTGACACGCCGTTTCTTGGCGTGTATTTCATCTCTAACACCATCTTCATATTTAACTCCCGTAGACTATCAACCCGTCGATTAGGGCTTGCGAAGATGTTTCCACGACAGAGGCGTCAGGTATCTGAGACAACAACACGTCTGCAGCCCGCTTTGCATCAGACGTAATCACGTGAGCGCGTTTGTAGCCTCCCACACCATCCACCGTGTACAGTACGTGGAAGACACGTAAAGCAGGCCCTGCGCTAGGTACGCTCAACACACCGGTGAACACAGCGTCAGACAGTTCGGCTTCTTTTTCCTCAGTAGCTGGCTTGAACATGCTGTGTTTGGTCACGGCGTATCTTGCCCTGAAGATGTTAGGAATACTGTTGATGTTCTCCATGTATAGATACGTCACTGGCACCGCCAGAGATGTGGCTATCGCATCCAGAACGTCTGGCGAGTAAGCACTGGGAGGCGCGTTGTACGCCACGATCCGCCGCACGATGTCCTGGTAAGCACCGAACCCTGCGTCGTCCATGAATTTGACAAGCACATCTGTGCCAATTCCCATTGAATCTAGCAGCTTGATCAATCGTGTGCTGGTCTTGTCTGGTGCTATACGCTTCCATTTTTTCCTTCGGTATCTGTACCACGCAGACGCATCAGTACACTGGATGCTATGCAGTGGTTGCACGGCAGAGTATAGCCAGCATGGGTACTCTGAAGCTGTCAGGTCCATAGTGTCACACTGCCGACGGTTCGTTTGCACTGGCCGCAGCAGACCTCTATAGGCCCTGCTAGCGACACGGTCTCCACACACCTCGATGGCGTGGCACGCAGCACGTATCCAGTTGACTGGGCAGGGCTACTTTTCAGTGTGACGCCCAGAAGTTCCCCTTCAATAACAGCGCCGCTATCCAATGCTGCGGCACGAATTGTCGTGCCTACACTTATCTCGGCCGCGGCCTTTTCACACTTCTTACACTCCACGTACGTCAACAGACGCAGGGTGTCCCTGGCTATCACTTCTCCCTTCATGTGGCTCCTTTATGTTTTCTGAGAAACGGCTCTATGTATTCCAGTGTCCTGGTTAGCAACATGGCTTTCGGGTCGTCGCCGCGCACTAACACAATCGTGCAGGTGTCTTCGGTGGCGGGTATGAGCACCATCTTCGCGTGCCAGAAACCCTCTCTCCAGCTGCTGCGGCTCCAGTACATGACTTCGTCTTCTTTCCAGTCGGTTCGAAGGCGCGCATCCCAGCAGTTGTCTGCTTCGGTTTCTTCCCCGGATTCTACGTCGAACTCTTTGAACGCGTTGCGAAGTGACATCCACTCATTTCTTGTAACGTCGAACAGTGTTATCTCTTGTCGTTCCATATACTGACCTGCTATAGAGTTTGGAGGCGTCCTCTTCTACCACAAAATGTGCGGCTATACCGGAGAAAATATGCAGAGTGAAGACCTCATCAACCAGCCCCCAGTAGTCGACACGGACAGGCATGCGCCGGCGTCCGTGGCTGACGAAGTTCGTGAGTATCTTGCCAGCTCCACTGGAAGTTCTATGGCAGCACCCGTGGTCACAGCCAGTCAGGAAGTCTTTGACAAAGAGGATGCGGCCATTAAAGCAGCTATGGAAGAGCTGGATAAGTCTCCACAAGAGCGGTACCGCGCAGCGCTGGAAAAAGAGAACATTCCGCTCAAAGAAGCCCTTGGCATCATAGACTGCATCGTCGTCACGCTTCGGCAGTATGAAGAGACTATTAAAATTACTGACTCGGTGTCCGTGACGTTTCGTACAAGGACCCTGACTGACCAGGCGCGGCTAAACCGGGCGCTGGAGAAGGAGATGCCGCAGTACCGAACCAGCATAGAGTTTGAGATCGCGCGCCAGCACCTGGCAAGTTCGATTGTGAGATATGGCGACCGCGTGTTCCCTAACCAGACTCCCGAAGATGTGCAGAAGACACTGGCCTGGCTAAGCAGCATTCCGCAGCCGGCGTTCACCATCCTGCAGCGTAAACTCTACGACTTCGATCGCAAAATCAACACAGTATTCTCTGAGGGGTACCTGGAAAATTTTTATCCAACCCTCTTCTAAACACGCGCATCACGTTTAGAACGCGGGGTATTGAGTTGCCGGACTACCACTCGCTGACAGGCATGGCAACTAACAGGTTGTGGGCGGAAGTTCTACGCAGAGAGCGCCAGCTGCAGGCTACTTTGTTGCAGCAAGACGCCATGATAACGTATTCAATGGCGGGCGTTCCAGCAGACGTGGAGTTTCAAAAGAGGTATGATTTCCTCAAGGTCTCTTTGCGAAAGAGTCTCGCGGAGATAGACCAATCCGCGTATGGTACTTCTTATCACAGGCGAACTCTCGAGATGCGTCTTCGCGAAAGCCAGGAAAAGCGAAAGCTGTTCGAGCGTCTGGACAAGATGGAATCAGAGTCTTTCGACCTCAACTCATGGCTGAGAGGAGAAGACTAGAGGTGCAATAAATGTCTGACGATTTTGGAAGATCACTATCGGATGTGATGGCGGACGTGACCATGGGCTACCAGGGTATGTCCAACACAGTGTCTAACTTTGGGATTACCCCGCCGCCTGCTCTTCCAAGAATTACCGATTTTGTGCCTCCACAGGTGATGGCTATGTATGGTGCCTCGGCAAGTGCACCGTTTATTCCCATGCAGATACCTCCACCTGCGCCAGTAATGCCGTACGTGCCGCCAATGAGTGTAGCACCTACATCGCAGTATCAGGCGCCGCAACCGGCGTATCAACCAGCCCCCATGCCATTCATGCAGCAGCCTATGATGCCACCGATGCAGCAGCCTATGATGCATGCAGGGTCAGACCCGTTTGGCATGCAGGCTGCGCTGGCTCAGGCACGCAGTCAGCAGATTATGAACGCGTCTACCGCAGCATACATGGACCCGAGCATGATGTACCCAGGCGCTGGCATGATGACATCACACAACATGGGTGTGTTTCGCAGTCAGATGCTAGATAGACCGAGTACAGCAGCTCCCATGGGACTTGGAGGCGTAGGACCTCCGCTGGCTATGCTGCCCGTTTCAGACCTTCAGCGTACAAGAGAGTTCTCTTTTTCCAGGCCTTACGACGCCGCTCTGAATCAATCGCTAGACATGACAAGAGCACAGCAGCAGGGCTACCAAAGCTATGCAGATGGCGCTGCTAAGATGGCGTTAGGACACGTGGGCGGCCTGATAGGCATGGGCATTGGTGCTGTAGGCGGTGCCGCAGTTGGCAACCCTATCGCTGGCAGCGGTATCGGTGCAGTAGCGGGAGAGATGCTGCAATTTGTGCCAGGAGCGGACAGAGCTGTAGCTGCAGTGATGCGTCCTGCACTGGAGAGAAGGTATGATGCTATCCAGACGCAGTACGCTTCCAGGGCGTATATGCTGTCCTCGAATGCAGACACTGACATATCTGGAACAGGGCTGTCATCGTCAGCGGCTCAGCGCATGACGTATGGCATGGATCGTCTGGCAAGCTCTACTAACGGGGACATGAATCGCAAGGACATCACCAGGCTTGTTCAGATGTCGGGTGAGCAGGGGCTTTTAGACTTCGAACAGAATTCTGAACAGATCATCAAGGCTACCAAGAACATCATGTCGTTAGTCTCAACGATGTCTCAGATAACCGGAGATCCTGACTTTCAGGCCAACATTCAAAAGATAGGCAAGCTACGTCAGCTTGGAATGGGCATGAATAAGATGGACGAGGCCCTGAGAAACATGGAGGCATACTCACGCATGGCGGGGGTGTCTGTAGAAGAGGCCATGCAGACGCAGGGTATGCAGGGAGCAGTCACATACCAGCAACTCGGGTTAGCTGGCGCACAAGGTCTTCAGGCAGGTGTGCATGCACTCGGCGCCACCAAGCAACTCATGGCGGCAGGCACGTTCAATGAGCGCGACCTGGCCATGTATGGTGGCGAGTCTGGTGTCGCGCAGATGATGACTGAGGTTGGAGGTGCGTCGATCTCTGCTCTATCACAGTACATTCTGCCTTTCCTGGTTGACGAAGGCAAAGGCGGGCGCCTGTCCATTAACAAAGATCGCCTGCGGGATTTGCAAACAGGAAAGACTACATTTCACGACGCGCTTCAGGCAGCGTCCGGGCGCACAGACTTGTCACAAAAAGCATGGCAGAACCTTGCAGGCAATCAGCGAAGGGAATTGACGAACGCGCTTGGGGACATGTCAGGCCCCGCAGGTGCGCAGCGCATGATGTTTGATATGGCTTTGACACTGTCAGAGCGGAACCCAAATCTCGATGTCCAGTCTATCCTTAATATGAATGTGGGCGAGGACGCCGCAGCTGTTTTGATGCGACAGACAGACAAGACGTATCAAAAGAACATCATGGCACAGATGAACAAGGAGCTGGAGCGCCAACAATTTGAAGCATCACAAAGAACTGCGCCTGAGTTTGGGTTTTTAGCGCGACACGGCATGCGACTGCCGTCACCGATAGACAGCATGCAAAGATCATGGTCCGACACCATAGAGGGCATGGAAGAGAGCGCGAAGCTGGAAGCTGTTGGCGTTAGACGTGCTGTGCGCGAAGGCATGCAGACACCCGGCGTTTCAAGGAAGGAAGCGCTTCTGTACGCGGACAAAGCTGTCAATGAAGGGTCGGACAAATTTAGCATGTTCGACGAAGACCTGACGTATAGAGATGAGCTGATGGGCCGGGGGACTATACGAAGTTTTGGGGCCAGGGTTATTCAGGGCTCGTACGATCACATGGCTCACGACGGCAACGAAGCCCTATTTGGCACTGGCAGATATGCCATGTCTAATTCCAGAGCTGGCAGGTCACTAGGTGCTTTAAGAAACTACTTAGATCCATCGGAAACAGACGCTGCCGCGTTAGATAAGCTAGCTGGGTCGTACGGCAAACCGCTGTCTAGCGAAGACAGAGCCGCGGCCAGAGCGTCGCTTCGTGCTAAGATAGGAGATGATGCTGTACTGGCCAAGGCTCAGGTTACCATTGGCAAAAAGATGGCCAGCGAAGTAGGTATGGGCATCACAGACCCAGGCATGATTGCACTTTCAGATTTCAGAGAAGCCGTGCCTGGCTGGGACAACCTGACAGAAGCCGAGCAGCGCGCTTTCATGGACACAGCGGCACTGGCTGGCGGTTCTAAGGCCGAGCAGTATCAAACTTTCCACACAGAAAAAGCTCTTGTCGCTAACGCCACTAAGCTAGGAAGAGAGTTTACCGGGGCTGGCGGAGGCGCCAACGCTAACGCGGCGTTGTCAGCTATGTTTGGCGGCGAAATATTTAAGGACGTAGAAATAGACGACCTAAATGATTCGCAGCGCGCGGCCATGGAAGTTATGCTCATGTTGACAGGGGATGACGCGTCTGAGCAGGGATACTACCTGGCACTAGCAGCAGCACTTGAATCAACAGGAGGCATGAAATCCATAGCTCAGCAGCTACACAAGTCCCTGCTGGAGACGGAGGGCGACGCACATATAAGCAAACTGGAGTCCGCGCGCGCTAAGTTCAAGGGCCTGTCTAAAGATCATCAGGAAGCACTTATGGTGCAGGCTGACAGAATACTTAATGTTCCACGAGTCGAAGACAGGGTCGCCGTCTCTAACGGCAGAGCAGACATCACCAAGCTAAAAGCAGGAGCCCTGTCTAAGATTGGTGACACTCGGCAGGCCGCTGCGTTCGACAACCTGCTAACGTCCAGCAGAGAAGCAGCAGCCGTGCTTCAGGGCGCTGGCGCGAATGGTGAGGTAGCATTCAAGAAGGACGACAATCTCAAAAGTCACGCAGCGCGTCTTCAAAAGGCGACAGGAGTCAATGCAGCCGCCCTTCAAAAAACCATGGGCGCCAGCAACTTCTCTAAGTTCCAGTCTCTGGATTTGGAGAAAGATGAGGACATGCTTACGGCTCTAGATCTCCTTGGAGACATGGGTATGGGCGGTGGTGAGCTAGATATCAAAACGAAGGGAGTAGGCGCCACCAGCGAAGGCATCACTAATCAAGAGATCGCGATCGAAGCACAGAGCCAATTCTTTAGCAGGCTTAATGCATCCGTGGATTACAACGCGCGCGCTCTTGAGGACAACACACGCGCGTTGCTCGGGACCAACAACAAAGCTAAGCAGGCTGCTACCAAGATGGTCGAAGACCCTAACGCACCGGATTGACCACTATGACATCTAGACTCAAAATAGTGCACCCATCAGGCCCTGAAACTATCAGGCTGTATACCGAGAATATTATCGACAACCACCGAAGAATGACGCCAGCCGCTGTTAACGTCGACAGTCTGGTGGCGCGAAGTCTACGCATGGTTCACGAGACCAGACCGATGGTAGTCACAGTCACGAAGAGGCGTCCATGACTAGAAGGCCGATTTATGGTGGTGACACCAGTCTGAATGACCCACAGGCACGTGTTCGTGGAGTCTACGCAGAGCATCCTGCTGGCACACCAAAATACAATCCAGGCAACACCACTGCGGCGGCGCAGCAGACCCAGGCGAGGCTGTACATAGAGGTGCCGGATGACGAGACTGCTGCTGCTATTGTCGCATCCATGCCGACAGACGAAGCAAAGGCCTATGCTCAGGCAGTGTTGCAGGTTACCGGAGCAGACTCAAGACGCGTCTATCTAGACTTCCTGCTGCAGAATATTCAGGAGTCAAGTCAGGAAAAAGTTCAGGTCAGTGAAGTGTTGTCAGACGCCTATGTTGCTTTCTTCTTCGGAAGAAAAGCCAGGATGTACAGCTTCCAAGGCGCACTGCTCAACACGGTGCAGGACAACTGGTACGATGCGTGGCACATCCTGTACAACAACGTGCTCAGAGGCACGCGACTGGCAGACATAGGGTTTCCTGTCACTATTGCATATGACTGGAGACGCATCACGGGATATCTAGTCGGCAACACTACGTCTCTCGATGGGAACATGGAGACGTCTGTTAGTTTAGGGTTTCAGGTTCTGGTCAAAGATGTGGGCATTTTTCGCGCATCTGATGCCCCTGGCCCTACATTTGCGCTTGCCAACGATGACCCATCGCAGATTTTCATCGAAGCAGGAGCTGCAGTGTCGATCGTGACGCCAGCTGAAGCCGCGCGAATGACTGTGCATAGCAGCCTTGCACAGGCGTCTGCTGTGACAACTACGGTAGCAACCGCGATAGACAGTGTGAATGCTGCGATCCGCGCAGGGTCCGCGGTGGTTACAGCAAGCGAGAGCGGCGACTCGTCTACGCTTGACTTCAAACAAGGCAACATACCTCTATCTGGTGAGGCTATTTAATGACCAACATCAGCATTCAATTGGGGTCCGACGGCCCTATTTTAGGCCTGACAGTTAGCATTCCGCTGCGCCTGGCGGAAGACGACGTTACTAGTGCCGAGTCGGATCTGGAGGCCAAGTTGCTTGGCGCACTGTCAATGCCTAATGCCAACGCGCTGCTCCGCGTAATCAGAGGCAACATACTCAGCGAGTCCACAGGCGCGCCCGCCGTTAAAGCGGTGCTCTACACCGCAGCTCTGTTCGAGTTTGGTAACCTGGTTAAGCCATACTACGAGGAAGACACGTTGGACATCACATTTCGGTCAAGGATTCGCGTACTCGACCTGGACCTGATCCTACGACCATACTACGGCAACATCACACCAGCCCTGCAAGAGCTGGAGGCAAAAGGACTGCATCCAGCCATCTCAGAGTGGATTCTAGACCGCTTCCTGTCAGACAATGGACTATACAGAGCCGCTGCTACCGCATGCATATGTGTCATTGCAGCGCTTATTGACCTGAATATCGTGGTGACCACATGACTGCAGCGTATGTCAACAGGGCGAGTTGGTTGGTGTATGTGCAAGGCGTGCAGTGCCCCGCAATATCTGCACAGATATCCTACGGAGTATGGTCAATACCCACTGCAACTGTCACCTTTCCGGCAGACAGGGTGTTTCAAAGAATAGGCAGGGACGACCGTGTTCGGCTAACGATATTTGCTTTAGATCCGCATCAGGCACGAGTTGAAGGCAAGAAGCCAGAGTTCAGACTTGCCTTTGACGGTGAGATTACGAATTTCTCATACTCGTCAACTGGAGGCGGACGTAACATATCGTACACAGCAGTAGACTTCATGGAGTCTCTGACCAGGTTGTTCCCTTATGTCGTTAAGTCTCTGAACACCATTATTCAGGGGCAGACGTCCACGACAGGAGGCACAACGCTTGTCAACAATCCATTCGCACCGACGCATGGCTTGCTGACAACAGGTTTTGTGAGCGGCAATAAAATTCGAAGGCCATTTGAGTTTGTTGAGGGCCTGATCAAGTACCTGTCTGGCGACACCATGCCGTCGTCTGACCAGGCCGAGGTTATCAAACAATGGTTTAAGCCATGGGTGGACAGGGTCAAATTCAAAGATCGCTTTGTACCATCTGTGCTTGTCGAATCCCTGGTGGGCGTCGACGCAGATGCAGAGCCGCACATTTTTCCTATCTTAAAAGCCACGCAGTCGACATCCGCTATCGAGGCTTTAGCGAAGATGGGCAATCAGCTTGACCAGGGATCGTTCTACAACATCGTTACCACCATCTTTCAGGCGATGTATTACGAGCTTCTGATGTTGCCCACCGCGCCCTACTTGCTGGTGGACGAGACAACGCGAGAGCCTTTTGGAGAAGACACGGTAGCTGGTGGTCCACCAAGACTGCGCAACGTTGTGGCGTCGTACATGACTAAGCCTCAGACCATATTTGGTATTCCGCCAAGATTCAACGTTCTATGGCCAAGCATGATTGAGCAGTTCTCCTACGACGAATCTTACGCCCGTCAGCCGACGCGCACATACCTTGGCAATCCACATGTCCTGAATATGCTCGCGCAGCAGTCACCGAACGACGTTCTAACAAGGGCTCTTACTGTGGGTTACCCGGCAGAAGCCAACGAACGCTTGTCTCGGAAGAAAACAGGGGATCACTCCGAGGAGAGCGTGTTCAACTTCATAACCAAAGAAGAGCGTTTCAAAGGCCCAGTGTACAACAACATGAACACACCTACGTGGTACATGTTTCTTCAACAGACAGAAAGAACCAGTGCAGCGAACGCCGCGCTTCAGTACAAGTTCTGCAGGTACGAGCATCTTCGGACACGCGCCGCACAGCGAAATGCGGGCACATCAGGACCATACAATCCATACATAGTACCAGGATGCCCGAGCGCAATTATCGACAATGAACACTCAAGCGTTCATCTCATCGCATATGTTACGCAAATCAATCATTCATTCTCGCAGGAGAACATGTCAACACAGGTGTCGATGACGTATGCCACTCCGATATCCGAAGTCATTGACCTGCTGATGGACCAGATGGTCAAGGAGGGGATAGACGAGATCACCGACAACACACCATCTATCGCTCCAGAACACCCCGTGCAGGCGATACGTGATGTTTTCCAAACAAAAGCAAAAGCGTCCGAGTATTACCAGCGGATGTTCTACGGCGCCGACAAGCCAAAAGACAAGGTGCTGTTTGACCTGCTGAAGGTGTTCGGCTTGCGAGGCGATGAAGGCATAATTGAACCCATTCAATTGAACAAGGAAAACGCGGAGCGCGTGGTGTCGTCGCCTGTGACCGGCGAAGCGCCTGACTTTCGCCTTACTCCCGGCTACCGCAGATTTATGGATGACCCGGAGGCTGCATTTACATATGCCGCTAGACCCATCTGCACACTTGAACAATTCATCGATGCACAAGGCGACCGAGGAACCAGACGCGGGTTAGTATCCGCCAGCAGCCCAAGTGAGGGGCACGGCGCTCCGTATTACGTCCAAATTCTTGTGTCTAACGAGGATATTGCTCAGCAAGAAAGCGTAGACGTAGATGGCAATCCGTGTAGGATAAGCGAATCAGATTCATCGAGGTCGTGGCAGGAGAGGCTTCTAGCCTACAGGGCTCGAGTGTACCAGACACAAACTGCCTATAGAGGATAAGACATGAATAGCTACGAGATGGGATATCGGCGCGCAATGAAGGTTGCGGGGTTGATGACGAAGCTGCCAGAATTGTCCCATCTACATGCCGCATCCGCTCTAGGTGCAGTGGGAACAACAGGTATTCTACTAGACACCGGCGGCTTCGCCCCGTGGAATGACGCTAGAACGGTAGCTAACGATCTTCGAAATATTTCGAACGACGCACTTGGAACGGACCTCGAAAATGAGTCGAATTACAGACGATGGATGATGTAGATCTTTTAATAACGGGATGTGAGTACGAGCATGAGCAGTGCATACTGGGAAGGTGTAGCGTTGGTGGAAAAGGTGGCGATGAATCGCCCGATGCGCGAACTATACAAGCGTCTATCTGAGCAATATCCAGAATACGCTAAATCGTTTCAAGGACCGAACCGGAATATCAATGCTTTTGTACCCGGTCATGAGGGACAAAACGCTTTTTCAAATGCGTTGCTAGGAACCGCGGAAATCGAAAAATCACTCGGTCCTGCATGGGCGCGCATATTCCATGATAATAGTCCTCCAGCAAGACTAACGATTCCGCACCATGCGTACCGAGACGTGTTGAGAACGCGTAGTAGTAGTACACTGCAACAGGCCACAGCACGCCAAGCTCTTGACCGGCGGTTTAGTGGAGCTCACGCACCAAAACCAGGTGAGTCGTTCGTACCATCTGCTGGCAATGCCGAGTTCATTCGAAAAAACTCAGACGCGCCGGGCGACATATTATATCGAGGCAACCCAGTAGATGTGGCTTCAGAGAAAGAGCTGTTTTATATGTCCAGGCATCCCGAAGTTGCAGCGGGGTACGCCAGCGGTGACGCTGCTCTGGGTGGGTATAGCCCACATACGAACCGAATGTTTGCCTACAGAAAGTCAGACTTCAAACAAGATCCAGTACTAGGCAGCCCTATCCCCGAGGCATCTGCAGATTGGCAAGGAATTGGGCCGCAAGAATACATAAACGCGCGCGCAGAGGACCTAAACCAGCTCAGAACAAATCGCATTTCCGACCCAACCGGTGAGTACAGCCGCCAATGGTTTGCGGACGGCAAGTTGGTGAATAGACCTGAGACTCCATTACAAGACGGCAAGTGGCATCCCAGGACTAGATCCGACGTCATCGCCGGCCGAAGACACCCAACTTATGAGACCATGGTAACGCCCAGCATGATCCCTGAGCCCGTCGCAGAGTACACCGTTCGCCGCGCACGTGACGGAGACCAAGTTGGCTACGCAATGAAGCCTGTAACGCAGAAGTAAATTATGAACTACACCGATGGCTACAACCTCATCATCAAAACAGCAGGCATCATGGAAAGCCTGGGCCTGGAACAACCGGATAAGCCGGGCGTAGGCGACTACGCAGGCGCGGCTGCCCAGGTAGGCATAGCTGGCGCGCTGGCACCAGGCGCGTACAGCCGCTTGACTAATCAGCAGCGTCTGTATCACGGTACGGCGTCTGATGATGCTCACAAGTCAATCCTTCGGGAAGGGCTGCGCCCTGAGTACGGCGGAACAGGAGCATCGTTCATCGACGGAAACTTCGTCGAAAACAGCAAAAACAAGATTCACGTTACGCCACAGTCGGTTATTGCGAACACGTTTTCGGTGATGAATGAGGATGAATTAAACGCATTGGCAGGAACCGACCTTGACGGAGTGGAAGCTAGACTGGCACGTGGCAAAGCTAAAGAATTACTCTTTGGACACCCCCGCACAGTCACCATAGACATGCCGTACACGCAGTTCGCTGACAGGTTTAGTCACGACCCTGACTTTCTTATGGGTCAAGACACGCCATCAGGGTGGGAAGCCAGTAAGCATACCGTAGCTGCCACGTCGGAATTTCCCGTCGACCCCAAGTACATTCGAGGCGGCGTAGGCAACAAAGAACACAGCGTGCTGAGAGAGTCTCTGGGTGACATGGGGACGTATCTTCGCAAGCACCCAGGTCGATTTGCAGGAGGGGCATTAAGTGCGATGCTAGCTGGTGGACTTGCAGTAGACGCGGCGAACACAGTTCGAGAAGGGATGTAAGGAGACGTATGACGATGCAGAATAAGACGGTCGGCCCACCACCTGGTATGGAAAAGACCGCAATCAGCACCAAGATGATCCAAAAACTTCAGGGTGCTGGGGCTATTCCTAGCGACGTGACTGCCGACACTTTAATGAATGCAATGCGCACAAATGACTGGACCGGCGTTCCAAGCAACACAGCGGCCGCACTTGTGGATTACGCAGAGAAATTATCTCCTGAGTACTTCCCTGCAGCACGTATGCGCGAAGAAGCGTTAAAGCGAGGTGTGGTGCCGCGCAGAGAAGTTCGTGTCGTGTCTCGAGAAGACTTAGACCGGTTTAATACCGAAATCCGAAACCAGTATAACCGAATCTTCTTCGACGCATTGGCGGCACAAGAAGCAAACATACCACACACTGCATCACCGCCGACTCTGTTGTCATCAGCACTTGGCGCTGCTGGAAAACTTAAACGCACGCTCCAAACACACTTGGGCATACCTCAGACCGAAGCACCGCTAGTTGACCACATGACCCCCAGGATAAAGAGCAAGTACTTTGACGACCCCGTAAACAAAGCTAAAATTGAAGAGTTTAACGCATTGCGAGAACAGTCTGCGTGGAGCATGAACGACGCGGTGACGCTAAAGAGACGTATGGACGAGACACCGTCGGCTAGAGCTAAGACACTGGCCGGACATCCCAATAAAAAAGTGATGTCTCCCAATACAGTAACCAGAGACGGTCAACCAATTATGGGAGAGGGTTACGCCCCGAGCAGCGCTGCATACCACGGTACAACGCACAACCCGCGAAGTAGGTTTTCGGCGCCGGACGACTTGCGATGGACAACTGCACATCCTGAAGTGGCCATGGAGTACGCCGCGGCGTCTCATATCCCAGGAACTGCCTGGGAAAGACACCGCGACGGTACAAGCCGCGTGTTTGAGTACGACACTCGAAAGATCCCTAAAAAAGATCAGAGCGCGTGGCAACGCCATTACGAAGAAGGGGACATCGTGCCCGAAGGTATAGACCACATACGGCATCAGAATAGTGGATACTCCCCTGCGCGAAGAGTTAACAACTCACCTACTTATGAGAAGATTGTCACAGATCACGCACTAAGACCCGCATTGAGCCGCAGGTGGAAGCCGTTACCTGGAGGTGACATGCTAGAGCTAGAGAACTTAGTAACAACAGGCATGCATAAAAGATCCAGCGTAAAAACCCGCGACATCGAACTGTGGGAGGCCTACAAAGCGAACCCCGGCCCACACACACTTCAGCCTCTGATGCAGCAGCTTGATCCGGTTATTCAGTCCGAGGTCAATCGATGGGCAGGCGCAATCTCCAGGCCTGTCCTGGAGACAAAAGCGAAAGGCCTGGCTCTCGAAGCCATCAAATCGTACAACCCAAACGCCGGCGCAGCGCTGGCAACGCATGTCACAAACAGGCTCAAGAAGATCAGTCGCGAGGTCTACACACATCAAGACGCTGTGCGTGTGCCGGAGTACAAGAAGCTCAAGTTCAATGCGTATCACAGAAGCACCGAAGAGTTGATGAGTCTGAACGGCCGTGAGCCGACGGACGTCGAGCTGGCAGATCACTTAGGGTGGTCTCGCAAGATGGTCGCCGATGTGCAGCGCTCAATGAGGCCAGAGTTGATTGAGTCGCTCGATACAGGAGCAGGGTTGTTCGAGCGAAAGAGTGTGTGGGGCTCAGATTCCGACGACGGCCTGGTGGACATGCTATACTTCGACATGGACCCAATCGACAAACTCATCTTTGAACACTCGACAGGCTATTCCGGAAAGCCTATCTTGAGCAATCCACAGCTCGCAGCGAAGACGGGCCTGACGCAGGGACAGCTTTCGTATAGAAAGCGACGGATTATCGACAAAGTTTCAGAGATTATGGACTGAAGGAGTTTAGGATGGACGCTTACACATTTGGGCTAGCGAAGGTTGCTAGTGCGGCGGGGCTGTTAGATCTGAACATGGTGTCAGACAGCAAACAGGCATCGGCGGCAATACGTGGAGCCGGAGGTGCTGTAGGCGATCTTTTTGACGCACCCAGCATACAAAAAGAAGTGAATGCACGCGTACCATTGGACGGCCTTTTTGGCGCACACACAGTGATGGGAGGTCTAAAAAGACTAAGCGACCCTTACGCAACGGCACGCGAGATAGGCGATATGATACCCGGCGTGGAACCCATGGATTACGCACTAAGGCGTAGCATGGGCGGCGGCCCTGGCGAGTGGCTAAGCGACATATGGAATGCGCCATCGAACCTACGTAGACTAGATGACGACTTCATTTCAAGAAAACGCCAAGAGCCATCGAGTTACGGGTTCGGAGCTGAGAGGACTCTCAATGAGCAGGGAAACAGGTACAACGTAGATCTACACCACCCAAGCTTCCGAGAAGCGTCTGAGCTGTCGGGGATCACCGACAATTTTCAAAACAATGCGGTGCACTTCGAACTTCTACGGGCTCTGGAGACAGAAGGCCGCGCAAGACGTGGCGTACAGGGCGCAATAATTGGAGGAGCGGGCACAGCAGGCCTCGGAGCTGCGGGCGCTACAGCATACGGCATGGGCGACGCCGACACGACTGGCAACAAGATTCGACAGGCTGCCAACAAGAATCTCGGCACCGACTTCAAAACGCAGTCTCGCTTCAGCAACGCATTTGGCGGGTGATCTTTGTTTACGGAGTAAGCCATGTTTTATAACGCTGGATACAGCCAGACATTGCACGCAGCGGGGCTGCGCCGCACTAAAACTGCTTTCAATGTGTCTTTTGGTTCTCAGAGAGAGAATCTGGCAGATCAGCCTGAGATGTATTTAGGAGTGGCAGGTGCAGGTGCAGGACTTGGCGCGGGAGTAGCAGGACATCGAGCCGTGAATTACACGAAGGGGTCAATCCTGGCCGATGACACTGCAGATAAGTTGAGGGAATACAAGCGACTGACAGGATCAGGCATGTCCTTAGGCGAGTACGCCGACATGAGTTCTGACCTGCTTAATCAGAAAATGCCGCTGCGAGACGGCAGCACAATCACGGGACAAGAATTAGTTAAGAAGGTCCGGACAGGGAAATTGTCTCCGCTTTTGCAGAGCGCTGGACTGCTGCAGCCATTCGACTCCGCTAGCGAAGAGCACTACAAAAATTTCTCAGAGGGGCCTCTTCAAGCAGCAAAGCATATGTTTCGGGAAACAGAGGGCGCAGACCCAGAAGATTTCAGAAAGGATTTTTTACGAAGAAGATACGAAACTGCAAGGCAGATGGCCGCAACGTTGCCAGAGGGCACGGATGTAGACAGCATGCCTGTGGACGGCAAAGAGTTTCGAAGAATCATGCGCGACTCGGTTGACAATCCACACCTCAGTTTCGCGCTCGGGCGCGCCGATAGGCATATGGAGAGCGCAGACCCAGAACAATACGTTGCGCATCTGAGAGCTGCAATTAGGGGGGACGACGCCGGGCACATTCAAGACGACTTGTACAGGAAGACACCTTTGTACACCACTGACAGTCTTGGGGACTATGCAGAAAGAAAAATCACACAATTTGTTGAAGAACGCGCACTTCATTATGGTGAGCCGGATGTCAATAAAATGCCCGCATCTGACAGGCGCGCATGGTTGAACGAGATCTTGGAAGACGGCGCACCCTTACGCCGCGGCGGTAGCGGAGACCCAATTTTAGAAGCTGCAAGCGTGAAAATGAAGCCGACGTACCAAGACTGGGCTAAGCAGTACACAGGATTGATTGACCCCGTGTTGACTCGCGACGATGTGTTGCGCAAGATCAACACCGGAGGACGCGCCGCGCGCATTGCAGGCCTAGCCGCAGCGGGGCTCGGCGCAGGACTGGCAGGCAAGAGCATGTACGACACAAGCAATTCCAGAGGATTCGGCGCGTCAATACAATGGTAACTTTACGCCGTAACCAGGTTTATGATAAAGATAACAAAGGGATCAAGAGGCAGACATGAGCAATGATTTTTATAGTATCGGTATGTTACATGTCCTGTCATGCTCAGGGCTTGACATTGAGACCACAGAGAAGGTTGCCAACCTTGGTACACAGGCAGGGAAGCTTGTCGATAAAGGCGTAGACTTTGTGAAGTCGATGGACCCGCGCCGCATTCATGGAGACTGGAAGAAGTCAAAAATCCACACAGAAAGGGCATTGGACAACAGAGCAACCGGAAACACACGAGCAGCAGACAGGGCTACCGAGCGCTCGGATGTTCTTCGTAGCCAAGCTGGAAAAGGCGCTAAGCGTCTCGGGGGCACAGCACTTGGTGTGGGAGGCCTTGCATACGGTATGGGAGACGCAAACACTATGGAGAACAGGGCAGTTCGGGCGTCTAATAGAATGCTAGGCACAGACTTTAGCACGAAATCACGGTTTGGAAATCTGGTCAGTTAACCACCACTTGAAAGGAAGATATAAAATGAGCACACAGAAAACAGCATACGTTCACGGCATTATGACAAAGCTCGCAGAGCACAATGTTGACCCTGTTGACTTCGTCAATCACGCCGCGTCGTCTGGCCACCCAGCACTCATGAAGATGGCACAGCTTGTGGTGGAGTCTGCACAGCAGACAAAGACTGCTGGCAGGATGCAGGCGATGATGGACCTGCCGCAGAATGTCAAAGCGCTCCGGAATATGCAGCCAGCGATGGACGGTGCGTTCGAAGTTATCGGAGACCCGGCAGAGGCTCATTTGCGGAAACAAATCATGCAGGGAGCGCAAGGCGCAGCCGGCGTAGGCGCAGCAGGCGCGGGTGCTGTGGGTCTAGGCTATGGAATGACTGACGCCGACACGTGGCAGAACGATCTTCGAAATGCGTCGAACCAGTATCTTGGTACGGACTTCGATACTGAGTCCAAGCTCCGCGCTTTGTACAACCAAGCACGCGGCTAATGACACATCATGGCGTCCGAAATTGAAACACAACTGCGGACCGTCATTCTTCCAAAAGTCAGGGAGGACACAGGGCTTACAGAGTACCTGTATCCTGATTGGTTTGTTCTTGCAGTTGCAGACTATCAGTCAGGTCTTGACCCAGATTTTTCGGTCAACAACAACACATCTGCGGGACTGTTCGGTATCGACGAGCGCAAGGCAGCGCTGGTTAACAACAGCAAGCCTGTAGATTATGTCGGCAAACCATCTGAGGCCGTCACGGCTTTCCTGCAATACATGGAGAGCTACGCCGAGATACACGGTTACAACTACGAAGCTATGGCTCTTCTATGGGGGACAAGGGACGACGTAGTTGCGACGTACTTAGACATCAAACTCATCGGCGATGGCGATGCGGCAGCGGACGAGTATCTGAACACGGTGTGGGGGAATGGCGCGGTGTTCACGTACATGCAACGCATGCGCGCGAACATGTCTAAGTGGTCTAACAACGCAGAGCAGTTTGTGTCTGTTGCGCAGACGCTGCCGTCCGGCGCTGTCAACACACCGCCCTCTGCATACAGACTGCCGTTGTGCAACAGGTCTGCTGGTGACTTCTCTGTGTGGGGAGTGCAGGGCGGAGAGGTTGGCGCAGAAGCCGCCGTTGAAGTAAGACGCGTCAGTGCTGCGCGCACTAAGAAAATCCAGATTGACATTCAGGCGTTTACGACACGGTATGAAGCGACGTTTGATGGTCTCAGAGTTAACGAAGCCAACGCCGCGTCCACGCGGATCATCGACTATATTCTGAACGATGACAGCGTAAAAACTTTTACCCTGTCAGTCGATGACAACAAGGCACTGGGACTTGTATGGCCTCTCACAACGATTCAGGTGCTGAGTCCTTTCCAGAAGCGCCGCACGAAGGCAGTGTCTACAGGGAATGCTGGGGCTGAGCGTCTTGGCATTGACCCCGTCACAGGACAACAGCGTGTGCGTTTGCACAAGGGCGTGGACTTCCTGACGCAGAACAACCCCAACCAGCCTGTGTACGCAATAGCTGACGGGGTGGTGGTGCGGGCAGACGTCAGCGAGTCTTACGGCCTCGTGGTTTACATTGACCACAATAACGGGTTCAGCTCGCGCTATGCTCACATGTCCAAGTTCTTTGTAAAGACAGGGGATCGTGTTACACGGGCACAACCAATCGGTCTGGCAGGCATTACGCAGGGGCGAAAGTCCGGCGGCAAAGTTCTTCCGCACAACTCTGTGCGAACGCCGCACCTCCACTTTGAAATACTGGTACAGCGACAGCTCATTCAGGGCAGACCGTTGGAATCAAACAGGCTGACAGCAGTTGGCAACGCGAACAGCTACCGCATTGATCCTATTGCCATGCTGGTAAATTCTCCTCTGCCAACTGACCCGTATGTGTCGCCTACGTCACCAATAAACAAGGTCATGAACAGTGTGGCTGAGAGCAGAGAGGACGCTACCTCTCCGTCGCAGTACGCGGTGCTTGGAAGCATGTACGATATAACCTCAGGGCTGATGAGAGACGAGGCACTTGCCAACGTCACCAGAAAACAAGTGTACGACACCGCCAGTTTGAATTATCCTGAGGTGCGCAAACGTATCGAAAAGAGTTATGATGTTCGATATGGCGACGCCCCTCTCGGTGACTGATGAGTACATTTGACACATACATCCAGCTGAAGCCCGCGTCTGAGCAAGTCGATGGCTATGCCACGTTCATCTATGGGTTTCAGAAGCACATAGGCATTAGAGGTTTTCAGAAGCTTATCAACAAGTTCCTGAAGACACTGATGACATTAGAGGGTACAGATCTGTCTGACAGGTCTAATGGCACACGTTTCCCGGCTCTCATAGGGTCGAACGTAACTTCCGCGCAAGACCTGCAGGACATTGTGTCGACAGCTGTATCCAAAGCAGAAGCTACACTATTCAGATACCAGAGCATGGACCCAAGCGATGATCCTGAAGACATATTGCAGTCTGCCAAGATGACCTCGTTAGTTGTAGACGACAACGGCGCCGGCTTCGAAGTAACCATCTTGTTAAAGAATCAGGCGGGCAGGGCTCTTCAATTCATTCTGCCGACGCGATCTATCAGGAGATAGTATGACAGAGCTCGTTATATCTGATGCTGACAGGAAGAAGGCAGAAGACTTCCTGGTAGGTTTTTTGTCAGAGTTGTTGCCCGATGCTGACCTGTCTGCGGGGTCGATAACGCGTGACCATACGATAAGCGCGCTGGCCAGTTCGATTGCACTGCTGCGGGCAGAGGCCAGGAACGTCAGGCTGGGCACAAGTCTTAGAACTGTGTCCCAGCTGGCATCACTAGAAGACTATGATGATGCGGTAGACAACCTGGTTGCCAACTGGTTTATTACCCGTCGAACAGGGCGACAGGTTCGCGGCACGGCTCTGATCATTTTCTCAGAACTTCACGATGGGGCGGTGCCTGCCAATGCCGTGTTCACCCGGACTAGTGGCCGCCGGTTTCTTTTGGACAACGTTGGTGCGCTGGTCTACTCGGCGAACAACTTGACCCCAAGGTACAACACCAATGGCTTCATAACCGGGTACGCACTGCGTGTTCCGGTCATTGCTGAGCGGCCAGGGTCCGCGTACGAGTTGCCACCTGGAACGTTCGCTGACGTTCCGTCTTTTAATCGATTCGTGCGCGGCATGGAAAATGACGCTGCGTTTGTCGGTGCCAAAGACGCAGAGACGACAGAAGAACTCCTTGCGCGTGCTGCTACTGCAATAACTGTCCGGGATCTGAACTCGGAGAGAAGTATTGACACGGTGCTCACCGATCTGTTCCCGCTCATAGATTTCTTGACCGTCATAGGTCATGGAGATCCCTCCATGCAACGAGATCGCGCAGACCTGGCGTCTCCCTACAACGTTCACACTGGCGGACATATTGACGTGTATGTCGCTACTCCAATCGCAACTCGTCGCGTTTTCGAAGGCGTTGTTGGAGGCATCTTCACAGACACCAGGCCAGGCATCCGCATATTCAAGGACACTTCCGTACCAGACTGGCGCGCCACCGGCGTGGCGGCAGGGGATGTACTTAGACACATCAATGCGTCTGCGTCCGAGCGAAGTCTTTACGTCATTGGGCGAGTTACACGGCACTTTCTAGAGCTGTCAACGAAGCAAGAATTCCCCGATGTGCGACCTGGATATCCCCGAGGCACCGCTACATATTCAGACGGAGCAGCGCTTAACGCAAACACACTCCAAAGTTCGGCAGCTAATTTTTCAGGATCTGATCTTGGGAGATATGTTCGAATTGCAGGAGGGGTTAACGCCGCGAACAATGCAGACAGGTTAATCACCGCAGTTGACCCTGCCATGAACTCGGTAACACTGTCGCCAGCAACCCTCGTGGTCGAAAGCGGATTGCAGATTGAAATATTGTCTGACGTGGTTATCTACTCCATAGGTAACAACGCGCCGCTATACAACCAGAAGACCCTGGAAGCGACCACAGGTGAATTCTCGCGAGAGTACCGAGAAGACGGCCACGTGCTGTTGCCGTCGGAGCCGGTGTATCTTATCCGAGAGGTGTCGGTGCTTAACGCGGCAGACCCAGACACTGACGCGGTTACCGGGCGTGTAGAATTTGTCAACCGAGTTAATCAAGAGCCAGTAGCATCACCAGGCGCCGCGTCTGCTCAGTTTCGCGTTAGGAATTCGCAACCTCTTGAGGCACAGTCTTCTAAGCAGTTCATGACAGTCGAGGTGGGCCCTGCGCCAGCATACACAGGCCAGGGTGGTTCGTTTAACAACGCCAACGTCTTCACAGCACAACAGGCTGTGTTCAATGCAGGCATGATTGGGTCGGAGCTCTACATATCCAGAGCCGTGAATGCAGATAACCGAGGACCGTTTACGATAACAAGCTACGTGTCTCCGTCACAGGTGGGTGTGGAGAAGCAAGATGACCCTCTCGCCACCACCGTCGCAGAAAACAGACTCTGGTGGGAGACGTCGGAGAAGAAGAAGTATGACGGATTCCCTTGCCGTGTGGTGTACGACACGATTCTAAATTTCCCAGCAATAGATGCTTACGTGTCTAACAGACAGAACAGAGTTATCTGCGCCGACACAATGGTCAGAGGCTTTCATCCTGTGTATGTGTCGTTGAACATACGCTATGGCCTGAAGAGCAATGCTCTGACAGTGCTGGATGAGGATGACGCGCGCGCAAAGGTTGCAGCGTACATCTCTTCGTTTCCAACCACAGAGGATGTCTTGCATCTGTCTGACATAGTCACGTACTTCAACAGCACATACCGAACGGTTGTCGGGTATGTAGAGTCGCCCGTCACAGCCGACTATGTCTTGCTGGCCCCAGACGGAAGAGAGATTCCTTACCGGTCAGTCGACGCAGTAGTTCTGAAGCCACAGCTACTAGCGTCTGGACTGCCGCATCGCCGCCTTGAAGATCCGTCTGTTTACGGTGTTACTGACAGGACTATCCGATATTTGTCGGACGTATCGTTGATTACTCTGACGAAGGTGCTCTGATGTCAGGTCTGTCTCCTCAGGTTAGTGTGCTGCTCACCGGTCTGTCTGATTTCTGGCAGAGATTCTTTGCAGACAAAGACCAACTAGAGACGTTGTATGCGGCCACGGAAGAGCAGCTGGGGCAGGCGTATCTAGACCTGCTGTCAAACGTACTTAACAGTAACGTTTATCACACTCCAGTGTTTCGCAAAGAGTACTGGCACTTGTACACCACCCACTATGCAGACATGCGATACGTGGCTGGAGACACATACCCATATCGCTGCCCGGCCACACCAGGCATGAAAGCAGCAAAGTATTTGTGGAATCGGGTATACGCGCCGACCATATCCCTAGAAACACCGCAGGACTTTGTACTGGAAGATGGCGAGTTCCGATTCTCTACAGACCCATTTTCCACGCCTGGTGCACTGACCCGCGAAGTGAGCATCGCACCTGTGCCATACCTGACAGCGCGTGGTGCCAGCATATCCGGTACGACACTTACCTGGACTGGCGAAACAGTTAGGGGGCGCCAGGGTATAGCCAAGCAAGGCTACATATTTGAGACAAGCACAGATGCGTTCACGCAGGACGATGTCGGCAGACAACTTGTGCACACAGACCCATTAGACCCTGCGCTGACTGTGGCAAGGGTAATCACAACAGTCGTGTCTCCGCGGCTAGTCGGTACAGACACATTGTCACCGGACGCCACAGCGCTGTCGTGGCGCGTCATTGCAGATGGGCATTTTAATGTGCTGTCGCCTGGGACCAGCGTCATACTGTCTGCGCAGGGAGCGCAATATACTGCAAGCATTGTCAGTGTAACGAGTCCCACAGAGGTGGAGATCGACACACAGATAGCGGACTTGCAAGGTGCAATTGACTTGGAATGGCAACACGTGTCTGGCACGCGCGTCAAGCTTATGTCCTGGTGGATACCAGATGCCATGTTCGACGCCGAAGATTTGTTCTTGTCATTTGGTTATCTGGTTCAGCGCTTCGAGCCGTCAAGCGAAGCTTACCGCGCGCTCATCATAGGGCTTATGCGGTTTTACTCCATGGGACCGACACCAGGCCGTGTCGAGTCGGCGCTGAATGTGATGGTCGGCATCCCAGTAATCAGGTCTGACGGAGAGATACTGCTTAGCGTCGAACAGAAAACTGATCTGCTGGACGTTGTAACCACAAGCACGGAGTCATACACCATACCGCATGGCAGCGTCAGGACAGACATTGAAGTCGGGTATGTGTTTGAGGCTTTCGAGAGTCTGACTACGGTGTTCAAGGTCCAGGACCATGTCACTGACCCCACGTGGTACCACGGAGAGACACTGCCATTAGAGATACTGCCGGGACAATCGTCCTCGCGCAGGAGTGTTGACCCTCAACTGTATAGCGCCTTGGTTGGCGCGAAGAACTGGGCCGTCGGTGATCCTAATCTTGCGGTAGGTGGCGACGTCACGCAAGGTGCTGTGCCTGAATATCGCGGCAAGGATATGTTCGTTCGAGCCGGCGACCCTACGCGCCTAGACGTCTTTCAGGAGTACATAGACCCGTCATTGATTGGGTCTGCTATCTGGATAGACAACGTAAAGTACGTGCTGGAAGTCATTGCTGCGGCACCAGATTTGTACATCCGCGTGTCCAACACAGTCTCGCCGTTGGTTAACCATACGCAGTACACAACGCCGGCCTCAACAGTGGTGGCTGGGAATGATCTGATGGTGCTGCATGGGTACAGTCTGGCACCGGAACACATAGGCCGTAAGATCAAGGTGCTAACATCTGTGTTCGTGCCGCAGGAGGTGTACGAGATATACGACATCGTATCGCCTGACACCGTTCGCGTTAAAAACCAGGCCGGCGCTACAGCTCAGTTGCCAGCGGAGGCAAACTACACAGTCGACATAGCCAGAGAGTGGCGCGTGCAAACACGCCCACCATTGCAAGCGACAATTGGTTATGTGTTGATGCACGCAATACTCAAGCACCACGTGTTCAGTGTAGAATACCGCCTGGCAGATTTTCCAGCTGTGCCATACCCGAGACTCACAGAGGATTTACGCACAGCGCTGTTTGAGGGTCGCCCTGCGTACACGTACCTGTTGATCCGAGCTATCAATGCCATCAGAGATCTGGTGCTCGTGTCGGACAGCTTGCACGTTATAGGAGTGCTGACCCAGTCCGATACTATGACAGCGTCAGGATCGCCTGTGAAGGTGGGCGACGCTATGTTGGTCGGAGAGTATTACACATACGCCGACATAGACACAGCGTGGGTTGGGACTATCCGTGTCGCAGAGCTCGGCTCGCCGCACGAGCTCGAAGTTGCACAGGCACAAGATGTCGTGTTTAGATTGACGGTACACAACCCAGATATCGCGTTTGAAATAGACTGCCAGGTAGAAACATGGGACGGCACAACATGGGGAGCTGTCGGTGCGCCGTTCACGCTTAGCGACGCTGCGCCAGGACCTGTGACTGTCGGCGTTTCAGGAGACCCTGTGCGTCTGGTTTCTACCGTGACGAATACCGCTGACACCTACGGTATTGAGTATGGCTTCGAGTTTGACACACCTACTCTGCTTCGCGCTATGCCAGACGGCGCCTACAGCACAGCAGGGTCTCTGTTAATCGACACGCTGTCTGACCTTACAGTGCATTTCACCGCCAGGGATGTGCATCGAGAAATGTATGTGGAAGTAGAATCGGTGTACCGCCGCATGTCGATTGCCTCTGTGCTAGACGCCCACACCGTACACCTCATCAGTCCGGAGACTGGCCTGGCGCCAGACTTCCCTGCACTATCCAGCGTGGCATGGTATTTCGGTGCTCAGCGTCGCTACGCGACTCCTGTAGTTGTAGCTGGAGAATCTCCAGTAGTCCCACGAGGCACGGGCGGAGTAATCATGGGGTGGCCACTGCAAGTACGCGTAGAGCCAGCTACTGAGCCAACGCTGCCTTAACCCAAAGTAGGTCTTCTCATCTGGCTAACCTCACGCTATCGTGCTACAAATACGCACGTCACCCAGACCACCGCGAGGCTATTCGTGCTCCACCGAACTCCAATAGGTATTATAGGACACCTTCGCATCTACACAGTAGACTGCGACGGCATGTCTGTCTGTATCAGCGACAAGAAAAATCAGATAACAGATCTCCACTTGGAAGCTTTGGCAAGTCTGATATCCCAGACCGCCGTCATCACAGATCCCGCTGAGTTAGCCATAAATAGGATGGACATAGAAGCGCATCCTACCACCATCATGGCGTCCGACCGCAGCAACACAGGTCCCGACCCCGCAGCTGCTATCGCCAAGAGCCACGTGTTTGACAGGGCAGCGGACGTTACCGTGTTTGGAGGCACACCGGGTCTTCTGCAATACCGAGCAGAGATTGGACCAAATGAGTCTACGGGTAGCGTCCTGCGTGCCGCAGGAATGTACACGGCAGGCGATGGTATCGGTGGCGTGCCACTGCTGGTGTGTCGTCAAACGTTTGCTCCAGTCATAAAAACAGATGGTCTAGGTGTCAGATTCGAATGGGATCTACAATACAGCATTCAGTAAGGGAGCATGGCAATGAGTAAGAATCTTAACTTCAAGACGACACCTGTTGGCGTTGACACTGGTGACGCTACTGCGAGTTCAATCGCTCCTATTATGAATGGCGAAACACTCGATCAAGCTACCCTTCAACGTCCAACCGAAGTTCTTCGCCAGCGCATTGAGCAGGTACGCATTGGCATCAATGATATCAGGTGGTTGCAAGAGAATGACAAGAGCACTACGTTTTCACTGACTGGAGGCAGTGTCTTGTGGGAAGGTACCGTTGCGTCAGCAGGCACGGGCAGACTTGTGCTGTCCCCTGGCGAGTCGATGCTCATAGTACCGTCGACTACTCCGGGTACACCAACAGGTGCAGCCAACGAGGGCGCAGGAACGCGCTTCCCGACTCGGTTTTACACAGCCCAGGTAACGGATGGTACTGAGGCGCTAGATTTTACAGCAAAGATTTACGAGTACGAGGGTGCACATGATCTGAGCTATGAGGCGCAGGACGTGGCCGGTATCGGGTCTGTGCTGGTTGACGTGTTGGGAGACGCTACAGTGAGTGACCCCTCTGTTCAACCAGGGCGGCGCCGTGTCACAGTCCAGTTCGATTCCGCCGAGCCGACGCACACCCTCGGAGCCATCAAGACTGCGATCGACGCACACCCGGTAGCCTCCCTGCTTGTGGATGTCGCAGTTACCAACGCAGGGTATGCTGCATTTGTGGCACCACAACAGTGGTTCTCTGGCGGCTCGGATGGTGTGTTCCACGAGATTACCGCGTCGAACCTTGCAGCGGCGTTCGCAGCCGGTCTGGAGTTGAAAGAGGGCTCCACGCTAGCCATTAGTTTCAGTAGCGCATTGGCGCGAAGGGAAAGCGTCGAAGAGACCGGAAAACACCTTGTGCCTGCACCTAGCCTGGTGGTCTTTGATGCGGACAGTGCGCATACGCACAACGCAGTGCACCTCGGACGTGTTGTGGACAACAGGTTCGTGTTCGTGAACACGGGAACGCCATTGTATGCTGGCACGGCACAGACTACGATCTCGAATAACAGCGAGGCACTTCGCGCAGCCCTGCGCAACTCAGACTTCCCTATTCTGGACGCCACGTACAACGCAGCTACACATGGGTCTGACATCATCGGCGTAAATGCTGACGACTGGACTTTCCTACGCGGCTGGCCAGTGCTTGGTTCGGAACCGCAAAACTTGACGAACGTGCTAGACCGAATTGACGAATCGCTCACGGAGATGGATTGGGCAGGCGCTGTGTTCGTCAGAAGCGACATCAATCGTGGTCTGGTAATAAACCCCGTTAAAAACGACCTTGGTGTGTATGGCGCTGAATATGTAGGAATGGACGCGTCCGGCCTCTCTGTGTTGGTACCTGCCAATAACAGTGTCCAGTCTGCAATAGTCGGCATTGACACTGAATTTAGTTTACTCAGAGACGGCGTGGTGGTTACTGCGTTATCCAAGGGCACACAAAGGATTTCTACCACGCCGGACGCCTATCCAAAACTGAATCCCGCGTCGGACAGCCTCGAAGACCTCTTGTTGGCTATGTATAATAGGATGCTCCCGCACGCGTCGCTCCAAGATCTGATCGAGGCTTCCGATATCCAGCGTGACGGGATTGCTTTGAATGGCGAACGTCGTGTCCAGACGCTAGCAATCCCTTGCACTGCGCCGGGAGCTCAAGTCGATCTGGACTTCACGGCTGGAAACTGGGAAGCGCAGGTGTTTAGCGGAGCTGGACTCGGGTGGACACTCACGGCAGATGGGCGCTTCGTAGTAACACCGTATGACCGAGATGTCAGTGTGGCTGGCACAGAGCGTTTGCTAGTGCGCAACGCGCGTGATCTGAGTCACCGTGCCATTATTTCACTCCCAACCACGCCCTCTGGTGATGGAATCACCGCGATAGCCAGTGATGGCTTCTCTCTCGCGGTCGCGTATGAGAGTAAGATTGTACTGTATGACCTCAGTGTAGACCCGCCTGTAGTAGACACTACATGGGCGACTGCTGGCATACACACGCATTCTTCCGACACCGCAGATCACATCACATCGATGCACCTTGTAGGTCGACGACTTTACTATTCTGCATACGGCGCGGACGGCCTGGCTGCCGTGACTGCAGGACACAATGCCGTTATCCTGGAAACAGACGGGTTTGTGGCGGTAAGCGGAACACCACTTGGAGGGAACGCTTTAGAGCTCCAAGTGTACGGGGGCTACGTTGCGATTCGCACAGACTTTGCTGGTACGAACGTCGGTGTGTTTGCTCAGTCCGGATTCAGCTGGGACAGTGTGTGGGAGTCTTCGGCGTATCTTACTTGGACATCTGTGTTTTCTATGGCGATGTCTGACACAGTACTTGCAATAGCTGGCGCAAACGCTAGTGCTACAGACATCCAAGTCATATTCGTTGATGTTCGCACAGGAGCTGTTCGATCGCTCTACTCTGCAACAGAGACCGCACGTGAGAACATATCTTTAGCGCACGCGCACGGTGTGTTCTATGTACAGTCGACGCCGTCGATAACCACAGAATCTGTATACAGGACTGCCCTGCGCCCCTCTGGGAGACTCGTGTCTGGCCAGCTATACGACGAAGCGACGGTGCTATGGAGAGAAGACTTCGCAGGTGTAGCAGGTACGTTGTGGTGGCGATGGGTCACTGATGGTCTGTACTTGTACGCGCTGCGCGTTAACACCAACCCTGCCACAGATGAGCGCATCCAAGTGGTGTCGACGGGCGTAGGCTCAAGCACATGGGTTGTTCATTCGCGAGAATCAATCACACAAGACGCGTTTCCAGGCGCTGCGTCTATGCTATCTGCTGTGTCTACATTCCATCTGTAGAGTTTACTGAGGGCGAGCACATGCACTCTATTATCAAGTACGTAGCCAAATTGAGAGCGAGGCTAGCCTCTGGCGACACGTCTACGCTGGAGTCCATCGGCATCAAGGTGCTGGTCGTCTTGCTGGTCATCATAGCGATGGCCTACGCCGCGTGGCTGGTGTCATCTCAGGCAAAACTCAAACGATTGAAAGAGCTCGAGCTCGAAAGAGCTTTGCTTCTTAAGAATCAGGCGGAAGCAGAGAGAGACGAGGTGCGAGCAGCCGAGCTACTGCACGCCGCAGAGAAAGCAGAGGAGCATGCTACTGCTATCGAAGCAAAGATTGCTGACTCGGCAGCCAGCATCAACAAAACCACCACGGCTATCAGCAAATCTTCAACGTTTGAGGAGCTAGACGCTGTAGCGAAGGATCTGAAATGAGCAGACTTATTCTACCTGTGCTCTTGTTTTTGGTCGCGGTGCCTGCCTTCGCGGAGTTGCCCCTAATTGCAAAGCCCGAGTTCACAGAGTGTATGCCTGACCAGCGCTGCCTGGACATCGAGAACTACAAGCGTGTGCTGGAGATGCGAGTCCAGTATACCTGGCTGCATGACGTGCACACAAACGTAACTCCAGAACTTATTGCTGAGCTAAAAAAATCAGCAGAGTTCTACGCGGAAGCAGAGGATATTCAAGAAGATAGAGCAGCGCGCGCCGAAGAAAACTACCACCACCTGTTTCACAAGTACGAACAACTTGCCACGCACCGAGAGGAAAAGTGGTTTGCACCAGCTCTGCCGTGGCTAGTGACGGCGGGCGTTGCCGGCATTGCTGCTGGGATGGTTAGCGTACTGGTCATTCAGAAATATCTGCCGTAGCTTCTGGGCGCCAGATAGAATCCGCGGTCCTCAACTTGTGGACCACCTCTGCCTCTGCCCTTGTCTTTACGACTGAAGTTACGAGCGCCCTGGCAATCAAGGCCAGACACGCAGCGTCTGCTACATTGTCATCAATTGTGGAGGGCAAGCCTAGCCGCAGCCTCGCCGCTTCCACTATCCACTCTTTCTTGGCTCCTGACTTCCCAGTAGCGAACTTCTTCAGTTGTACAGGCGCGACACCTGCGAACGGTACCTTAGCATCCCACAACACTGTTTGCACAAGAGCGTGCACGCCGCCAAGCTGAAACAGCTGTCCACTGCTCTGGTACGAGCCCTCTTCCATCGCAGCAAACAGGGGAGGATATGACGACAGAACATCTGCCACTGCGTCTCTTATGTAGCAGAGCCGCGCTGGACCGAGCATATTCTTAGGCTTGATGTTGCCGTAGGCAGCCACAGTGTTGTCTGTAACCACGCACCACCCCGTGTTTCGTATGGACTGATCAATACCCACATAGTACATTTATTAACCTATCTATGGAGACTGCATGCCAGCTACTATCCAAATTACCGATGTAGGGTCAGCAACTGATGATGGCAAGTATCAGGTAGCTTGGACTGCGGATACTGCGCAGGACATGCCAACTGAGGTGTTTGTTCACACGTACGCCACCCGTATGTACAGTCACGTGGCGGCAGCTGCAGACCTGACACTACCTACAACACCTACTCCTGGCAATGCGTTTTACAGGTCCGCGTCAGCACAGGCGGTGTTTGATGACATAACCTCCGCTGCAAACGCACGGGCGAATGTCAGCGCAGCTGTGCAGGCTCTCGTTGATGCACACAAAGCAGGTCTCGTAGAGCTGGTGACCCCTGACACCACGGTGTACGTCTGATGGCTTCAACAATCGCTACACAACTCCGAAGAGCGCAGGTCTCTAATCTAAAAGCGCAGTACGCAATAGACATGTTGATTACAGACCGCGGGGACTTGCCTGCTGCGTCGGTGTTCTTGATGGAGATTGTAGACGAGCAAGATCCAAAAGACGACGTGCTGGCGCGCGTGTGTACTGTGGCTGACATGGAGACGTTTAGGATCAATCGAGCCAGCGCCATCACTGCTGGTGACAGATTCTACAGATCGATAACTGCATCTAAGTTTTACTCGTCTGTGGATGTGGCGATCAAAGCCAAGGATTTTTTGATAGAGCAGGTCAACGCACTGGTCACAGAGTACGCTTCGTATCTGACAGGATTCAAAGCTGACCCGGCGGAAATCATAGTGTTCCCAATGGTCAATGCGGGTATTCTTGGGCCCGCAATTGCAGCGTACACAGCAAAGGCGGCCGAGGCTGACGACCAGGCAGCGGTGATCTTGGCCAAGCAGACAGACTGCGCAGAGCTCACGGCGCAATACAACGCAGCGCTTGCCCACCTGCAGTCCACCAAGGCGTCACTGGATGCACTGCTGCTAGCCAATCAGGTGGCGCAAGATCTGACTGGCGCGGCCATGGCTCTTACAGCATCTCTTGATAATGTGAGCGCAGAGATTATTGGAACAATAGACGCGTGGACAGCCGCCTCGCCAGTTCTCGTACAGCCAGACTTGTTTGATGACATGAATGAATATCTGGATGTCCCAACAGGTAGACTGTACGCAGCATTCCATACCGAGTTCACCCCTGTTCGAAGAACGTTCGCTGCCGGCGTGCAGAACGCCACCGCACAGCTAGCGCTGGTATCCGCTGCCGCGACGGCGCAGACATCGGCTGTGGCAGCACAGCAGTCCTCGGTAGACACACTATTCACAGCTAAAGAAACCTGCGCACTAGAAGTAGCACAGGCCCAGCAGGTACTCAGCGCCATCGTGCAAGAGCGCACGCGGCTACTGGGAGTTGTAAAGGATTTGTGCCCAGCGTTTACGCCGTAAACGACACGGCTGTTGCCCCCGCTGGCAGCTCCACGCCTCGCTCGTACGGGGCTTCGATGTGTCTAAGTGAGGAATACCACACGTCTCCCAACCAACCAGTTACGACGTCGCACCCGCTGTCGATGTGCAAATGGGATGGATCACGTATGCTGTCGCCAAAGCGCACAGCTACAGAGGGTCCGTATTGGTGTGAGTACTTCGGACCACGCCGAGACGACGTCATAACATTTGCGGCAGATCGATACGTGAATAACTTCTTAATTTTGGCGGCGATCGTACCGTGTAGAAACTCTACATAGTCTTTCCACAATGAAGGATGCGTTGCAGCGAGCCACAAGCACATTTCTTCGTAAGACGAGAACCGCTGACTTACGTTGTCTCCGCTCATTGGCGCTGTGGGTTTCGCCGTGTCAGACACCACTCTGACGCACCACTTCCCACCTGAATCCATACCGTCAAGCATGACGTTGCGGTACAACTGCTTGCCAGGCAATGGTATTGCTACACAGGAATTAGACGACACCGTGCTAAATGTGGTTATCAACACCGACGCCAAAGCGTCGTGAGGAGACATGTTGTCGTTGTGCACAACATACTCAAGCACGTCAGGCAGTGTATGGAAAGACGCGCAGGACGTGGTATGTTTGTACACACTGCAGTTGCCCCGCAGCACACATGTGTCACACATGGTGTTTTGTTTTTCTTTGGTGATTGTCGCCTTCTTCGCCGCCTCCAGCTTGTTTTTTCTGTGCAGAACAGCGAATTGACCATTAGTAACAACGCGTGCCCACTCTCCAGGGTTGACACGCGTGTGCACTGCCATATGCGCGGCCGGCCCTAGCCACACGTCCTTTAAGTGGGAGGCCTCTTTTGGGACTCTCTTGTAGAATCTTTGAAACAGGCTAAGCCAGACGTGCGTCTTTTGTGTGTTTACCAGCTCCAGTGTCTTTTGCATCACAGCTGGCGGCACTCTGTGATTGTTGGCAGCTATTAGTGAGGCGACGTTCTCCGTCTTGCACGCCAGCCCGTTCTTAGAACAAGACACGCAAGGGCCGAGGTCGTCTTCATATACCATTGCTATCGGACATTGCGATGCAACATCTTCGTAGGTCCAGGACACGAAATCGAATACAATCTCGTCTGGATGTTGGTGAGGGTGTGGGCACGACACAAACACCCACGTCACAGGCAAAGGCTGCGCATCGTAGCCCATTCTTGACAACAAAGGCGCCCAAGGACCTGCCAGGACTACCGACTCAGCGACCTTGTTGTGCGCGGTCGCCGATCCAGCATTCCGTATTACACTGAAAGGCAGTAGCCCAACACTACTTTTCAGCGCAGTCATCGTGTCTCTGTCGAACAACATGATCGCACTCAACATCCGTGCTATGTCTGTGTTTGTTGTCTCCTTTCTGTCTCGGGTTATGCAGCCAAATGGGCCATTGCTCTTGATACTGTCAATGAAGAACTGGGTGTTAAACCCGGTGCTATACTTTTTCTCTCCTATCCCTCGAACCTCCCACGATTTTGATGTTTCTATTCTCAGGGCACCAAACCAGACGCCTTCCGGAGCAGCGACAGAAGCGATTGGTACAGTGATTCTATCTTGCTTGTAGGACATACGTGTCTCCAATAGCTTACTTCGCCTAGTAGACGTGTAAGCAGTTCTTCACTGTTCTTTGCACCGTATTGTGTGACCTGGGTCTCCACTCCAAGCTTTGTGCAGTTGTGTATTACAGCTCTAAGACGTCGGTACACAGGCGTTGGTATGTTCACATGCGTATGGACTGAGTGCCCTAGAACACGCATGCTCTTGTGTGGATGAGAAGACCTGATGTGCCTGGTCTTCTTCTTGTTGGTGCTGTAGCCACTTGCTCTTATTAGATCAGCCAGCACAGCTTTCACGTCACGCACCGCGGACTCATCCACGGTGCCTTTAGTGCTAATGCACAGGTCGTCGGCGTATCTAGTGTACACCCACGTTTCAGGTAGCGAATCAAGGTATTCCAGTATTGGCGTGTCTATCCGCTTTATGGCCACGTGATTGCACACTGCGCCTGATGTGCATGCGCCTTGAGGCACGCCCCGAACCTTGTGTCCATTTTTGAGTAAGATCGGCACTGTCACCAGGGACGTCAGCAGTCCAGCCACATTGTCATTGTAACCGATGTCCGTAAACAGTTCCTGCACCCACTTCTTTCGCGTCGAGTTGAAGAAGTCGGTGATGTCCATGTGGATCAACAACGCGGCATCAACATGCTGCGAGCTGGTGTGTTCCAAGCCACGTCCTTTGACGTACGCCCCCACGTGTGGTGGCACACTCAGCGGGTCTAGGACATCCACAAGAATCCGGTGCTGCAGACGCTTCATAAACACGCAGGGATCATGTATAGTTCGATACCCGCCTGATTTCTTCTTTAGCTTGAACACCTTATACATGCCCGAGCCTTCCAGGTTTCGGGTGTAGTCGTTAGCTATTATTGCGAACCACAGCTTCCTGGTATGGACACCAAACTTGAACGCTAAACTCGTGTCATCAAGTGCTTGCAGTCTGGTCGGCGGAATCTTGCAGACGACCTCTTCCATCTTCCCGCTGGTTTTCGGTAACTCGACTTGTGTTTTCTTCATATGATGCACCTTCCAGATACGCTGCTAGATTTCCGTAACATCGCGCGTCTCCTAGCCGGCAGTCTCCAGCGTCGTGCAACAGAATGTAGGGACAGGCCAGGCACGGCGGTTTGATGACATCTGGTCCTCTGAGCAGATACCCAAAATCTTCCTCTGTGGGGTAGGTAGACCGCATGTGTTTTTGCGCGCCGCTTTTTGTGTAGAATTCGCCGAGGAACGCTGGCACGCTCTGGGTGCTGTCAACCTTCTTGGTCAATATAGGCACGCCGATCTGCCACCGAATTTCAGCGCTAAGCAAGTCTGGAACACGTGCAATCAACGTTGAGTTGCCAATGACAAGACTTTCGGATTCCTGAGGCAAGTAAAGACGAGCCTGGAAGCACAGTAGAACGTCAAACGCCTTTCTTAGAATCTCCACCTCTCCTGGTCTGAACAGGTAAAAAATCGGAAACGGGAAGCGTCTCCGGTCGGACTCTTGTATTCGAATTTTGAACACTCATTCCCTCACAAGGATAGTTCCGAATGTTGGGTTTTTGTTGACGCCGGATCTGTATTGTCTCGGCACTAGCCACGTTACCGGCACACCAGGATTCAGTGAGCGGTCAGGCCACGTTCCATAGGTGTCAGTGTGGTAGATGACGAAGTCTACAGGGTGCGGCAGAATCACTTTTTGCCACGACTTGTGCAGTGCTGAAGGCCAGTCACCTTTCTTCGCCATGTACGCTGCTAGCTTAAACGGCTCACAAAACGCAGTTCCCCCATGCGCTGTACGGCCGATATTTTTCACGTAGTCGTCCACATCGAAGTCTTGGTTGATGACACATACGTGTGAGATATGCGTGTCGACCTGCAGCACCGTGCACTGCGTTTCAGGGAAAGCATCAGTGATCGCTTTCATTTCAGACAGGCCCTCCATGATCTCCTCGTGAGTCATGGACCCTGACACGTCTATCGCGAACATGATGTGAAAGGTTCGAGATCTCTTGCCGCCTGGGTATTGCGGTATTGGTGAAGGCAGAGGCTGCAGAATACCGTCCTCGTCCTCCTCAAACATGGTGTACCTCCTTTTAGAGGGACGGACCATTGTTGCCTTACGTTTCGACAGGATTCTCGGCGTAACCTGTCTCCTCAGCATCTCTTGCCATGGTATCTTGCTGTCCTCATAGATAGCGTCGAGCATGGACTGCAGGTGCGTGGGAAGCGAGCCGATTTTCTTTTGCTCCTCAAGCGACTTCTTGATGACTTCAGACGTCTGCTCCTGCACCATGTCAGCGGCAGCAGCTAGGTCTTCTGGGGTCTGCCCCTCTTGCATCCACGGGTGTGCGTTTGTAGCCTCCATGTGGTCGAGCGCCTGCTTTAGCTTCTCTCCCAACAACTCGGCCATGGCCGCCTGTAGGGCGTAGTCGCTGGCATTGGGATCACCACTAGGCGAAGACTGCGCTGTAGAGCTGGCACCCTCGCCTTCGCCTTCGCCTTCACCCTCACCTTCGCCTTCGCCTTCGCCTTCACCTTCGCCTTCTTCGTCGCATTCACCTTCGCCTTCACCTTCACCTTCTTCGTCGCATTCACCTTCTTCGTCGCCGTCCCCTCCGCCTGGGCTTTGTAGCGACAGCAAGTAGTTCTTGATTTCCTCCTTCTTGAGGCTGAGTGCCTCGAAGTAAATCTCTGTCGTGCTGTCTGCAGGCAAGCCCAGCGGCACTGGCATGACCCAGTATCCAGTGGTGCCGTATGAGATGTCCTTGTGTCTCTTTGCTGTGAGCGAGTTGTTCGCCGCGTCCATGGCGATATTGAGAATCTTGTGCGTGGTTGCTGGCGCGTTAGACACAGACATCAGACGCAAGAAGCGAGAAATGTCGTTGTTCAACACGTGCGTGGCTTCATGAGCTAGCGTGCTCGTGAACTCTACGAAGCCAGCCGTGCTTAACCACTTCTCATTGTACAACAGCACGACCCTGGAATTTTCCAGAGTAACGGCCATTGCAGGTATTCGGGCGTCAGCCCGAATGGTCAGTCGACTGATGACGCGTGCGTACACGGCCAGGTCTGGCTGGCCTGACGAGAATTTTCGACTCATGAATACCGCGAGCCAACTGCCCATCTTATCCGCAGCGATTGTTGTCTCGCCGTTGTCAGCGGCGGCGTTTTCGTTTACCTTACTCATAATTCCTCGGAGGTTGTTGTGGTTATAGTTGATCAATGTACCGATAGTCAGTATCGAATTCTTTACCAGTTGTCTCAGGAACATCCTGAAACTATTGGCAGAGTAAAGCATGCCAGCGTTGACATGGGAGCACTGCCAAAGTCAGCCTACGCGTTTCCACAGGCTGACTTGTTTCCGATCCACACACCCGAACAGGCTGTCCTGTCAAAGTTGTACGCAGTTAAGCAAGCCAGTCTGGTACCTGACCATGTCATGGCCAGGATCGACGACGCACTGGAAGCATATGGCGTTGGAGATGTGGTCCAGACACAGAAAGTTGCTAGCGAGGTAGATGACGCTGAGCATTACCTTCTACCACAATACAAGGCTCTTCTCGTAAAGACAGCGGAGCACATAGTTCCTGTAACAGAAGCCTTGATGGAGCAGCGCTACCAGCTAACAGCACAGACGATGACAGACGCCTGCACGCGACTCATAAAGAAGGCCTCGGAGTTCGGACTCAAGAAAGAGGACTTGCCCATTGAGATTTTTAAGTACGCGGGGCTGACTGCCTGTGATGCTGGCATTCTACTGGACTGGGTAGAGTCCAGGGCAGTGGCAGCGCCCACATCCGACATCCGCAGTGCCTACACCAAGATTGCGCAGACTATCGAGAGGAACTTCCCTGCAAATGGCATCATCCAGGACAGGCAGTCGCTGGTAAAAATAGCAGGTGTTCTTGAGAAACTGGACAACGAAGCTGAGTTGTTTCCACGCTACGGACGCACACTGCTTGACCCTGTGGAGACGGTTTTCAATATGACCAAGATAGCCAGTCGAGAGCTTATCCTTGCGGGCAAACCCGTCAGCGAAGAAACGATTGCTGAGATCGCGCAGAGCACTGGGATTCTCAGAGATATACTTGGCGAAGATCTAATGAGCCATGTAGAAAACAAAGCCGGAGAGGTTGACACGGAAGCACTTACTACTATCCTGCGAACACTCCCCGCAGATATGCAACAGACCTTGTATACGCACATCGAGGCTTATCTGTGAGTCCCACTGAGCTGGCAAAATCATGGCTGTGCAAGGAGGAGGCGATGGCAACAACCATATTCTTCTCTGCGCTTACTTATTTCGGGGACGAGTTAGACGAGCTCGAGACTGAGACCATGCGAATCACAGCTGCTCGCGATGGGTTAAGCGTTCCAGAGGAGAACTGGGACGCCCTGTTTGCTGTACTGGCCCTGAGAAACAATGGAAGGTTTATGTGGGACGCCTCCGTGTTTGAGAACACAGTGCTCACATTCAATGACGAGGCTGTAATAACCGACGTGTATCAGCAAGCGTTGCCAGCGCATATAGCGTGGGCGGTCAAGGAGGCAGCAATACTGACGCAGGACCTGCTGTCTGGCGAAGGCCTGTTCAGTGACTACCTTGATTATGAGCCGGAGAGTTACACTGCAGCGAGTTGCAAGTTTGAGGGGATGCTAGCGGTGCCGGAATCGCTGAGCTTTTGTGAGGACAGACTAATAGAGCTAATAGACTGCTCTCACGACAAACTCATGTCTGATGTAAAAAAATCCTGGATGGCAATCAAAGACGCGGTCAATGACATTACCATCCAGGAGTTGCAAGACGACTCAGAGCTCAACAATCAACTGCTACAAATGGCTGGCATTGAGCTGTATGTCTCAAAGAGGAAAGCTCTTTTAGATGAACAGCTTAGAACCATGAAGTTATTTGTTTGACAGCTGCTGCTGTGTCATAGACTCATGCGCAATTCGCGTGTCTTCTGCGAGCCTCTCGCGCCACTGCTTGAACTCCTTCATGTGCACAATGTGTCTTGAGAACTCAAGGGCTTCGGACGAGCTGCCGTCCATTCCGCCAGCCATATTGATGGCGTCGAGAAGCGTTTTGCCCACTTGAGGAGGCGTTACAAAGATGTACTTGGCAACGTTCTCTGCGAAGATTTTGGGCTCGATCTTCGCGTCCTGCCACAGCCCTGCCATCTTGTTGTTCAGGCTGAGCAATTGCCCGATTTCACCACGTGCCACCAGCCTGTCGATCTTAGCTTTCAGCTTCTTGTCGGTAGCAAATTTTGTCATCATCTCAATGGGGTCTATGACCTCTGCTGACTTCACATAGATGTCCCAAACCTCCATCGAGTTCCGCTGCCCAACATGGCCCGCCAGCTTCACCTGGAAAGCTCTTGTCAGCGCGGCGTCCTCTGGCTTGAAGGTCGCGTCTTTTGTCAACCTGTCTGCGGTGTAAAACGTATCTGACACTGCTTCCCACGTCGCGGGACAGCCGTACACCTTGCCGGCGTCGCGACCTTTGACGTCGAGCACTTCATCGGGACTACCTGTCAAGAACTCAATAACTGCAGGGTGCCATGGGCGCGTCTTCCTTTCTGCTACCATCTCGGGTGTCCAGTCTTCCCACGGCAAAAGACGCACAGCTTCCGTAGGGTCCTTGGCGTACCTGAGAGTCTCAGTGGGACTGTGCTCTACGCAAATCAAACAGACGCGGCGGCGCATCGCAGGGTCAGAGGTGAACTGACCCGTCACTGCATACTCCCCGTCAGGCGGGTTCATGGCTGAGACAACACGCACGTTAGGCCCGAATTCGTGGACACCAAGGCGCCGCTCAGCCCACGCTGGGAACACTGCGTTTAGCGTCGTCATCTCAGCCCTGTTTGGCTCATCAAAGAACAACAGGGCTCTCTTGTCTTCTCCAGCGTAACCCTTGAAGGGGATGCGCCTGTCACGCAAGTTGATGAATGTGTCGTCATTTGACGGGAATTGCGGACCACACACGTCTGGTGGCTCGCAGTGGGCCAGCGAATACAACACAAACTGCGCGTCAAAAGCGTCCGCCATCTGCCGCACCACTGCGGTTTTGCCGATGCCTGACTCAGACACCAGCAGTGGCACATGCCGGTCCATCCAACACAGCTGCAGAATCAGCTGTGAGATGGTCATAGATGTTGTTGGGATACCTACTGTTTCTGCGTACTTCATACGTCTCCTGTTGTTCGTTGTCGTTGTTGAGAGCCGCGCAACATCGCGTGACAATCAATGTGATTGGGACAGTGTCTTATACCGCGGAAGTCCCGGCTTTTGTGAGGCTACATACACACGCTTTCTAGCGCAGCGGCACAGCTGTGAGGCGCATGTGCCAGGTGTATCAACACATATTCTGTGTAACAATTGTAGTGCCGATACGGTGGGACGTACTGCTCTAGCAGGTCGTCTATAAGCTCCGATGTCTCCGTCGACAGCAGTGCCCGCGCATAGGCTTCCAGCGCCTCGTCACTCATATTGTGAATACCGATCTGCACTGCGTCGGACAGGATATTTACGCCATTGCGAATCAAGTAGTCCATAGTCAGGTCATCAGACATTTCTAGTATGGCGTTTGCACAAAAGTCCTCGAGATGACGTCTGTGCACATCAATGATTTTGTACGCCTCGCAGACACCAAAGCATTGGATGGTACGTGCGTGAGCACGCACTGCGCGCCACACAAACTCGAATATGCGCGTGCATTCTGGATTGTCGCGCTCGTTCACCTCGCCGCGAGAGCCGCCTCTTCGCTGCTCTAGCCACCTCAGTTGAAGAAACGGTATATTGTTGTCCTCCAGCGCGAGATGAATATCGATAGACTCAACATCTACGCCTGTGACTTTAGCGGGATACGCCTCGCGACAAAGTTCAGCAGCTATCTTCTCGCGCCATTGGACACTGGCCTCGCGCAAGTACTCATTCAAAGTACGCATCACGCGCATGTCTGCACCAATGTAGCCAAGGTCAGTGGCATAGAGGCTCATGATACACCGCATTGTGAGAGCAACATATAGATGCAGACATACGCCGCCAATACAAGTACGATAGCAACAGCCGCTATGGGCGATCGAAACACGAATGTGAGAAACAATAACACGCTCAGGATTGGCGTTGATATTTTGTTCAGGATTTCCATATGTATCTCCGTAGCAAACAAGCCGTAGTGCAGACCAGCGATCTCGGAGAGTTCACGAGATCGCAGCTCACAGAAGCACTTATCACGCTTGATGGAAAACCCTTCAGCTTTGAAGGGTGGGAGTTTTATCGACCTATCTATGACGGTGGGTGGCCTCAAACTGTTATGAAGTGCGGACGCCAGGTTGCTAAGTCCACCACAGGATGCAACCAGATGATCTGCGATTCGATTTCAATGCCTTTCTTCAAGACCCTATTCATCTCACCGACGCAGCAGCAGACTGCTCGCTTCAGCCATTCCAGGCTTCAGAAGACTATCAATCACTCTAAAGAGATCCGCGCAAACTTCACGTCTGCCTCCATACCGATGAACGTCGGCATGAAGTACTTCACAAACGGATCGGAGACACATCTGTCTTACGCAAGCGACGACCCTGACCGCACACGCGGTGTGTCCGCGGATCGCATCATGTGGGACGAAATTCAGGACATTGTCTATGACGGTGTCGTCCCTGTTGTGAACGAGGTTATCAGTGAGTCCCCTTACGGTTGGGTAACATACGCAGGCACTCCGAAGTCAATGGAGAATACCATTGAATTCCTGTGGCAGAACTCGTCGCAAGACGAGTGGATAATGAAGTGCGAGGGCTGTAATAAATGGAACTTCGTCATATCCGACGAGGGAATTGGGAAGTCCGGATTGATATGTTTGAAGTGCGGGAAGAAACTCAATGTGCGAAGGGGCCAGTGGTACGCGATGAACCCCGACGCGTACATGAAGGGGTTCCACATCCCGCAGCTTATCTTGCCGAACAACAACGAGTCGCAGTCCAGATGGGACCGCATCTTGTACAAGTATGAGACGTACCCTACGTCTCAGTTTAAGAACGAGGTTCTAGGCGTCTCCGATGCCATTGGCACGCGTCTGGTATCTCTGGAAGATCTACAGGCACTGTGCAAAGACTATCGCATATCCCGCACACCTGACCCTGCAATCTTTAAGCACGTCACAGACATAGTTGCTGGCGTCGACTGGTCTGGCGGTGGGTCGGACAAGTTCGCGTCGAGAACGGTTCTACACATCTGGGGCATGCTGCCTAACGGCATTATGAAAACTTTGTATTACCAGATATACCCCACATCCAACCCAGCCAGCGACGTTCGTGACATCATCGAAATATGCAACCTGTACAAGGTCAAGCTCGTCGCCGGCGACGCGGGCGGCGGCGCAGTTGCAAATGCTATGTTGGCGGAAGGTCTTGGCACCCACAGAGTCTTGCAGGTGCAGTACGGTTCCACCTCCAAGTTCATGGCGTGGAACGGGATGGATCGGTACATCACAGACCGTACGGCGGCGATCGATACTATGATGCTCGACTACAAACGTGGTGGTGTAATCTTTGCTACCCTTCCTCAGATGGACCAGGTCTTTAAGGACATTTTGTCTGAGTTCGAAGAGACAACGCAGAACGGTAAAGGCAAGCGTCAATGGAACCATTTCCCGGCTGTGCCAGATGACTGCTTGCATGCACAGATCTTTGGCCGCATGGCAATGCACGTGGCTACAGGGGCCGCTCCGTTTTATAAGTTCAACCTGGCAGTCAGGTCTAATTAGTCTTACAAGCTTTGTTGGGGACGCGCTCTTAGTCCGAGGAGCGGCGCGACGAGGGCCTGGAGCTGCGGACACAACAAGCGTAAAAAAAAAAAATCGCAGCGTATCACCGCGGATGCATTGCGCATATCTAAGACTAAAGCTCCTGTTTTGGTGTCACGCTACTGGGTAAGAGGTCGTGTAGGCGTGACACTTTCTTGTCCGGGTCTGGCAGTGCGCACGAAGTGCGCTGCTAGACCCGTGTAAGGCGCAACAGCGTAGCGCTGCTTTCTGGTTTTTTTCAGAGTCGAGCTTTCAATAGATTCCTGTTTTTGGTTTGGCGTAGATCTAAATTTACCTACCCAGACCAACCACGAGAGCGCAGCTCGACGGTTGGTCTCTAAGATGCTAGCAGCGTAGCGCTGCTGTCCTGTTCTCAGGTTTCGAATCTATTCTGTCTGTGAATCCCTGTTTCTGCACCTGCAGCTCCTGGCGAGCTTGATGGCGAGGTCCATCGTTGGGGTGACCACCGGCCGCTCTGGAGGGAGCGCAGTGACCCAGAGCGGCCGGTGGTCGTGAAAGAAAATAACAGCGTAGCGCTGTCTTGTCGTTTTCAAGCAACGTTCGGATTCATTCGCTATCTTCTACCTCAAAATTGGGTGGGTTTGTGATGTACTCTTTCCACACTCGGTAGTGAGCAGCACACTCCTCCGTAGCAGGGCCGAACCCCGCGTATGCTTTCAGCTCCGCGGTGAAGCTCTGCATTAGCGAAATGTGCTGGAACGACCACTTCGCGTCTATACAAGTTACATGCGCTGCGGTGTCTAGCTTGAGTCTGCCTTTGGAAACATCGGTCAGCTCTCCTACGATGTACCTGCCGGGCGTCTCCATTGCTAGCACGTATACTTCGTGAGTGGTTTGTGTCGCGTGTTGATTCATGGTGTGTCCTCGAAGAAAGATAAGCCTGTAGCCTCCATGATCTGTTGTACCTTATGCCGGTCCTTGTCATTTACACCGTCAATGCCGTGTTCAAGCGTGCTGTATGGGATTAGATCCCCGTACGTAGACCCTACTTCAAGATCGTACGAGAATGGCACAGGAAGCCACGGGAACCGCTCTCGGACGCGATCTACGACGTAGTGGTCAAAGAATGCACGCATCTCTGGAACGCGTTCCACCTCTATGTACCCGGCGACGCTGTCATGCACTGTTAGAATCGCCTTGCCACCTATCTTGTGAAGGTTGCTTTCTATCTCACACAACTGTGACAGCACGATGTCAGATGCCGTGGACTGGATCTTGAAATTCACAGCCATGCGCTCGTTGCGCGATCGCAGCTGTCCTGAAGAAGATCCTAGCCGGAATCGCCTGTAGCGTCCCATCAGTGTCTTTGTCCACCCCCTTGTGTTTACCTCATCATGTGTGCTGTCAATGTAGGTCTGTATGGCCGGGAATCGCCGCATCAGGGCGCTGATGACGTCGTACGCGAAGCTTACCTGCTCAGCTTGTATTACCGGATCAGAGGACAGCCCTTCGTATATCTGCTCCGCTATTTTACGCGGGCCTGCGCCGTATATGGTTCCAAATACCACACGCTTTGTGGCGGTTCGCTTGTGTTTTATCTCTGGATCGATGTCCTTTCTCGCCACGAACTCGTCGTATGGTATGTCGAAAATCGTAGATGCAATGAAGGAGTGGATGTCCATGGTGGGGTCCGTCATTGCTTTTATCAGCCCCTCATCAGGAGCGTAAGCGCACAGAACGCGGATCTCGGCTGCCGAGATGTCCATCTGATAGTACGCATATCGCTTGCCGTCCTGCGGCGGGATGAACGCGGCCTTGACTGGGATGCCGCTGGTCTTGAGCGCGTAGGACTCATGCCCTTTCAGGCGGGCTGCATACGCTTGGATGTTCTGCAAATTTGGCCTGGCCGACGACAGGCGTCCTGTAGCCGTGCCGTTTAGATTGAATGACGTGTGGATTTTGCCATCAACATTTGCCAGGTCTAACAGCTTAGAAAACACAGTGCTGATGGTTTTGTTTGTCGTTCGATACAGCAGAAGGCAGTACATGAATTCGCCTTCCATCGCTGTCTCGTATTTCTTCTGCATAGTGCTCAGCCAGTCTTTCGTCACAGACAGCTCCCCAAGGTCCGTGTAAACGCAGTCCTGCCGCGAGATGTCGAGTGCGTTCAGAATGACATCGCTCAGCTGTGGATTAGAGTTGGGGTTGAACAGAGGCTGGCATACGAGCTCTCTTAGCTTCGCAAGCGCGGCGTCTCGCAACACAACCGCCTCGAAGCGCCGTCGCTCTAAAGATTCCACGTCTACAGGTGCCCCATTGTATTCCATGCGTGACAGAGACCACGTAGCAGGAATGTAAATGTCACGCATCACACGAACATAGTCTTCCCTGATGTCAGGATAGTCTTTCTCTGCGCGTCTAACAGCGCGCTGCTGGAGCTTGCATATTTGCCTGGTTACGTCCGCGTCCACAGCGGTGTACGGACGCAACACATCAATTGGTATGTGCAAGAAACCCTGGTCCTTCGCACTGGTGAAGTCCTTCTCTCTGACAGTGTCTGGCGCTTCCAGCATCAATTTAGCACACAGGGCGCGAATCTTTGATCTGGCTGCCGACTTTACTTTAGCGTCATCCTCAAAGGATGCCTTTAAGTACAGCGCTTCTAGGTCAAACAACTTGGATCTGTCGTCGAATTCCAACCAGTCAGCGTAACCGCTGGCCGACTCGTATTCCAATGTCGGAAAAAATGTCTCCACCTGCCACGACACTGCTTTGTCGGGATCTTGCTTCGTGACAGAGGATGTCAGATACACCTCCTGCAGCTTCTTTTCGTACCCGACATACTTCGGAAGATAGAACCCTGTAAGGCCCTTCAGGCCATACTCTCCCTTCTTGTCCTCGTCCAGGAAGTGCTCCCCCAGAAGTGTGTCGTACCACAGGTTGTTGATTTCTAGCCCCATCCTGTGGGCCAGGAATTGGATGTCAAATCGAGCATTGTGAAGTATCTTTGGCTTCGGTGAGGCTAGCACCCTGGCCAGGTGCTTCCATGCCGTCTCTCTGTCGTACTCATCAGGCATGCGCGGATGATCGAGCATGATGCATGTCGACAAGCCGTCGTCCCAGGCTATGCCTATTGACAACACCAGCGCGTCCTCCCTGTATGCTTGCAGGGTGTTTGTCTCTATGTCGATACTTATTGGCCAGTCCTCTGCAGACGTCGGCTTGTTCGGGTCGTAGTACGCGATGATCTCGTCGCATACCTTTCCCACCTCTTCCGCAGTCTCCGGGTAGATGTAATGCGCCGTGTAGTCTGTGCCATCTTGCTCTTCCGTCTTGTTGTAGGCTGTGCGCCAGGCACGCAGGACGTCGGTCATGATCACGCGGGCATATCCCGGCTGGTAGAAAAGCTGCTTTGGACTGTAGGTTGGCGCTACAACCCAGTCATATCCTGCAAGCTTGATGTTGTACTGGTTTCCTCGAACATCTTTTAGTTTTCTGGAACCAGACACGAAGTGCGTTGCCGCTGCAGCGCCAAGAGGCATCAGAACATGCACGGCATCAGAGTCAGGATTCTCGTGCTCAAATTGTTTTCTGGCCTGGTGCAACTTGTTGTTCATGTACTTCGAGCAGCGCTCAATGACATCTTTCTTAGGCGCATTCTTGTGTCCAGCCCCCACAAGGTAGACCACATTGTATGCAGCGGTAGCTGCGTCGCCGATGACTTTTCTGAGCGTTTCCTCGATGATTTTGAAGTTGTCAGATCCGAAATATGACCCCTTCTCTGCCTCCTCTTCGGTAGGAGCCTGACACACTAGAGTTATGCGAGCGTGTGGATTGTACCGCCCTCGAAGAAGACACGGAGAGCTCTCGAACGCGCAGCCTCGGCACGTAGATCCTTTGCTGCCACAAGTCCAAACTGGTGGATGCGACATCACACATCTCCGTCTAAAGACAGTTGAACTGTGATTTCCAGGGGAAGCGTGCTCATGTCAGCTTTCAAGGTGTCAATAGCCGCCAGCACTTTGTCCAGTATGAAGTTTCGCTTCGACAAGGACAACACATGCACAGTGACTGTGTACGCAAATTCGTTGTCCTCTGTGCCTACGGCTCTGATGCCTGATATGTCTTCTTCCTTGCTGAGAAGCGTTATCAGGTGCGTCGCCAATCGTTCCTCGTTCATATGACGTCCTTATCGTCCAATGGCGGGTCGGCCAGAGGCGCTAGTGAAAACGACAGGCTGGAGAGTTTGATGTACAGGAACTCTTCAGGACGAGGGTGCGCCGTGTACTGTCGTATGTGTTGAAATATGCTCGGGTTTTTTACCAAGAATGTTGGATCGTTAATGATCTCTGGATTCCTGGCGAGCAGGGAGTGGATCTGGTGTGTGTTGCTCGTGGTCCTGTAGTTTGGATGGTGCTGCAGAATCGCAGGCAACTTCGCACAATAGATAGCTACAACGTCGGTGCCGGCTGCGTGGTAGAGTCCGACGTTTGCGCCACTGAGCTGGTCTCTGAGTTCTGGCGCTGCCAGGATAGCCACCGCGCTCTGAGGTGTTGGGTGTTGCTCCAGGCGAATAGCGTTCGTTTCGAACACAGCCTGGAACATTCGACGCTCTTCGGTAACATTGGTGTTGGAGATGTACAGCTCAGCTGCTCTGATGAACTCTTTTCCAAAGGTCATCTCATCTTCACCAACCCAGTGAAGCCCTACCATCGTACTCAACAGCGCCTTGACGTACCTCGTTGATGGCAGCGGTACGATGCCACCATTGAATGCATGGTGGTACACTTTAGCCTCTAACTCCTTCAAATAGAATGCGTTCTGTATGGCGTGCAGTGTGAGTGATTTACGCAGGTTCGCGATGTCCTGTTGTGAATACACGCGCGACACCAGGACTTCCGGCGCCTCCCTGTTTTTGTTCTTGTTCATCTCAATTGTGAACCACCTGTTCAAGTCCACCTGTTCCTGGTGCGGCACAATGCCTGCCGCCATGATTGGGAAACGAAGATAAACCGACGACGCCTGTCCAGAGACAGAGCCGCGTGTACGGGTCATCCCTGTACTAAGGTTTCGAGTCATCTCCAGAAGGCTCTGCACAGACCTTGACTTGCTGGTGGTCTTTGTCGTGTCTGGGTCCTCCCACTCGTCCAAGGCATACAGTAGTGACGAGCCTGACGCGGATTGCATCACACCTGCTGCGGTGTAATCTTCCGCCATCTTAACATGCTCTAGCACGGCAAGCTCTTTCGGCTGCACGCCAGCAACCAAGCCCTTTAGTATGGTGGACTTTCCAGAGTGCGTGCCGCCTGTGAAGAACGTGAACGGCAGGTACTCAAATACCATCCCACAAGAAATAGTCAGAAGGTTGGCCGCCAGATACTGGACACACAGATCGTGATTCTTAAACTCCCAACCTATGTTGAGTATGTTCGTCAGCATCTCGTAGCATTGAATGATGCCCATTGGCGGCATCTGTTCCATGCTCTCCAGGTTGTGTACATTAGAGCTCCAACCAGTGCCGCGTTCTCCCCACAGCAAATACGCCCCATGCATAGGCTCGGTTAGCGGCGTTAATACTGTCTCGGCGTCGTCGCCCGCAGTGCCCATAAACATCTTGGACCCATTTACAATGTAGATCCTCTGGTCGGGACAGTCCGCAGGCAGGCGCTCCCTGTCGATAGGATCTTCAGCAGCGTCTGCCCAGTGTATGCCTTGCTTTCTCACATTGTAGTGCGATAGCGGCACCGCCTGTGACACCAAATTCTGAACAGACCAATCGAAGTGATACTTTACCTTGCTGACCTGCGACTCTTCCGTTCTCTCTTGTGTGCCTTTCTTGGTCTCGTCGATGGCTATCCAGTCAGGTATCCCCACCTTTGCTTCGATAAACTCAAACGTCGTCATGTGAAACACGCGGGACTGAAATGCCAGCTCAATGTCCCTGGGGTGCTTAAGTGTAACCTCGAAAATTTCCTCGTCTGTCTTTGAGTACAACAGCGCTTTGCCAGAGCCAACGGAGGCAACAGGCACAACGTATTCCAACAGGCTTCTCTCAAGGTTGAGCCTGAATCCCTTCGGGGAGTCGTTTCTGACAACGTGCTTGGCCAACGTAGCGTGGTCGAGCTTGAGAGATACCGCACAGTTTTTGACGAAAAGGTCTCGGACAACCTCGTCAGATATGAGCTGCCCGTAGTCATTGACCGCATCTATCTTCTGAATAGTCCGCGGCATGTGCATGGTCGCTACGTCTGCAAGAACGCGCCGTGCCGCCCAGTCGCTAAGCTCCAACACGCTGGTTCTTGAAGTTACACTGTCCCAGAAAGGAGCATATTGGCCTGCGACAACGATGTCATCCGGATCGTTGAACGCGTCAAACGGTGCATCCCAGTGGTACACTGACACGTTCTTGACCATCGATTGGCTTGCATTGCGTAGCGCATTTTTTACAAATGAAATGCCGCCAGCATCGTTGTCGCCCATTAGCACGACGTCTCTGATACTTGACTCTCCAAGGTAGTCAATGTCGCTTGCTCCAGCACCGGACGCTGCAACAACAGTGTAGTGATCGTTCGCGTTTCGACGAACCTGTGCCTGCACTAATGACAACTGGTCGAATTCGCCTTCTACTACGTATGCCGTCTTAGACTGGTCTGTGCCGGCGCCGACATGCATTGCTGACAGGTGTAGACCAAAGAATCCGCGCGGCTCTTTTGTGTGCCTGCCCAGCCACATCTCTTGTGTTTTGTCGTTCGGGTTGCGGAGCTTCAATCTGCCAATAGTGGTCGTGGTCAGGTGGTACGGGAACATCACCCAACCACCGTAGTGTCCTGGGGCCATCGGCTTGGCGTCGAATACTTTGGGCCCGAGATACTCGTGCACATCTGGCAGGATGTTCACGTCGGCGTAATCCGCAAAATGCTTAAGGGTCGGAAACACACCAAGGCCATAGACGTGTAGTGATGACATATCCAGGCCACGTCGTCTCAAGTAATGCACTGCGTCCTGAACATACGCAAACTCGCCGCCTGTCTGTGAAATGCCTGCCGACAATACCGCTTGCCCCGCCTGCAATAGCTGGCGTTTTATGTGCGCGTGATGCTCCTCTTGCTCAATCGCGTCGTTCAGCTCCTCCGGCAGCTTAAGCCCGAAGCGCTGTGAGAACACGTCGTTCAGGATCTGGAGCGCACCAGTCATCCCAGTGATCATGCCGACGACTTGAATGCCGTCTGTCTCATATCGTGAGCATCCCAGGCATTTCTGGAAAACGTGCTGCCCGTCAAACACGATGTCCATGGACGGCGTGGTGTCATTGTGTCCTGGGAAGATGCATCTACCGCGAATCCGGTTGCCTAACTTCGTCCAGCCATGTCCTGGTTTTGCCTCCTGGCATAAATCAAACAATTTATTGATGCCCGCATCTACGAGCAGCTTATTACGTGCTTTGCGTGGCAACTTAATGTAGTTCACGCCTCCTCCGTTCGGTTATAGCGCAGGGCACATTTTTCGGTACTCGCAGAACTCGCAATACCATCCGACGCTAGGCTTCGGCGTCTCAGCCGCAGCTACCTCGGCGGCCTCAACGTGTGCGCGTAGTTCCGGAACAACCGTAGTTTGTATTGTATCTGCAAGGGTCATGGCCATCCACTCTACAGGTTTTTGCTGCAAAACCTCCTCTGCTTTTAGCCAATGAATCGCCGGCTGTATGCCTCCCATCTCAGGGAAGTGCGCCATACCCATTACAATGTAAGAAAACAGCTGCATCTTGTAGTTTGAAATGTCCTTTATTTCACCGGACTTGTGATCGATCACAAGCAGATATGGGACACCTTGCCTCTCTACATGAACAGCCACGTCAATCACGCCACGCAACCACGCATCTTTGTCCCAGTAGTCACAGGCTTGCAGATCTCTGGTTATCGCAAACTGCTGCTCGGTGTGGACGTCGACGACCTTTGTCTTAGTCTTGAGGTCTTCAAACTTAGACATGAAGCGCAAGATGGCCGTTTCAAACTCTTTCAGCTCAAGGGTTTCTTTGTACGTGATTTTTGAGTACAGCGCTGCGTGAGTGAACGCTGTTCGATAGTCCTCACCCTTTAGCATCTTCTCCAAGACCAGGTGGACCGCAGAGCCGATGCGCCCGTCACTTCGCTCAACAGCTTCCCCTGGAACTTTTTTCAAGTACTTCAGGTGGAATCGAAGGGTGCAAGATCTTGCGACATCAATCTTAGAGGTGCTCCATGGCTGGAGAGTAGACATAAGTATCCTGTGTCAGAGAGGGTAAAAAAAAGGCGAACCAGCGTATCTGGTTCGCCTTTTCAGTCGTAGCGAGATTACATGCTGTCTTCGAATCCAGGCTCGTCAGCGGTGTCTGCTAACTGGCCTGGAATCTCCCCGTCCAGCAAGCTCTGGACTTTGCGCACGCGCTCCGCGTGGACTTCCAGAGACTTCTCTCGTCCTTTCCTGACCTCTCCGGACACGAAGCGGCAAAACTCGTCCATCCCTGCTGGAAGTGGAACAGACGCAAACGACGCCGTGGCGAATGTGTGCCATGTGTTGCCGTCGTTTGTGTTCGACTGCGTGGTCAGACCCCATGCCATGCTCCACAAGGATTTCTTGGTACGCATAACTTTGTTGATGTTGGTACCAGCCTTTGAAGACGTCTTCGAAAAGCTGATGTGATACAGCCCAGACAAGTCCAGAGGTACCACAACAAAGTTGTGAGCGTTCTGGCAATCCGTGCGAGCACCGTTGCGGAACGGCAGGTCCGGACAGTCCTCACATTTGATCGTACCTTCGATGTTTGTCTTGCCGTCAATCGATCGGCAAGACGGCGTTTTCTCATTCTTTCGGAAGCGCGCGCGGCTTGGCCAGTAATACACTGGCACGAACATCCAAGGCTTAGACCTGCCCTGGATGTGCTCTGACCACAGGATCTCTCCTGCAGACCAGATGTCGCCCTTCTTAGCGTCTCCGGGAGCCCCGGCGTCTGTGGTTGTGCCTGTGTAGATCTTTACGATCTCGGCACGCCACCCGGTGTTCGCTTCTTCAGCGCCTTCTGGTGCGCTGGTCATCATGCTCACCAAGTTTTGATAAGGCTCGAGTTGCTCATCGTTGAGAGCAAGAGTTTGCAGTTCTGGGACCGCGTCATACAATGCAAGTTCGGACATCTTTTCGTTTCCTTTGTGTAAGTCAGCCCTGACCACAAGCAGCTGAAATTGGCTGCGTGATTGGTTGGCCACCCTGGTTTATGTTGCCCACATACGCCACGTACAGGGGATTGTAATCCTATACATCTGCGCTGTGGTCAGGTCAATCTTCTTCCAAATTTTTGGGAAACCGAATGACCTTTCTTTCGCCACTAGCGTACAACAGCCCCTGCTCCGCCCCTGCATAGAAAGCTGCACGCAACTTGTCATGTTTGGCTAAGGCGTCTTCCATAGCCTGCCGGTATTTGTCTGCCCCACCGGTAGACGATACAGGCGTCGGCGCTGTCTTCTTTTCCGTCACGACTGGGTCCTGTCCCGCCCCATTGAGATATGGCGCTCTCTCTTTTATCAGAGACACCCTGTCTTCGTGCGATGTCTCTGGGTCAGCGATACGCGCTGACAACAAGTCTACCAGATCTCTGACGTCCTCAGTCGGGATCTCCTTGTCGCTACTGACGATCTCGGCGACAATAGCTCGCTGATTTTCTTTGGACGCTTTGCCGAGCTCTCTGGCAGTTGCCTGTCCGATCTTCTTGTCTTGAACGGCGCTTTGCACTGTGGCATCTGTCTTTAGCAACGCTAAGCGCTGCGACACCCACCCCTTACTTTTTCCAAACGTCTTTGCTGCAGCGGACTGAGACTGCCCGCTCACTTCAATGAAGCGCTCAATGGCATGTGCCTCGTCCAAGATGTCCATGTTCTCGCGCTGGATGTTTTCGATAAGCTGGTACGCAACACCCGCACCATCTACCTCGTCGTAGTCGTCCTCATCTACAAGTGCTGGCACCTTGTTTGCCCATATGCACTTGTCTGGATGTTTTTCTGCCAGATACCGTAGCGCTGCGACCCTTCGATATCCATACCGAAGACTAAACTTCTTGTCTCCCTTCTTCGTCCTGCGTACAACCACAGGCTGCAGCAGATATTTGTGCCCCCCAGATACTTCGTACACCGCCACGATAGACGCGGCCAGCTCTGCAATGTCACCTACGTCACGGATGTTTTCTCCGACGTCCAGTTCCTTCAAGTCAATCAAGCGTGATCTTCCGTTGCCGGAATTCCACAATATTGTCTGGTCTTTCTCCATACGCCACCTCTAGCGGCGGGTCTTCTTGACGCGCGCCTTTTCGTTCAGCTCTGACGACTCGGTGGAGAAACAACACGTTCCTTGCCAGCTGAATCATCATACTCTTCAGGAGTTTCATCCGATAAATTTCCTTCAAATGGTTCTGTGCCGTGTATGGGGCATCGGATGGTTGTGCCGTCTTGCTTAACTGGCGATCCGCACAGCGGGCACTTGCTGGCCGGAACAGTTACAACGCCAAACTTATCCATCTACCACCTCGCTAATTGTTGTGATCTGCTTCCCTCTCCTCCTTTCACGACAGTCTGAGTAGTATTCGCACCATTTCGCGTTACAGACCCAGCTTTCAGGGTCTGTCCTCGGGAAGATGCCAGCGGAGATGCTGCGTGCCACGTCTTCTACCACATCTGCTGCGTGTTCTAGCTCCGTCGGCGTTCGCCACGCTTCCTGGTGAACAAACTTTGGAGTCTTTGTCTGAACCAGCAGGTCATAGGCCACACGCTCCACACCGGTAATCATGGAGTAGATGCTGAGCTGCAGGGAATTCACGACCCGAGTCTCGCCGTAAACCTTTCCAGTGTTTTTCAAGTCCACGACCTTGTCTGCTGCGTTAAACACCGTGGTCTGCGCACTAGCGAGGTCGATGATTGATGGAATCTCCCCCTCTTCATCTACGAACGCCATGATGTTGTGCTCCACCATGTCGATGTAACCCTGGAATGGGACTGTGCCGTTTATCCAGTCGATGACGCGAACTTCCAATGCTTTTGGCAGGGTTAGTGGCAGACGCTCTTTGACGTATAGACTCACCATCTGACGCGCAGAGTCTTCGAACACTTTCGTGTCTGGAACTTTAGGGTCCCAGGTTTCCACACCCGCCGTAGCAGATCCCATGTACGAACTGATGAGGTCGTTGGCAGTGTCTAGCGCAGCAACAGGCTGCTTACCTGCTGCAAGCGCGGCGTACCACTCGGCGTCCTCACCGCGCATTTTGATGCGATTTAGATCCTCAACCACCGAGTGAATCATCTTTCCATGCGCCATGTTAGACGACGACCCTCTTGGCTGATTCTCCACATAGGACCTGCGGTATCGCTCGCCACAGATCTTGAACAGGTTTACTTGCGAGTACGACATGAACGTTTTCGGCAAGGTGTATTTCTGCGTGTTCTCCAACAGTGTTGTGAGCGCGCTTGGATTTGCGCACATCGTTTCTCTCCACCCCTGAACAGCTGCATTGTTTTTCAAGTCGGACAGTGCCAGCGCCGTGGGGTCAGCAGGGTCCAGCTTCGAAAGCAGGATGTCTGCATTGGCCTGCGCCGCATCCAACACGTGGTCTGGGATGAACACATCCGAATCCGATCTTTCTTCTTCGACTTCAAACTCTATGCCCTCAGTCATGTGGATACTCCTCAAACGATTCAATCGGGTCTGCTACCAGCAGAGCTTCTGCTTGCATTTGTTTCCTCAGTTCTGATTTCCGAGCCGCAGCAGCTTCCGCACTAATCTTCGCTGCGGGGTTAAGGTGCGTGACACGCACGGTGGACGGAAGAAGCGACGCTGGCTGCGACGATACTTTGGGTGTTTCTGCGCCCAAGTTTGCGCCGCGAATAGCGTCTTCTAGCGACATCAATTGTTCCTGGATTTCTTCGGTGTACATACGCAGCATTTCGTGCATGCGCTCCTCTGGAGATCGTGTCTCCAACGCAACGGCGTCGGCTTCCTCGCGTGTCATAGGCCGCACATCGCAGTGCAGCTCTGGTTGGTCTTCGTGCAGACGCACGTCTAGCTCTTCCAGCACGTAGCCAGCGGCAGCCACGTGCTCTCGAACAATCTCTTCTAAACCGTGCAGGTCTATAGTGAGCGTCGCTTTCAGCTTCATTGTCATGGGTCACTCCAATAAGGCGGGTTTCACCTTCACCTTTCTTCCTTTCGTCGAGTAAATGCAGCCTTCAGAGAAGGGGCGGACGCCCTCCAATGAACACTGCTCGCTGAGAGCACATACACTACACTCAATGTGTGATGTGATCGAGTCTGAAATTTCTTGTTTTCTTCGCAGGGAGCGAAAGATATAGTCAGTGACCGAGCCTTTCACGAGCATGTGATAGACCGTCACCGACCGCGTTTGTGATATGCGCTCATTGCGTTTCCTTGACTGCTCATACTCACTCAAGTCGAATGTGACGTTGTAGTAAATAGTGTAGTTGGCGCTAGTTAGTGTGATGCCAACCCCTGTGGCGATTTGCGCCAGGTAGATTCTGCAAGAGGGGTCGTTATTAAAGGCGTCCTCTGCCGCGACCTTGTCTTTTGTACTCCCATCCACACGCACAAAACCTAAGCCTCGGTCCTGGAATGCTTCCGAAAGCATCTCCAGCTCCTCCTTGTACACAGCCCAGACGATGACTTTTGAGTCAGACTCATTAAGAATCGTGTCGACAAGGTCGGCGCAGCTGTCTCGCTTGGCGGTGCACCCTGTGCGAATCGTTGTTTTTGGTGGCGCCTCCTTCTCAACGTGACACGCTTGTGTGTATGGTTTGACGTTGTTTTTGACGCATTCCAGCAGGAACGGACAGTCTTCACAGAGCTTATAGTTCTTGCCAGAGTCGTACACAAACCCCCCAAGGATTTGAAACAACTTTGAATTTCGATCAGCAGCGTGCGCTGCTTTTACGTTCGGCTGGTCCTCCGCCAATCCTACAGCACTCTCCGTGGCCATTTGATTGTAGAGCGTTTTGGTCGTCTCGCTGACGTCTACGACGTAGTCAATGATCCTCACAGCTGGCAGGTCCAGGCAGTCCTCTGCACGTTTGCGTATAGAAGACATCGTCACGAGCTCATTCAGAACGTTCAGAGACTTGTACGCAACAGACTCGTCGTACGTCTTCCCGTAACGCTCTACCTGTTTGAGTACGACGTATCGTTTCCGAAATTTGTACCAGGAATCCACAAGAAAATCCCCTATGATACTTAGCTGCGCAAACATGTGCATGGGATCTCCGAGAGACGGAGTTCCTGTCATGATGTGCCGCCTGTCCACGCGCTCAGCCAACTTGATAGCGGCTTTAGATCTCTTAGACCGCGGACTTCTAAAAGCGTGCGATTCATCGAAGATGATCGCGTCATAGGGAACGTATTTCAAAATCAAGTCAACGTCGTCGTCGCCTTCAAGAATGGAAGTAGATACAACTACAACGTCGTAGTCCCTGGCAGGCTTTGGCGTGGGGCTGAGCTTCTTCGCAGCAGACGTAAGCTCTACGCCAAGCTTCTTGGCAACGCTTCTCATCTTGTTTCGGACACTTGTAGACGCCTCACCGCTGTCTACAAGACGCAGGTACTCTTTCTCCAGCGAGGCCAGTTCTTCTGGTGGGCTGTCCAGGGGCTCATACAAAACGTCTTTGTACACCAGGGAAGCCCACGTGCCTGGGGCTGGGTTTTTATCTCGTGTGCCTTTGTAGATGTGTCGGCGCGCTTGCCAGTCAAGTGTCTTGTTGTTTTTGTCCAAGAATACGCACACGTCGAATTTTCCTGGGGCCTGCTTTTCAAATTCACGTGCCCAGTTTCTTGGCAGATGTGGCGGTACTACTACCAGGGTTTTCATGGCAGGATTGTCAGCCTTGGCTGCCGTCAATATATCGATGACCGTCTTGGTCTTGCCCAGGCCGCAATCGAACAAAATGCCGGTCCTTGGCTCATAAAACGCCCTGAGAACTGCTTCCTTCTGGTGCTCAAACGGTACAGTGTGATATGTGAAAGCTGCAGGTAGTAGCTTGTTCCTGGCATCCTCCTTTCGCTTCGTCAGGCGGGCAACAAAGGCCGCGGCCTCGTCAGTGAACACGACGCGATCGCCAAAGACCACCGCCAGGTCTTGCAGTACTACGGAGGCGTATGGCTCCGTAGCAGGAAACATAGTCAAAGATGTGCTCTTGTCCTTCTTTCCGCCGAACACCCTGCTCAAGTCATTGTCCTGGGCAGGTGTAACAAATACGGGACACTTATGTGTGTACGAGAGATGAATTTGAATTGGGTTCATAGGCACAACACTTTCTTTATTGTACGCTGCTCGAATTAAGCAGCAGGAGAGATATGTCACAGGCAACACGCGAACCAACAGATCTGCTAGGCCAGTCCAACGCGCACCCAAATCCGATGTTCAACTACTTGACGGGCTTTATGCCTCGAAAGTTGAAGGACATGTTTCGCTGGACGGAGTACCTTTACTACAACTCACCGCACATTTTCATCGCGCTGCAGAAGCTTGTTGACTACATCATCACGGATGTGTCTTTCAAGACGGATAACAAACAGCTCCGGCACGACTACGAGGAGCTGTTCGTAAAAAGAATGCGTATCAAAACCACGCTGAAACAGGCAGCGTTGAACCGCGCGATATACGGCAATGGATTCGTATCGGTGTACTTCCCTTTCAAGCGGCTGTTAACTTGCAAACACTGCAATACGATGTGGGACATCAGACATGTAGGTGCATACAAGTACTCCAGGGAGAAGTGCAGTCTAGCGTTCACCTGCAAGTCTTGTAACACAAAAACCAGCCTAACCCTGTCTGAAATAAAGGACATCAAGATCTACGACCCCAAGCGGATTAACATCATCCACTGGGACCCAAAACAGATGAATCTCACACACAATCCCATCACGGGTGAGACTGATTACTACTATTCCCTGCCTTCGGCGTTGACTGAGCAGATAGAGAAAGGCGATCCAACTGTAATCAATGGAACACCGAAAGGCTTCCTGCGTGCGGCCAAAGACAAGAAGGTCTTCAAGTTCGATCGCACCAAGATCTATCACGTGAAGAGGCCTGCACCTGCTGGGGTAGACAACGCATGGGGCTTTCCAGCACTGATTGCTGTGATGAAGCAGTTCTACTACACCGAGGTGTTGAGAAAGGCTAACGAAGCAATCGCATTAGACCACTTAGTTCCAATGCGCGTTCTTCATCCCGCGGCAACATCCGGGTCCAATGACCCTGCGTCAACCATCTCCCTTGGCACATGGATTGAAGAAACAAAGAAATCCATACGGCAATGGAGGCGTGACCCGTTGCATATTCAATTCGCGCCGGTTGCGTTGGGCGTGACTCAAATGGGAGGTCAAGGACGCACACTGCTAACACTCGGCGAAATCAGAGAAGCCGAGAGCAACATCATCAGCGGATTGGGTATCCCACGCGAATTCATAGAGGGAGGGCTTAGTTTCACGGGGTCTGCCGTGACTCTTCGCATGTTGGAGAACCAACTCCTGGCGGACAAGGCGGATAGTGAAGGGCTGTTACAGTGGCTTGCTGAGTCACTCGGCGATTACATGGGGTGGGAGCATATCGAAACGGAAATCACGCCGTTTAAGTTTGTCGACGACATCCAACACAAGTCGCTGCAGCTGCAGGCAGATGCAACTTATCAGCTCCTGTCGAGGCGCAGTGTTGCAGAGATGTTGGACATCGACATCGACGAAGAAGACCGTATGAAAGCACAGGAAGCCGTGGAAATGACGCGACAACAAATGGAGATCGAGCGCAAGGTAAGGGCTGCGGAGGCGTCAATCGCCGAGCAGGCATTCCAGGAAGCTGGCGGCACACCCGGTCTCAATTACGACCAGCAGGCCGTCATCGGTGAAGCTGACGCGGTGGTCCAAGAATTGATGTCCATGGACGAGTCGTCACGGCGATCGCAGCTTGCGTCAATGCAGGCTGAGGACTACGTAATGTACTCTGTAATCATACAACGTCTGGAAGAGGCCAGATTGCAACAAACCAATGAAGCGCGCGCGCAAATTCAGCAAGGCATGTAAGTATGAGTTTTTTAGACAATGTAAATTTCCTAGACCCTACGGTGCCTTCTTTCCCTGGAGAGGATTTCGGGCAGGCTACACATCCAGAAAGCAAGTCGGCAGCGCAAGATATTCAGTCGAGGTATCACTATTCTGCCAAGTACCGCATGTACGACCTCAGTGTGGAAGACGAAGTGTTGGAGCTCGAGGAGCTCGTGTCGTCCATCATGCGTGGTGAGAAGATTCTCCGGCAGGAGAAATGGACACACGACAAAGAGGGCAAGACGGTTGTCACGATGTCCTGGTTGGACTTGATACCTAAAAAGAAGACGCGCGACAAAATGAAGATGTCAGAGAACTTCGAAGGTCCGTTTGAATCGCCGGACGACGCCGCTGCTGATGACCCTGCTGCCGACGCCCCTCCCAGCTAAAAAAAGCCGCGGAATTGCGGCTGTGTATGGAGACCAATCAGGTGAGCAGTTCTTGCACACCCTCCCAGATTGTGTGAGGTGACTCATTTGCCGTGTTCCCCATAAGGAACACTTCATTCTCCATGAGAATGAGGTGCCCTGAGTCACTCAAGAAGAGCAGTGATCCATCCGCGGTGCTGCCGAAGGCAACACCGTAGACGTCCTGTCCCTCCGCATACCATACGCGGAAGGCGTCCTCTCCATACAGGGGTGTGACGTCCCTGGGTGCCTTCCGCAGGACGCCTCTCCTGGCGCATGTGAACAGTGTGGCCTCCAGTGGGGCGCCACTTAGAGGGAGCACCACCCGCCGAGGTGCTGTCTCCTTCTCCTCCGCGTAGCACTTCACGGCCAGCGCGGCCGTGAAGCCCTGCCCATCGCGAATCATCGATGAGATGATTCGCGACATCGGCAGACGCAGCGCGTAAGGCGCGTCCTCGCCATTGCGATCGCAAGCGGCAAGGAGGCCGCGCAGAGCTCTCGCTCTGTCGGTATCCTTGCCGCCGACATGCTCGTCGACCAGGGTAATCAGGGCCACCGCCCTGCCCGCGTGGCCCTGGCCACGCGGGATTGCTCTGCGTACGTCGCGCAGAGCAGCGCGGTGCTCTGTGCGGATGTGGAGCTCCTCTAGTGAGGGCTCCGGCTCCGGCTGTGCCTCCGGCTGTGCCTCCGGCTGCGGCTCCGGCTGTGCCTCCGGCTCTGGCTCCGCAAGACGGAGTTTCAGCCTCGGCGCACCCACAGGGCCGTCTTTGACCGCACCTCCTGCAATGAGGTGCGAGACAGAGAACGCATCGCCGAGGCTCAGCCGTGGCTCAAAGGGTAGGTGCACGAACTGGGCGCTACCCCACGTCCACATGCCCCCACCGTCATAGCGCTCAAAGAACGTTACGACGCCTGTCTTCTCCGTCCTACCGTCGGAGCCAGGAACATTCGAACGTGCGTGTAAACGCACGGCGATGTACTTCCGACCCCAGGGGTCTACCCCTGCCTGGACGCTGCCGCCGTCCATCGGGGTGCGGTCTAGGTAGCCCGTGGGGCCAACCTCCTCGACGGATAGGTCGCGCTTGACCGCGATGTCTACCTCCACGAAGCCGCGCTTGACCGCGACCTCTCCCTCCACGAGGCCGCGCCAAAGGCGGAGGAGGGTGTCCTCAGCGGTGGGCTCTGGGGTGGGAGCAGCCTCAACCGTCTCGACGGGAGGCTCAGGGGTGGGCGTGACAGCCTCAACCGTCTCGACGGGAGGCTCAGGGGTGGGCGTGACAGCCAAGCTCTTCTAAGG